CAACGAAGAAATCTACAAGTATTCTCTCTATTGTTCTAAATGCGGTAAGTTTGTTGGCGGCAGATCTCGTGCTTGCAACATCACTAAGGCTCCACAGAACTATTTCACAAAATGTTGTGAAGCGGAAGTTAAAGTTATTAAAAACTGGTAATAAAAATGAATTGTAAAGAATGTGAACATTATCAAAATCAAACTTGTATATGGAACTATGATTATTTAGATACAGATTATGCATATGATTGCTGCGATTTTATTCATAAAAAGGAGAAAAAATGACTGGAGATGAATTAATTGGTTTTATCATTGCAAACCATTTGGAAGATTATGAATTTGTAAGATATGAGTATGGAGATACAAATGATATTTGTCCAGAAGTAGATGATGAAAATCATCGAGTGTTAATTTAATTTATTGATTTTTTATAAAATATATGATATAATATATTTAGAAAATATGAAAGGAGAATTTATTATGAATACTTATGCAGTAGTTGAAATGGCAGTAAAGCTTGTTGTTGACAATCTTGAAGCAAATGGTATTGTAAGTGATACCAACAGTATTCGTAACCGAATTCTCAGTTGGTATAATCATTCTGATATTGTAGATGCGGAGATTCTTGCTGGATGTGCTCTTATGGGTAGAGATTGGTTTCCTGGTGCTACTTATCAGTACATGATTGACGCCAAAAACTGGTGGTTCCCACAGGACCCCTATAATGAAATCTCTATTTGGGAAATTGAAGCTGCTCAGCATGACGTAATTTGGAGGTAATAAATGACTTTTGAGGAATGGAAAAATACACCTGTAGAAATTTTAGAAAAAGAAACTGAATGTAAAAAACCTCCACTGGGCGCTCCGCCTTATTGGATTGCTATTGATGCAAGAATTCGTGAAGTCGGTGAAGCAATTAGTCGTTATGACTCGTCAACACAGAATATTAAAAGTGTAAAAGCATGGGCGGAAGAACTTATTGCTTATTGCAGTGCAGTAGATACAATTGAACGCATCCAAAAGAAATATAAAGATGGATATGTTCCTTTTTAAGGAGAAAAATGAAAAATAGAGATGTGTTTTCTTTCTTTAATGAGATAACAAAACAAGAATGGGATAGTAAATCTTCAGAATGGAAAAGAGGCTGGCGGGCAGGACAGCTTGGAGAAGATATTAATATGAGTGATAGAGAAATTAATGCAATGTCTGATGATTGGAAAGATGGATTAAGATTTGCTTTAACACATCCTCTTGGCGGTTATGTTCCTATGTAAAAATTCTTTGATATAAAGCTGCGGATTCGCAGCTTTATTTTTTTAAAAATTTTTTGTATAATATATATGTAAGATAAAGAAAGGAACGGTGATGAGTATGGAAAAAATCTTTGTGGCTGATTCTTATAAAGGAATGGAAATTATTTCTGAACCTTATGAAAACGATAAGGGTAAAAAGGTAATTAAAGTTCGGTGTAAATGCTCAAGATGTTCTGGTTTAGGTTTCATTGTTGCAAGAGTAGAAAATGGACAGCCAATTCCAATTCCTGTTGATGGAGGCGTATGTTATAAATGCGGTGGAACTAAATACGAGGAAAAAGAAGTTCGTGCATACACTGAAAAAGAGTACAATCGTATGCAGGCTGCAAATGAGCGTGCTCGCGCCAAGAGAGAAGCAGAAAAAGAGGCTAAGGCACGCGACCTTGTTGAGAACGCCGCCAAATATAAGCATGAAGTTGCTCTGAAACTTGGATTTGGCGAAGATGAGAAGATTTATCTTGTTTATGGCGATGATACTTATGCCATTAAAGATGAACTGAAAAGACTTGGCGCAAGATTTGACCCGACTCTGAAATGGTTTTTCTCTAAGGAAGTTGCGCTGCCCGAAGGTTATAAGCTCTATGGGATGAGTTTTGATGAGCTTTACACCTACAATCCGCAGACTAAATGGGCAGAATTTAAAGAAGATGCTAAAGCCCTTGTTTCGCGGAAGATGGCAGAACTTAAAGGTCCGTCTACTTCTAAGTTTTATCCTGGAGTGGAGAAAGAACGTATCCGCAATATCACTGCAAAAGTGAAGAGCATCCGCGGTTTTGAGGGTGTATATGGCTACACCGCCATCTACACTTTCACTTCTGAGGACTATGTATTTGTTTGGATGTCCTCCAAATGTGATGTTGATTTTGCTGTTGGTGATACTGTTGACCTTACTGGTACTATCAAGAAATTTGACGAGTATGCTGGCGTCAAAAATACATATCTCACCAGATGTATTATTAAACCTATTCAGTAATTTTTATCAACGGAAGATAAAAATCTTCCGTTGATTTTTTTATAAAATTATAGTATAATAAAAATATAAAATATAAATAGGATATGGTGAGATATGACATTTAATCACAATGCAGTAGATAAAATTTTAACAGCTATTTTCCCATTACCTGAAGAATTTGGATTAGATAATAATACAGAACCTATCAATTTTAAATTAATACAAAATCAAATAAAAACAGTTGATGCTTGCGCGTATATTAATTTTGGAGTATCAAAAATGGTTATTATATCTCCAAATTTTAATAATGTAGTTATAAAAATTCCTTTTAATGGAGAGTTTGATGAAAATGCAGAATGGCTTCCTTTTGAATGGGCAAATGGTTCCAGCAGTTCTGATTATTGTCTTGCGGAATATGAAAAATATTGTCGATTAAAAACATATGGATTAGATTGTTTTGTAGCTAAAACTATTAAATATAAAACAATAGATAACGTAAGAATTTTTATTCAAGAAAAAGCTATTCCAGAAGAAGATACTTGTTCTTCAAAATTTACACCTTCTTTAAAATCTAAAGAACTTGCTCGAAAATGGAAAGAAGAAGGACAATCTATTTTTGATACATTTTGGTTTGCTAATTGTTTGGACAAATATGGACAATCAAAAGTACAAAGATTTTTATATTATTGTAACAATATAGATCTGGATATTTTAGAAGATACACATGAAGGTAATTATGGATACCGTGAAAATGGTACTCCAGTAATCTTAGATTATTCAAATTTTTCACATTAAAGGAGATTATTAAAAATGATTGAACGCGAAGTGGCTTGCATCTATTATATGTACGAAGGCGGCTGTTCAAAAGGTAAAAAAGGAACATTTAGAGATGCTTGTCAGATTTGCAAAAAGTATAAACCTAGAACCGGAAGTGCGCCCGCCCGCGCCAATCTTAAAAAGAAAAAGATGGAAAAAATTAAAGAGCGCGATATTAGACAGATGTTGCGTGATTATTAATTTTTACTTATCTTCTCTTGATTTTATAAAAATTTTATGATATAATTTTTATAGAAAATAAGAAAGGAGTAATAATTATGAGTAGAACTCCAATGTTTTTTGTAGAACGATTTGATGAAAATACTGGTAAATATGAACTTCAGCATCCTATTGTTTGGAATTATGACCATACAAAACAGATTCATGCAGATTTATTTCCTTACAATGGCTGCCATGATCTTTTTGATATTGTAGAAGAAAGTAGTAAGCCACAGATGCGTGGAATTCATCATGGATTACCGGATAATGTTTCAACAGAAATAAAAGAATCTTATAATAAACAGTATAAAAATGCTACTATGATGGCTTTTACCCCTGATGTCCGCTGGTTTACATATGCGGATATGTATATTTATTGTCTTGAAAATCCGAAAGTTTTAGATTATGAGGCAATGGATATGCAGCGAGAGGGAGAAGAAAAAGAAATTTTTATGCCCACTCCGATGGAAATGTTAAAAAAACGGGTAGATGCTTTTCTTGAAGTTATGGACTATTGGAATTGGCGTGATGATTATAGTTTAATTCGTATTGTTTATTGGATTCTTTAAGGAGGATACTATGATTCATTCTGCTTACTTTTGTATTCATATGAAAACATGGACAGGCTCATACTATGAGCCTCCGGAATCTTGGTGTGAATTAAATTCTGAATATGATTGTGATAATTGTCCCGATCGTTATTCAAAAGAAGATTATGCATATGATATAGCGGATTTTGAATATGAAGATCATAAAGGTTCTTATTGATTTTTAATAAAAATTTTGTTATAATTTTTATGTAAGATAAAGAAAGGATATAAAACATGGGAGATGTATGGTACTATCAGTATAAAGTGGTTCTTTGGGACTCAGATAAATGTGAAGAAGAAATTGTAACTGGTATTGTTCCAGGAACTTCTTTTTCAGATGTAGTACAAAAATTAGAGAGTTTTTATGGTAATGAGATTCTTAATATTACTACATTAAAATTAGTTTATGAAGGTGAAGTTTTTGAATTTGAATACGCAAATGAAGATGCCACTGATTTTGATTATGTAATTACAGAAAAGGAGTAATATGATTACTTTTCCTGAATTATGTTTTTATGCGGAAGCCGAAGGTTTACTTCCTACCCGCGCTGGTAAAATCAATGCTGTAATTAATGATATTAAGAAATATCCCAGTCCTACTATCGGCTTTAAGGAGTTTGAATTGATTCTTAAGAAATATGGACTTAGTTATGAAAAATTAACTGATCGAGAAATTCGTTATATCAATGCTAGTATTCGTTAAAGATGGCGACAAACAGACCGCCGCTTGAAATTTTAAAAAATTTTTAGTATAATATTTATGTAAGATAAAGAAAACAAAAAACACAAATCAAAAGGAGATTGTACACTATGGATAACACTATGAAGAAAACTAAGGCTATGTATTTTGCGGAACTTCGTGAGATGGTAATGGCGGCTGTTGAGGATGAGGCTCAGCAGGCAGAGCTTGTTGAGTTTATCGACAAGCAGATGGAAACTCTTGATAAGCGGAAGGCGGCTGCAGCTGACCGTGCGGCTAAGAAGAGAGCTGAATCTGATGCTCTTACTGACGAGATTTTTGGTCTCATTGGTGCTGAACCGATGACTGTTGATGAGATTGTTCTCGCTCTTGACAGCGAGGATGTTACTCGTAACAAGGTAACCGCTCGTCTTGGCAAGCTTGTGAAGGCTGGCTCCATTGTCAAGGAGACTGTTAAGGTTGAGGGCAACAAGAGAATGGCTTATCGCATTGCCGATGGAGCTGAGGAAGAGTAATTTATAGAACTTAATTAACATATAAGGGGAGATAATATCTCCCCTTATTTGCATAGGAGAAGATATATGTTTTGTTTAAATTATTATCCATCTCAAAAATATATTTAGGAAGCGGATGAACTAAAAATTAAATATCGTCGCGCCGACCGCACATTACCAGATTTTTTGGAAAAATATAAAGATAAATCTATTATCATTGACGTATCTGATTCTTTTGAAGATATTGATGCACAGCTTTTAAGAGGATTATATAAAGAATATGGTAATATAAAAGTCATTTTTGATTTTTATAAGAGTGATTATTTATCAAGAGCAAAGAAAAATGAAATTCCCTTCTTCTTTGTAAATCCAATTACCACAATAGATCAGTTGCATGGATTTTTAAATTATCATCCTACTGATATGTATATTTGTGAGGAATTAGGATTTTCATTAGAAAAAATTGGCAAATTATTACATAATAATAACGTCAGAGTGCGGGTATACCCTAATATTTGTCAGTCGAGTTTTCCAGAAACTCCTAGTATAAAAACATTTTTTATTAGACCAGAAGATATTTCTGCTTATTCTGCTTTTGTTGATGTTTTTGAGTTAATTTCAGATGAAAGCAGACAACAAACATTATTTAAAATTTATAAACAAGAGAAATGGTTTGGTAAGATAAAAGATTTAATTCCTACTTTTAAGGGAGAATTAGATAGTAAATATATCCTTAGTTCATTTGGAATAATTAGAAGTAAATGCGGTAAGCGGTGTATGTATCAACCTGACCGTTGCTCTATATGCGACAGATTTCTAGAACTTGCTGACACTCTAAAAGAGAATAATGTTATAGTACGAAAAGAGAAGATCAATAATTGATTTTTTAAAAATTTTTTGATATAATATATACATAAGATAAAGAAAGAGGTAAAATATGGCAGCAAAGGGAAGTATTCTGAAACAGGAGATTGCAAGTAAAATTTTGGCGGCGTTTCCTGGAAGTTTTTTATATAATGATGGTAAGGAAATCCGTATTAACGGAACTGAGAATGGAGAGAAGCTGCAGATTAAGCTGACCCTTACAGCAGCTAAGGTTGCAGTTGAAGGTGGAAGTGATGTTGCATTGCCTGGAGAGGCGGCGACCGCAGATGTAAAGCCAAATGTAACTAATGAAACAATTCCTCAGGAACCAAGTGAGGAAGAAAAAGAAAGACTTGCTATGCTATTGGATAAGTTAGGTCTATAAGGGGCTAATATGGGAGCAGGAGTGCATCTTTATCAAATGACATCATGGGAATCTGGTAAAAGGTGGCATGTAAATGATATTAAGAATTTAAGTGGGCGTTCCGCGAAATGGTATACTCCTATGCGAATTCTTAATCTTTCTATTGAAGAATATATCCATCTTTTGATAGATACTTTTCACGCTGAGGGATTGTATTATTATGCTCCTACTGATTATTTAGCATTTCATTTTACAAAAGAAAAGGATGCAAAAGCATTTTGTTTTTATGTAAATAAAAAGGCGCGGATGATTAATTATTGTTGTGCTTGATTTTTGGACAAGGTTTTTAAAACTATTTAAGTTAATTTTAATTAAAGGTAGTCTTCTGAAGGACTTATTGATTTTTAATAAAAATTTTGATATAATATATTTATAAGAAATAAGAAATTCTTTCAGAAGTTAAAGTTGCTTTTGCGGGAGTTGAGCCAAGCGCCGATTCCCGCAGAAAGAACAACTGCTTGAAGTTTTTAAAAATTTTTGATATAATATTTATATAAGTTAATAAAGACAGTATAACAGCAAAATACAAATCTAAAACAGACTTGGATAATTTTTGTCAAATATTGGAGATTGACGCAAATTGTTGGCTAAAGGACTGAATTTTATGGTTGTTCTAATTTTATAGGTCGCCCTCTGTTGTCTGGGAAATGCAGAAAAGGAACTTACTGTCTTGTGTAATTTGCCTGGTAGCTCAATTGGTTAGAGCATGCGGCTGTTAACCGCAGGGTTGTGGGTTCAAGTCCCACCCTGGCAGTTTCATGGTTGGAAATTATCCATTTGTCACAAAATTTCCTAAATTCTGAGAATGGAATCGCTTATATGTATGGCTGGGAAGGTTAAGAAAACATACTGCTTGTAAGTCAAGTAACTTACCCATCTTAATCCCATGGTAAAGAGTGATTAGGGGCTACGGGAGTCCTTCAGCGTGAAAAGGGTGACGCCATCCGTAGTTATACGCCGTTGTAGCCGAACTGGCATAGGCGCTAGTCTTAGGAACTAGAATTTGGGGGTTCGAATCCCTCCAACGGTATTTTGGCTTTGTGGTGTAGTTGGTTAACACACTTGACTGTCTATCAAGAGATCATGGGTTCGAGTCCCATCTAAGTCGCTTCCACGGACGCGTGGGGAGAAGCTAATGTATAATATAGTAATGGTGACTGAATTTAATAGTGTACATAAACATTCAGAGAGTCCACCACACTGCGGCGGTCGGGAGAGCGAGACCATAGCAGACTACCTATGTTGCGGGAGTCATGACCTGCGGAATTCAGGCTATAGATGCAGAGGGAGCTTAAAAAATGGACAAAACTATATTATACAACTATTCCTCCAGTTTGGCGGAGTTCATCGCGGAGGTAAACCTAAACCGCCAATAATCTCGCTTAACTCAGCTGGGAGAGTGCGACTTTTACACAGTCGAAGGCGTTGGTTCGAGTCCAACAGTGAGAATTATACTGGAGTGATGGAATCGGCATACATACTAAGCTCAAAACTTAGGTTTTGCGAGTTCAAATCTCGCCTTCAGTATTTGTCAATAGAAGAATGAGGGGAAGCCTAGCGACAGGGGAGGAAGCGATTTAATGTTCTCATTGGCGTTAAAGCCTTTAAATTGGTATATATCGTAACCAACTTCGCGGAAAGTAGTTCTTCTATTGATTTTTTAATCTGTAGGCAAGCATTAAAAGCCGTCAAGACAATAAAGGCTGTGTACGTGGAACGTCAGTGGGGTGAACACTGCGATCAACAAAAGTTGATTGATAAATTAATAAAGTCTACGCAATCCACAACAGATGCGTGTGATTAAGATAAGAAATTCTTATCAACTGCACACCAGATTAAAAAATTATTTGAAAAAATAAAAAAATTATAGTATAATATTTATACAAAGTTAAGAAACAATAAGGTCTCATCGACAAGTGGTTTAAGTCGCCACCCTTTCACGGTGGAATCGCTGGTTCAAATCCAGCTGGGATCATTTTGGCGGGATGCAGCAGTCTGGTAGCTGGTAACCCTCATAAGGTTAACGCCGTGAGTTCGAATCTCACTCCCGCAATTCATGCGGCCCGGTAGTGGAGCGGTTTAACACAGCTGACTCTAAATCAGCGGAACCTGGGTTCGAATCCCAGTCGGGTCCCCTCGATAAACATAATCTTTACGCAGATATGTATTATCAAAAAAGTTTTTTCTTTTGGTTCTTTAAAAACGCAAAGGTGACTGGAAGATTCAACATGTATTCTTCCCCCTGCTTGGGGTGAAAAGTGGTTATTTGGTGATTCCTGCCAGAAAACGAATCACTGCCCTCCGATGCGTAAAAAGGATAAAGGGTGCGAGTATTTATCTGGTATAGTGATTCGGCACTATACAAAATTTTGGAACCTTAGTTCAGATGGTTAGAGCGCGCGCCTCATAAGCGCAGGATCCTTGGTTCGAATCCAAGAGGTTCCATTCAATGATGGCTGTAAGTTTGGAGTATATATTTTTATTTATTAAAGAAAGCTTTGTAACCCCCAATCAATGAAAAAGAATAGTCAGCGTAGAATGGCTCTGATACTGAGCGAATATATTAGATGGGTTCTTCGTTACGCGAGATGTCTTTCCCAGCGGATTTGATTAGAAAATAATAAATTTGGATTATAAAAGTGAGTATTATATAAATAAAAATATAAAGTAGCCAATAAGTGAACATGCTTGGAGAAATCCGATATAGTTCTATCATTGAATTTTTAACTATATTTGGGGAGGGCGGTATAAGTCCGTGGGAAAATCCCTCATAAAGAAGCTAAAGTTCGCTACTTAGAACCTTTTATGAGAAGCAACAGAGTTGAGCCCAGAAGAGACCGCTCCCACCAAATATAGTTAAATTATTATGCTCTTGTGGCGCAATTGGTAGCGCACGGCACTTGTAATGCCGGGGTTTTGTGAGTTCGAGTCTCACCGGGAGCTTTTAAGATGCATACAGCAATCTAATAATGGGTAAAACAAAAATCTGCAAAATTTTTAGTGAGAAAGTTCAAATCTTTCATTGCATCTTGCTTTTATGGACGCGTGATGGAATGGGTATACATACGGGACTTTTACTTAGCAACATAAAAAGAGCCTTATGTAGGAAACTATATGAGTGGAGGTGGCTAATTCGGCGAATAGCTAAGAGAACGCCGAGCTAAGTTTTTGGGCAGACTTGTATAATTTGTAATACGCATTTTTTATATATTATATAAAGAAAAAAGGAGAATATAAAAAATGAGAGTATCAGATTATACAACAGAACAAATCGCAAATTTTTGTAAGGATAGTTTTTCTTATGCTTAGGTATTAAGAAAAATGAATATGAGTGGCGGTGGAAGTCAAAATACTTTAAAGAAAAGAATTTAGAAAGATAATATTGATATTTCACATTTTAGAGGACAGGCTTGGAATAAAGGATTAAAAACAGGTATAAATAGAGAAAAATATTCTTTAGAAGAAGTTTTTGTAAAAAATAGTCCTGTTTCTCAAAAAATATTAAGAGGTTATATTTAGCGTCATAATATTTTACCTTATATTTGCGAAAATTGCGGTAATGATGGAAAATGGCAAGGAGGAAATATTTCTTTAGAAATCCATCATAAAGACGGAGATAACACAAATAATTTAATAAGTAATTTGTGTTATTTATGTCCTAATTGCCATGCTTTAACAGATAATTATCGAGGGAAAAACATCTGCTCAAAATAAATGTGTAGAGACTATATACCACCTACCTAAATCAGTAATGATATGGTAAAGACATAGTCCAGACTACAACTTAATTTAGGCGGTATCACGTACGTACCTTAATGACTTCTGATTGGATGAAGCACCTATTTATTAAGGCTATGGTGACATAGAGTAGCAAGAAAATCCCGGGAACGCGAGTTCATGTGGGTTCGACTCCCATCGCGTCTACTGTTGATACGATAGAAATATCGTATCAAATTTTTTTTGTAAAAAAGGAGAATTTAAAAATGAAAAATAAGTTTGTTTAGACATGCCTCATTGCTTCTGCGATTTCAGCTATGATGCTTTCAACAGCGTTTGCCGCAAATCATTGGAGTAATGAGGATGGAACTTGGAAGTATTTAGACAAAAATAATACAGTAATTACTAATAGTTGGGCAAAATCTGGCGAAGATTGGTATTATGTAAATGATCAAGGTAATTTACTCATGGATATTATTCTTGAGGATAATGATAACTATTATTACTTTGATTCTAATGGTACAATGGTTCGTAACACTTGGATTAACTATGAAGATAATTGGTATTATTTTAAGGAAGATGGAAAAGCATATGTGACAAAGAAGGATGAACTTACTTCATCAAATTTAAAAACTATTAATGGTCAAAAATATGCCTTTGATTCTGAAGGAAAAATGCTTTATGGATGGATTGATGCTTCTAGCCTAACTTCTATTGATGAAGATGATACAGATGGTTGGAAAACCGCAATGTATTATGCTGGAGATAAGGACGATGGTGCTATCACTATTGGTTGGCGTCAAATTGAAGTAGAAGATGATGATGAATTTAAAGATTATTGGTTCTATTTTAAGCCAACAGGTAAGAAATCTTTAGATGAAAAGAAAACTATTAATGGTGCTACCTATCGTTTCAATACAGAAGATGGTCATATGTTAAGTGAGTGGGCGGCAACCGCAACTTCTTCAATTGCATCAGCTAGTAATATGACTTATATGAATCCAGATGGTACAATGATTAAAAAGCATTGGTTCTGGGCAATTCCAGACGAAGATTATATTCAAGAAGATTATGATAATGATGAATATTCTTGGTGGTATGCTGATAATAGTGGAAAAATAGTCAAAAGTACCATTAAAAAGATTAATAATAGGAATTATGCTTTCGATGATATGGGTCGCATGCTTTATGGTCTTGTGACTCTTGAAGATGATGAATATACTAATAAATCTGGTGATACAGAATACATTGATATGTCTGGTGACCAAATTAAAGAATTGGATTTTGAAAAGTTATATTATTTTTCAACAGAAGAAGATGGTTCCCGAAAAACTGGTACGGTAAAAATTGAGTTGGCAGATGATACATATGAGTTCTATTTTAAGAACAACGGTGAAGCTGAAAATGGATATGTTTCTAAGATTAAGAAATTTGTAAAGAATGGTATTATTCTTGAAGCAGATTCAGATGAAGGTAAATTTGCGGGTATTGATGCTGAATATGATGGTGGATATAAGTTAAATAGTGGAACTATTTCATATGGTAATGATATTGCAGAAGGTCAGATTTTAGTTACTACAAATGGTACTATTGCAAAGAATAAGACTAATGTAAATGATGGTAATGATATTTATATCTTTACTGATAAAAATGGTGTTGTTCTTTATGTTGGAGATAAACTAAAATCTAAGAAAGATGGCTCCATAGAAGTTAAAGGTAAAACCTACGAAATTGATTAATAATATAAAAGGGGAAGATGAATAATCTTTCCTTTGATTTTTAATAAAAAATTTTATATAATATTATTATGCTTTTAAGGAGGTTTATGAGAAAATTAATTTTTATGAGTCTATTGATGTGTTCTTTAATTGCTGTTGATTCCAATGCCGCAAAAAGACGTCATGTATTTTTAGACAGAGATAGCCGACCATATTATGTAGAATCAATTCCAGAAGAAATGCCAATAGAAGAAGGACCTCCTGAAGCTATTGATGGAACAATTAATGAGGTTTATGTAGATGCTTTAAAAGAACCAGAGCCTACTTTAGAACCTATTGGTAAATATAAATTAACTTTTTATTGCCCTTGTCGGCATTGTTCTGGTAAATGGGGATATAGAACCTCTTCTGGTGCAACTTGTCAAGAAGGAACTACTGTTGCTTGTGCAATCTTACCTGCGGGAACCCGCATTTATATTGAAGGATATGGTTATAGAATTGTCCAAGATACTGGTGGCGGCGTTTATGGAAAGCATATTGATGTTTTCATGGAAAGTCATAGTGAATGTTTACGTCATGGAATTAAATATGCAGAAATTTATTTAGTAAAATAAAACATAATTTGATTTTTAATAAAAAATATATTATAATATTTATATAAAATAAAATAAAAAGAAAAGGAAAGAAAATTATGGCGAAGTATAAATTTATTCATAATGACAGAGAAACTATTTGTATTTCTTCTTATGCTAAGAGAACTGTTAAGGGAATTGCTAAAGCAAGTACGGAAGATGTTTATGACAAGGAAAAGGGTGAGCTGCTTGCAAAGGCAAGATGTGATTACAAGGTTGCTCAGAAAAGAGTAAAAAATGCTGCGGCAAGGGTTGCTGAAGCGGAAGATATTCTAAATGCTGTAACTGATTACTGTGAAAGAATGTACAATTATTATGATGATGCTATTACTGAAAGAACAGTAGCAAAAAATAGTCTTGAAAGTTTGCTTGAAACCATGTAAAAACTTAGTTGATTTTTAAAAAATTTTTTGTTATAATATTTTTGTAAAGTTGAAAATCATATTTTGAAAGAGAGGTAGTTATATGTTTACTGTTATTTATCTTGATGACTTTAACCGCAAGCATTTGACTGTTGTGAAGAATATGATGGAATTGAAATTTTTTAAAGATCGTTTTGTTGTTGTTGAATATCATGCAATTGAGAGGTAATAAAGATGCATGGAGGCGGCATTGAATTGTTTTAAGAATATATAATATATTGGTTCCACGAAGTCCGCGAGGATTAAAATGCTGAGTGAGGATCGAGCTGCCAATATTTAGGGATTTAGTGTTAGCGGATAGCACGTTGGTCTCCAAAACCAAAAGGATTGGTTCAAATCCAATAGTTCCTGTTTCTATGGCGCGATACCTTAGTGGGGAGGAGGCATAGTCTTGAAAACTATCGACCTTAACGGGTCTGAGCGTTCGAATCGCTCTCGCGTCGTTTGGCACTATAAGCCTAATTGGTAAGGCAGAAGGTTGCTAACCTTTGAGTAATCAAGTAATTGATGTACTGGTTCGAGTCCAGTTAGTGTCGTTTGGCAATCATGCCAATAACTTATAAGTTATAAAGGAGATTAGAATATGAGTGTTAGATTAAAGATTCCACCCCCTTGGGTAACTTACATTAATAAGATTTAGGCTCTTTTTGATGGAGACCCTCAAATTGCTTGTAATGTAGATTACAGTAGTAAAAATCCAAAAATTACTCTTGCATGTAGTAATGGTGATAAAGTAACCGCATTAAAGCAAATTTTGCCTACAGAAATTGCTTTTGGTAATGTCATTTTAAAAATTGATGTTGATGGAATTCCAAGTAATAAAGCATTTAAAAATAAGAAAGAACTTTTTGAAACTGCCTTTTATAAAAATCCAGCTTTTGCTTACGTAGTTTCACCAGCAGATGAAGGTGCTTATTGGTTTGACATGATATACGTAGTATTTAAGAATTGTGTAGTTCAGTTCTTTAATGATAATCTTGATGATTGTCATGGTATTATTAGTACACTTTATCAAGATATTGCAGAAGAAATTTTGACAGGCGATGCTGTTAATGGAGTCTATTTTAATACTGATGTTGAACGTGGTGCACTTGGAAAGCCATTGGGCGAGTGGCCGTGATTAGTTTTATAATATTATAAGTATATAAAAATATGCGGTGACGGAATATGTAGACGTAGGGATGTTTAAGTTGACCGAGTATTTAGAGGACAAAACACATGGACCTTAGTGTTCGCCTAGTCCGAGGCGGCGTCATGCACAGTATCGGATAAAGGATATTTATGTAAGGTGAAAATCCTTACCCGCATATTTTTATGGTGGTTATAGCTTAGTTGGTTAAAGCACCAGATTGTGGATCTGGATACCATGAGTTCAAATCTCATTAACTACTTTTTATCTCCATAGCTCAATAGGAGAGAGCATATGACTTCTAATCATAGGGTTGAAGGTTCAAGTCCTTTTGGAGATGTTTTATTGTCTTTATAGTTTAATGAAATAAAACTATAAATTTTGATTTTTAATTCTAAATAAAGATAATTTCGGAGAGTAAACCGTTAAAGTAGGCGGGTGAGTCTGTAAAACTCATGGCTATTGTCTCAAGTGGGTGCGATTCCCTCTTCTCCGACTTGGGTATTATTTCCCAAAGGAACACATGTGGAAAATTAAAGTAAGAACCTGTTTTATTGGCAAGAAAAGTTTCAGTAAAAAACAACTTGCTACCAGGGGTTTGGGACTGCAAGGAGTGGTCATCTGTTTTGCAAACAGAAAATCAGGTGGGTTCAATTCCCACAAATTCCATTTAAAAAATCTTTTTTGATTTTTATTAAAAATTTTGTTATAATATATAAGTAAGATAAAGAAAGAAAAATACGGGGTGTAGTTCAGTTTGGTAGAACGCTTGATTTGGGATCAAGAGGTCGCAGGTTCGAGTCTTGTCACTCCGATGAAAATACCTTGACTGTTTAAAAACGAAAGTGCATGGCGAGTATGTTTAGGTTAAGGTTAGCACCCTAGAAACTCTGCAGAGTCACTGTATCATGAACAGTTGTGGGTGCCACCACGGGATGTAGCTCAGTTGGTTAGAGCCCGCGTCTGATAAGCGCGAGGTCGGTGGTTCAAGTCCACCCAGCCCGACTTAAGACACTTACAGCAAAATAATCAAAAAACTTTATAGTATAAGTTCGATTCTTATTTTGTGAGTATCACAAATAGCCAAATGGTAAGGCAAGAGTTTATTATTGTGTCTTGTTAAGGAGATAATTATGTTTCATAATGTAGTAATTGGAAAACCGCTTGTTGAACCTTGGGAATTAATTTCTTCTTCAAAAGAAGAGTTTGAAAAATTTGATAAAAGAGATACATTATTTACTAATGAAAGATTTCTTCCTGCTATTCTTGTTGAAGCTGGAGTTGTTCCTTCCCGTGGAGAAGTTAGAAGGAATAAACCTGAATTATGTAAAATTTTAAATGAATTAGATTGTGTTTGGGTAAAATGGGGTAAGAAGAAAATCTATATTATTGTAGGAGAATAATATGAGAGGTCTTGCTTATAAGCGTTTCCAGCGTGAAAAGCATATCAAGAGGAAAGAAAATATTCTTCGCAATTGGCGAAAAGATAATCCGCCTCATTTATTAGATGATAAAAATAATATTTTTGGAAAATATATATTAAGTGATAAAGAACATTACACTGGTAGTTATTTTCCATTTTATATAGTTCCCTCAAGGGGATACTTACATAAAGGAAAAATTCATTGTTCTTGTCCTCTTTGTTCAGCAAAAACAAAAGGAATTCCTCTTATTGGAACTAATAGAAGAATTGGTAAAAAGAATTATTGTATTAGTGATTTGCGGCGTGTATTGGGTATGAATTGGGATAAGATTCACGGAGAGGAAGAAGAAGAGCTTATAAAATTTGATAACTGGTTAAATTCATAAAGTATCTTGCGCGTATCACCTAGGGGCTAGGGTAACGGACTTTTAATCCGTCGAGATTATTCTCATCATGGGTTCGAATCCCATTACGCGCATTAAGGCTAGGTAACTCAGTGGTAGAGTAGTAGACTGAAAATCTATAAGTCTCTGGTTCAATCCCAGATCTAGCCATTCGCAATATAAGAATAGATTATTGCGAAAATAATTGTGAAAGGTAGGAATTTTACAATGAGAATTCTAAGTGACAAAACAAACAAATATTATGCAACAGTAGAAGAATGTCTAGCCGCGGAAAAAGCATTTGATGAAGCTGAAGCAAAAAAGAAAGCAGAGACGGAAAAGCTAAATGCAACCCGCAAAGAGCGTGCTAATGAAGTAGAGAAGGCATATAAAGAAAGTCTCGATGCTTATAAACATTATCGCGTTCTCCTTGATGCTTTTGTAAAGGATTTTGGAAGTTTTCATATGACAGTTCATACTGGAGATTTAAATCCTTTTGATTCATTTTCTCATCTATTTAATGATTTTTTTAAATTTTAAAATTATTTGATTTTTCTTAAAAATTTTGTTATAATATATATATGAGAAATGAAAAGAGATTGAAACTTTATTGCTGAGTTAAGGAGATTTAAAATTGACTATTTTGAGTCTCTGCTTTAGAAGCAATACTAGTCAATAAGATGCTTACAGCAAAACATAAGATAAATTTCTCTAATTTTAATGGTATATTAAATATGTGAAAAATAAAAATCAAGCATCTTGTTTTATTGGGTTGTCGCCAAGCGGCAAGGCACAGGACTTTGACTCCTGCATTTCGTTGGTTCGAATCCAACCAGCCCAGTTTTTCTTTTCATAAAAGGAGAATTATATGAAAACTTTTATTGTACTTGATGAAACTGATATTAAAAATATTATTGCTAAATATTTTAATACAAAAGATTATAATGTTAGTTTGGAAGTTTATGATACTTTTGAAGGATATGGTAGAGATGAAGTAAAAGTTCAAAAGGTAAGAATAAAAATTGAAACATTAACAGAAATGTAATTTTGCGTTATTGGTGTAATGGTAGCATCTCACCCCTCCAAGGTGATGGTGTGAGTTCAAATCTCATATGACGCTTTTATAGACACACACAGCAACTTTAATTTAAAAATTCAAGGAATAAACTTTTAATTTATAACCCAGAATAATTTAGTGTCTAGTCTAAAATAAAGAATAATAACAGAAGTAACATACTTCACTCCCTTTCTTTTGATTTTGGACTAGGTATTATATAATTAATACCTAGTCCTATATTTTTAAAGGAGAATAAATGAGTAGATCTTATAAAAAATCTTCTTATTGTGGGGATAAAAAAGGAAAATATAAAAAAAGAGTAGCTAATCATACTGTTAGAAATTACTTAAAAGATATAAATAAAGTATTATCAAAAGGCGGTTTTAAAAAGGTTTTCTGCTCTTATGATATATGTGATTATGGATGGTTGCAGTTTTGGGAAGAATACTGGGAAGATTGTTTAAAAAGTTATAAAGAACATCCTGAGTGGTATAAACAACCACCGAATAAAAAAGAAGAATATCGTTCTTGGTACAAGAGTTATAAGATGAAGTGATAAAAGGAGATAAAGAATATGAATACTTTTCTTAATCAGATGAAAAGAAATAATAATATTGATTATACAGAAAATGGCGGCGTAACTCGCAAGACAACTAATTCTAAGGTTCTTGATATGTTTGCCCTTGGTGGAGCATATAGAACTCGTTCTGATGCAGATGTAATTCTGCTTTTTAAGAACGCATTTGAAGAGGACTCTGACCTTGCAATGAAGTGCCTTTTCTACCTTAGAGATGTGCGCGGAGGACAGGGAGAACGCCGCTTCTTCAGAGTTGCATATCGCTGGTTATGCAACGCTTGTCCTGAAACTGCAAAGAAAAATCTTATCAACGTCAGCGAGTTTGGTCGTTGGGATGATTTGATTTACGTTGCGGAAGGTACAAAATGTCAAACCGCCGCATTTAAGGTTATCAAGCATCAGCTTGCTCTTGATATTCAGTGTAAGACTCCTTCTCTTCTTGCTAAGTGGATGCCTTCTCAGAACGCATCTAATGCAGATACTAAGAGACTTGGATGCGCGCTTGCTAACTTTCTTAACATGACTAGCCGCGAATACAGAAAGACTCTTTCTGTTCTTCGTGAGCGTATCAATGTTCTTGAGCGTCTCATGAGTGCTGGCAGATGGGATGAAATCGAATTCGATAAGATTCCTTCTAAGGCTGGTCTTGTGTATCGCAATGCCTTTGCTCGCCGCGATATTCTTGCTAAAAAGTATGAAACTTTTGCCAAGAGCAAGGATACTAAGGTAAATGCAGAAGCTCTTTATCCTCATGATATTGCTCATAAGGCTATTGACTATAAAATGCAGCGTACTAACCTTGATAATACTGAACGCCTTATGCTTCAGAAGTATTGGGATAATCTCAAGGACTTCTACAATGGCAGAGAGGAGAACGGTATTGCGGTTGTCGATGTATCTGGCTCTATGAGCGGAACTCCTATGGAAGCCGCAGTTTCTATGGGTGCTTATATTGCGGATAAGGCACACGGTCCTTTTGCTAATCACTTTATTACTTTTTCTTCTCATCCTGAATTGGTTGAGTTTGAAGGTGTTGATATTGTTGATAAGTTTAATCGCTGTGTGCGGGCAGATTGGGGTATGAATACCGACCTTCAGGCGGTATTTGATATGCTTCTTGCTACTGCTAAAAGTAAGCATGTTAAAGTAAAGGATATGCCTACCAGACTTTATATTTTCAGTGATATGGAGTTTGATGAATGTGTATCTTTTAATACTCAAAACAACCTTAGGTCTCACAGAATGTGGGGAGACTATTATAAAACTGTCGATTCCATTGAAGAAGTCAATTCTGATTTGGAAAAGATTAAAAAGCAGTGGTCTGCCGCAGGATACCAGATGCCTCAAGTCATTTTCTGGAATCTTAATGCAAGAGAAAACCATATCCCTGCTATTGGAGATGGCTTCAGTTATGTGAGTGGATTTTCCCCTTCCATGATTGACTGTATTCTTAGTGGCAAGGATGGTTATGACCTCATGCTTGAGAAGCTCCTTTCTCAGCGTTATGCGGTGATTGCCGCATAACTTCTATATAAGAAGGATGTGCAAATTTTGCACATCCTTCTTTTTTTATATATGCAAAAGTTTCTTGGAACTTGCTAAAAGAGGAAAGTAACGGCTCGGCGCGTAGACACTCGTATTTTAAAATCAAAAATGGGTTTAGAATTTTTTCTTTTAGATTTTTATAAAATCAATCTTGGTCAAAAATAAATAACTAACCTTATAAATTTTTAATATATAATTGTAAGAGAAATCTTAACGACAGGGAGGGTTCCACATGATAGCGTTACTTTAGCATTATTCTTTATCTGATATTCTTATGTTTACAGTTTTTTTAGCATTAGCAGTGAAAAGCTTAATTTCTTTTTTTGATTGGGCATATGTATATATAAAAAAATTTTTTAATATTCATTACTCTAAAATTAATTAGAAAGAGGCACTTGAGCGTCGCCTTCAAAAAGGAAGTTAGGTAATGACTGAATTAAAAAATAATCAACAAACAACAGATGAAATATTAAAAAACTTATCTGCAAAAATTGATTTATTAATTAATTCAGATAAAGATGATATAAAATCATACATAACAAGATAGCATCATTATTTCTGTTATAAACTTGGATATATTGATGATTTTAGTCTTGATTGTATTGAAAAAAGATTTAAACACTATTCTGATGAAGGTGGCAATTCTTTTATAGAAAATTTTATGAAAGATTTAAGAGCTTTACCAATTCAATCACCTAAAGAAGAATAAGTTTACAAAGAGAAAAAAGGAGATTAAAGGATATGGCTATTACTTCTAATTTATATCCGCCACTAATGAATGATACAATACCAAGTTTTATAAGAACAAAAACTTGCAGAATTTATTTTTCTCTTTCTAATTATAATTCTGCAACAGATATAAAGAATGTTCAAATCTCTTTAATTAATCAAAAAACAAATCAATCTGCTTTTAATCCAATTAATTATCCATCTGGAATTAAAATTGCTACAATGTTATATGATTCTAGTATACAAAATGATTATAATTATTATATAGAAATTTTTACAGAAGATTTAAAAAATAATGTTTTTGGATTAAATGAATTTTATAAAGTTCAACTTCGCTTTACATCTATTATGGCTCCAAATCCACCAAGTTCAGGTAAGGGATTAGCTACCTGGTTATATAATAATAGTCAATTCTTTTCCGAATGGTCAAGAGTTTGTCTTATAAAAGGAATTGAGCAACCTATTATTACACTTAGAGGATTTAATGATAAAGAAATTGATGAAGATATTGTATTAGCAAATTCAACAATAGATATAATTGGAGAATTACATTATAAAAATCAAATAGAAGAAAAAGAATATTTAAAAAGTTATAATATAAAAATTTATCAAAATACTGATTTAGATACTGTTTTATTTGATAGTGGATAGATTTATACAAATCAATATAATCCGAATGAAATAAATTATGAATTGGGATATAATGATTTATATGATGGTGTAAATTATATTTTATCTTTTACATATACAACTAACAATTTATATACTGAAACAAATAATTTTAATTTTACTATTATTCAAAATGGAATTGATAAATTAAATGCTACTATAAATGCAACTCCAGATGAAGAAAATGGAAGGATAAAAATTGATATTGTTTCAAAAAATACTTAGAGATTTATTGGAAATTTTACTATTAGAAGAACATCTTCTAAATCTAATTTTCATAAATGGGAAGACATAAAAACTATAAATCATGTTAGTGGATAGCAATTAAATTATACTTGGTATGATATTACTATTGAAAGTGGAATATGGTATAAATATTGCGTCCAAAAAAGAAATGCTCGCGGCGATAGGGGAGTTATTATTCAAATTGATAATCCAGTTATGTGTTTACTTAATGACATATATTTAACAAAAAGTAGCTGTCAATTAAAAATAAAATTTAACCCCTCTTTAAATGAATTTAAGTATAATGTTACTGAATCTCAACAAGTAACAATAGGTTCACAATATCCATATATTAAAAGAAATGGTAATAACTATTTTAGAAGTTTTCCAATTGGTGGTTTAATTAGTTCTTTTATTGATACTACAGATTGGTATGATCCACATTTTTATGATGGAAAATTTCATAATAATGAGAATGAAATAAAAGCTTTTACTTCAAAAGAAGATATATATGGTGACTCTCAACAATTATATGATGAATATAATAATGATAATAATATTACTCAATATAATGATTATATCTATGAAAGGGAATTTAGAGAAAAGGTTTATGATTTTCTTTATAAAAATGATGTAAAACTTTTTCGTTCTACAACAGAAGGAAATATATTAGTAAAGTTAATGAATATTGATTTTCAACCTGTTGAAACCTTAGGGCGAATGTTATATTCATTTACAGCAACGGCTATTGAAGTAGATAAAGCAAATATATATAATTATCAAAAATATGGAATTCAAAATACTGGAACTTATAATAATTATACTGCTTATGAACATAATATTTTAGGTCAAATACAAGGTATTTATAGTATAGATGATGGTAATATAATAACCAATATTATTACACCTAAATATGTAAATAGAGCTAATAAAAATTTTTATAATAAAATTGATAATTTAATATGGTTAAGAATAGAAATAGATTCTGATCCATATTTAATTATAGAAAATACAAATGGTACACTTGAAAAAGTACCTTCAAATTCTAATTTTAATTTAAATAAAGCAACAGTTGGATATATTATTGAAATTAATAATATTGAAATGATTATACACCCACGAATGATTAGAAGGATTGAAAATACAGAAAATGAAAACTATTCTGCCTCTATTGTATCTATTGGATACCTTGAATTTAAAGAATCTGATACTCAAATTTATTCTATAAAATTTAAATATCCAACATCTACAACAATTGATTATATAACTAATTTAAAAGAAATTGAAGATACTTCAAAAATTGCTAGTAAAATTTATTATACATCAAGACCAGGTCAATTGTATGGTACTTTTGAACCAGCAAAATCATTATTTAAACAAATTTATAATAAATATTTATTAAATTATACAAAATATTATCAAAAACTTTTAGATGTTTTATAGGTACAAATTGAGAGTGACCCGGGTGCAGTTGTTTATGTTAAAGACTCTTTAGATTCAAAATTAAATAGACATGTATTATAGAATGGCTATTTACAATTAAAAGAAGAAGAAGTTTTTATAGAAGATATATGTTTTTTTGGAAAACACTTAACTGAATGTCTTGATCCATTACAAATTTCAACTACAAATGGTATAACAGATTTTACCTTACAATAGGGAATGTATGATAGTATTGATGATATAGAAAATCCTGTTAATGGCGGCATTTATAAAATCAATGCTTATGGAATAAATTTTGCATTAACTTTTGAAAATTATAAAATCTTATTGATTACAGAAGATTTTACAGAAAAAACACAAATTACTTCAGATAATTATTATACTTTATTATTAGATGTAATTGATGAAGATAATACATTGCAATTTGTATATTATTATGGTTGTTGGTATATTTTAAGCAAGGCTGTTGAAAAAACTAAATTATTAAAAGGAGATTTACGACATATTAGAGATAATGAATTTATTTTAACAAATCAAAGATATGATTCTCTTTTTGAAATAAAAAATCCTATTAAAAATGGAGTTTATTAGATTAATTCATATGTTCTTTCTGACGTTATTTTTGATAAAGATTCTAATACATTAATAACAGAACCACATAATATAATTTAGAAAGCAGATAAAAATTTTGCATTATTATTAGAACAAATTTATGATAGTCTTACAAAGAGATTTATTTATTATCATAATGAATGGCATTTCTTTACTCCTGATAATGATGTTTTATGTCCAGTTGATGGTATTGTAAATTATTGCTGTGAAACTGTGAAAGGAGTATATTAATATGACATATAATTTTCCATATTTAAAAGATGCTACTTTTTTAAAATATTTTAATAATATAAAATTAAAATAGCAATTTATAAAATTAATTGTATTAAGTTTTAATGAAATGCCAATTGCAGAAATTCAAGGAAAAGTATTAAGTGGAAATATTTCTTTAGATGGATCTTCTGCTATGAGAAGAACCGCTAATATATCATTAGTTGCGGATGAATATGAAAATGATTTAACAGATACAAAACATTTATTATCAATTAATAAAAAAATTGAAATATTAATTGGATTTACAAATACAACAGAAGAATATAAAAGTTTTCCTATATTATGGTTTCCTCAAGGAACATTTGTGATTATTACTCCAAATATTTCACATGGAATGAATGGTATAAATATATCTTTAACTTTGCATGATAAAATGGCTTTATTAAATGGTGAATGTGGCGGGACCCTTCCCGCCTCAATTATTTTTCATTAGGTTTAGGACATAGATGAAAATGGATAGATTGTTATAAAAAAACCAACAATTTATCAAATAATTCAAGAATTAGTTAATCATTTTGGTGGTTAGCAACTTAGAAAAATTATTATTAGTGATATAGATAATAAAATTAAAAAAGTAATGAGGTGGACTGGCTCAACTCCATTATATTTATATCAAAGTTTATAGAACGGACAAATACAAAATCATTTTAGTACTAATTATAATGAAGCAAAAAGGGGATCTGGCACAATACGAGAATTTTAGTATGGTGAAGATGTTGGATATATTTTAACAGATTTTGTTTATCCAGAAGAACTAGTTAGTAATGCTGGAGATACTATTGTTACAATATTAGATAAAATAAAAAATATGCTTGGTAACTATGAATATTTCTATGATACTGATGGTAATTTTAGATTTCAAGAAATAAAAAATTATTTAAATACTTCTTATGCTACTTTCAAAATAAATGAAATATAGGCAAATAATTATTTAGTTGATTATTCCAGTGGAAAATCTGTATATACTTTTACAGATGCAAATATAATTACCGCATTTTCAAATTCTCCACAATATCAACAAATAAAAAATGATTTTGTGATTTGGGGAAAAAGAAAAACAGTTGAAGGTAAGGAAATTCCCATTAGATACCATCTTGCTATTGATAAAAAACCTGAAATAGGAAATGAATATAAAGTTTTCTTTTTTATAGATCCAGATGATGGAATAACGAAAGCAAAAAAACCTGTTGAATTTGCTAATAGAAATAGTTTTCCCACAAAAGGAGAAGTTGGAAATTACTACTTGGCGGCGGATACTGCTTATATATATAAATGGGCGCCAGATGTTCAAACTTATGAGAGAACTCCATATACTATTGAAACTGTAACAACAACTGATTATAGAACAGAATTATATATGGCGGGTGTTGCTAGTTAGCCTTTTGGATTAGATAGTAATTACTACTATACTGAATTAAAAAACTAGTGGACTAAATTATATAATATTAGGGGAGATAATCCTAATTTTTTGAAAGAAGTATTGGAACAACCAAGTAGTATTAATTTTTTCTTAGATTTTATTGATACTAATTCTTCTTTATCTTAGTTTAGTATAGACAATATTGGAAGAAGAACTACTGTATTAAATAATGATATGATAAATTGTATATTTGAGCCTGATAATCCAGATATAGTAATTATATAGGCAGGAACATCAGAAACAAATGAAATAAGAGAAGAATGTGAAAATAGAAAACAAGAATATGTACAAGTTAAAACTGAATTATATTCTTTATTATCCAATGGAGGAGCATTAAGGTCTGCATATGAATAGATGAGAAAAGAATTATATCAATATACAAATTATAATGAACAAGTTTCTTTAACTATATTGCCCATTTATCATCTTGAACCTAATACCAGAATTACAATTCAAGATGTATAGAGCGGAATTTATGGCGACTATATAATAAAAACTTTTTCTCTTCCTTTAGATGTAAATGGAACAATGTCATTATCTTGTACAAGAGCATTAGAAAGAATTTAACAAGAGAAAAAAGGAGAAAATATAATATGTATCATTTTGGACAATTTAGAAAATCTCAGATGGATTCTTTTTCAATACCACTACAAATAAATATTAGTTAGCAACCAACAGAAACTACATCTGGATTAGATATGATTTTTTATAATATTTGTGGAAATTTAACAGAAGATAATATAGTCAATAATCAAAATTCTTATTATCTTCAATTTGAAGTAAAGCAAAAAATAGATTCAGAACAAAAATTTTATTTAAAATTAAAAAATAGTACTTAGACTGAAGATAATGAACAATTAATAAATACTTATACTGTTCCTGCGGGAAATTCTACAATGTATTTTGAAGTAGTTTTCACACCAAATGCTGTATATAATCAAATTATTTGGGAATTACAACGAACTTTTTTAGATTATCAAATATAGCATGGTAGAATAATGGAAATTGAAATAAAAAATTTTACTAAATTAATTAATGTTTTAACAAAATTAACATAGAATTACCCAGATTTAACATATTTAACAAAAATTGGAATCCAAGGACCGCCTTCTATGTTAATGTGTATTAATGGAGAATAGATAAGAATTGGAAGAAATGGAATTTATGAAATAAATAATGAAGCAATAAAAATTACATCTATAAATTTTATTCCTAAAAATTCAAATCTTTCAAATAAACAAGATTATTTTATTATGGATTTTGAATATAATTAAGGAGGAAAAATATGTATTCTTTTTATGGCGGACAACCGGGTATTCCTTTTGTAATTATTACAACATATAGAAGTATAAATGATATGGTGAATAGTTTTAAATTAGGCTCTGAATATACAGCAGTTCATTATGATTAGTATGTAATGATTAATACTGTTAATAAAAATGACCCAGATAATGGTAAAATATATAGACGCGGTTATGATTTTAATAATGATATGGGTGGAGCTGAATTTGTTGGAACTATTATTGGTCCTTCTGGCAATTCACCTATGATAGAAATGACAACAATAGCAGAAGTTAGAAGAAAAACCGCGGCATAGGGATATTCAGAAAGAAGGTCTTCAGGTACTTATTCACCTTCTGGTGAAAATTTAGTACCAGGTAAAACAATAAGTGATAATTTTAATGATGCTATTAAATGGGAATGTTGTTCTATAAGAGACGAAAATAATGAAGATACAACTGCTTATATTGGATTTACTTTTCCATATCTTGTAATGGATGTTGAAGCTAGTTCTGTATCACCTTATCTTAATAACAGAAGCGGAGATACTTCAGCTGCATATAGAATTGATGATTATACTCATCCTTTTTATGAGAAATGGCACTTTGATATTCCAAAAGGAACAAATGGAAGTTGTTTTAAAAATTTAAAAATACAAATTGCAGATAATACTATTGAACCTTATTAGGGTCAAAGTGAAGATATTGCAAATCAAAATGAAGTAATAGTTTATGAATATTATGATTATGAAAATTTTCAAAATGGAAATCCTAAAAAATATTACTTAGGTGATTATTTTGTAATTAAAAATATTTCAATGACAACAGATGGAACAATTACGATTAGTTATAATCATACTGATAAATCTTTTACTAAAATAATGAAATGGATTTCATCATTATCTTTAGCTTCAGATGGCACTTTAACAATTAATTATAACACCGGAGAAAGTCAATCTATTACTAATAATAAAATTAAATGGATAAAAAATATATCAACAGAAAACGGACATACTTTAATATTTACATATAATGATAATACTACCAATTCTGTTGAACTAACTCTTCCAAGTAGTATAAACATTAATACAGGTACTACTGAAGGAACTGGAAATCAAAAAATAAATATTGGATGGACAGATGGTACTAATCAAGATATTGGAAATCCTATTAATTATATCATGGAGGCGGCAATTGATGATAGTTAGCATCTTTTGTTACGATATTCTGATCCAGCAAGACGTAGTTTATCGAGTACAGTAACTTGGAATAATAAAGAAGGATGGACTAACATTGGAAGTTTAAAAGTACCTTATGTATATAGTGATCCATCTGCTTCCGATTTACAATGGTCTGGTTTAGGAATTTTAACTAATTCCAGTATAACAGAATATATGACTATAACTTTTACAATACCATTAACTCAATTTATAGATTCTAATATTAATTCAATTAATATTTCTGATGGTAAATTATATGTAAAATCTTAGAATGGAACATATGATTTGTCTAATGTTACACTTGATTCTACTAATACAACTATCACTAAAACATTAACTGGCTTAAAATTTTAGATACAAACAACTTTTGCAAATTTACAATCTGCAACTACAGAAATTGTATCTATTTTATTAAATGGAATTGATTTAGAATTTATAAGATTAACTCCATAATAAGAAGGAAATGATTATATGACAAATGGATTTTTTGGACAAATATCAGGTCCATTTTCTGCAAATGAGTAGGTTATTACAAAAATTCAAGAACAATGTTTATATCCTATTAAATATATTTCTAAAATAGGAATTATATATACTGGAAATTTAAGTTTTTTAGAATCTTCAAAATTTTCCATTATTATAAATAATATTTAGTTTTAGCTTGGAAAAACAAAAATGTTAGAATTAGAAGATGTGAAAATTACTTCTATTAAATTTAAAGAAAACATAAATGATAAAATTTATATTGATTATCAATATATCAAAGAATAAAAAATATGGGGACAGATATTATATCTGTCCCCATTTTTTATTTTTATTATTTTGTTAATTCAAGACTAATATATAATTTTTTATTATTATATGTACCGATATTAGCCCCTTTATATTTAGGATCTAACATAACTGCTCTATGTGTATCACTATTCATCCAAGCTCGAACAATTTCTTTAGCCGTCTTATATCCTCTAGATAAATTTTCTCCATAAATTGCATCATTTGTAGTAAAATATTGTGTTCCGTCTGGTCTTGTATGGCTCCATAAAATAGACGCCTATTGCGCTCTTAAATTTGATGCTTTTAATATATCTGGACGAAATGATAATATTTCAACACCATTCTTTTTTCTTTCCTAATTTATTAAATTTAGGATTTGCTATTGTATTGTCATATTATTATCTCCTTACATTTTTTCGATTTTCTTAATCCAATCATCAAAAGTAATATGTTCCATTAATAGCCCTTCAGTAAACATTCTATTTTTTATTCCAACAATAATTTGCGTTTTTATATCTTCAGAAATGGTTTGATATAATTGTTTAAAATCCTTATAATATTTAGCAAAACGAATTTCTACATTATGTCTATATTCTTGATTTTCTTGGTCTATCCATTCTTTTTTATTTAATGTAAAATAAGAATCATAAATCATTGCTGTAGCATAATATTGAGCATCTGATCGTCTTCCTCTAATAAGAAATTGATTTACTAATGCAGTATTGCTATCTAACATATTATTAAAAGTTTTTAAAATATATTTAGGGTCATGACGACAAACTGATTCATCTCTCCATTTCCAAAGATAAAAAGCTGTTGGACAATATTTTACACGTTCTGGATTAGCAATTTTTTGAGCAAGGCAATTAAAATAACTATCCTAATGAATTGTAAGCTCTTCATTCCAACGAATATTATTATCTATTAAATACTGTCTCCGATGTACTTTCCCATGGACAAAAGTACTGTCCATGGGATGGTCTATGTACATAACCTCTTTAGTTTTTGGATCTCGAGTTTCCTACATAAAAACTGAAATAAGTGAATCAAATCCACCATTATCAATTTCTCTAAAAATAATATATAAACCGCAAACATGGCAAAACATATCATCTGCATCACAAAACATTACGTAATCTGCGGTTGCATGATCCAGACATGCATTTCTTGTACCTGATACTCCTCTATGGGGCTCTTCAAAAAAATCTATTTTAAAAGGATAATCTTTAAAATTTAAACGTACATCGGTTCCATCATTACAAATAATTACTCCAATTTCATTAAAATCTACATTCTGTTGAATAGCTATACTATCAAGAAGCGGAGTAATTTCTTCTATTTTTTCTTTATAATGTGGAATTAAAATTTGAAATTTCATATATTTATTTATTTTTCTCCTTGTTATTAATTAAAAAATTAATCTCCTGTGTATGCAACGATTTTGGAAGAATATTCTGACCAATAATTAGCTGTCTTATATGCAGTAACTAATGAACTCGGCACATAAATAGATCCATAGTATCCAAGATAACTAGATTTAGTTATCGGCGTGTTCGTGAAAGCGATTGCCTCTAAAGTACATACACTTGATGCAAGCACATAAAGTTGAGAGAGACTACTGCAATTGATAAATGCGCTCATACCTATTTTTTTAACCGCAGACAACCTTACCGTGGCGAGAGAATAGCAATTGCTAAACGCACAGCTACTTATTGTTGTTGCCAGAGGCAGATTTACTGTAGTAAGGCGACTGCATTTTTCAAACGTATTGGATCCTATTGATGACACTGCGGGCAGACTTACCGTAGTGAGGAAATAGCAACTGGCGAATACATTACTTCCCAGCGATGTCACTAAAGGCAAGTTTGCTGTGACAAGACGACTACAACCTGCAAATGCACGGTCGTACACTTTTGTCGCTGCAGGCAAACTTATTGAAGTGAGAGAACTGCAACTAGCAAATGCATAATTACCTATTGTTGTTGCCATGGGCAGGCTCACACTGGCGAGGGAACTGCAACAATAGAACGCAAAGTCGCTTATCGTTGTCGCCATGGGCAGGCTCACACTGGTGAGGGAACTGCATGAACGGAACGCACTGCTACCTATCGTTGTCGCCGCAGGCAGACTCACTGTGGTAAGGGAACTGCAACAATAGAACGCAAAGTCGCTTATCGATGTCGCCGCAGGCAGACTTACACTGGTAAGAGAACTGCAAAAAGCAAATGCACTGCTACCTATCGATGTCGCCGCAGGCAGGTCCACACTGGTAAGAGAACTGCAAAAAGCAAATGCACTGCTACCTATCGATGTCGCCGCAGGCAGGTCCACACTGGTGAGGAAACCGCAATTTTGGAACGCACAATTACCAACAATTTTTACTCTGTCATCAGTAAAACAGCTGATTGTTCTTTCGACAATGTCTTTAAAAACGACATTGTCACCTCTTTCATCAATGATATTAGCCATTTGTCAACCTCCTGTATATGCGGTGATTCTTGCCGATATTTCTGACCAGTTTGTAGCCGCCTTATATGTATTAACAAGTGAAGAAGGTACATAGACTGATCCGAATCGGTTTCTCAGATAAGCGGAGTTAGTCATCGGTGAACTTTGGAAAGCAGATTTTCCCAACGCACACAGGCTTGAGCCAAGTAAAAATACCTGTGATAATTTTGCACAATTAATGAAAGCGTAACTTCCAATATTTGTTACCATTGGCAGACTTACACTGGTAAGGGAACTGCAACCATAGAATGCATGGCTTCCTATCGATGTCGCCATGGGTAGACTTACACTGGTGAGGGAACTGCAAAAAGCAAATGCACTGCTACCTATCGATGTCGCCATGGGTAGACTTACTGTGGTAAGGGAACTGCAACCATAGAATGCATTGCTTCCTATCGATGTCGCCGCAGGCAGACTTACACTGGTAAGGGAACTGCAACCATAGAATGCACTGCTACCTATCGTTGTCGCCATGGGTAGACTTACACTGGTGAGGGAATCGCACCCGACGAATGCGTAAAGTCCCAATTGAGTAATTGAGGAATCGCTTGCCTCTTTAATCGTCCTCTCAATTAACCGTATTGTCTTTATTCCAATAAACTTCCATTTCACCTGGCAGGTCGTATTCCCAGAAATATTATTCGGTGCAGGTTCCCAACCATCAAATTCATAATCATCAGGTTCTTCCGGATGAATTGGAATTTCACCAGTATATGTTACATTTGTTCCATATTGAACATTTCTAACCGTTTGAAGTAATGTTGACCCATTATAGAACTAAACTGTATAAGTATTTATTGTTTTTGTATAAGCAGCATAAATAGTACGATCTGCAATTACATCTTCAACTGCATTATCTTGTGCAATCTCAGCATTTTGAGAACGATTCCAACCTACAAAAGTATATGAATATTGTGCTGTTGGCTCTCTTGTTGGATCAATTGGAGCTACATCTTGCGGTACCCCATCAACACATCTTACATTTTTATAAATAACGGTTCCATCATAACTTGCATATGTTAAAGTTGAAATTACATGATTTGCAGTTACTCTTAAATAAGGATAACGCTAATTATAAGAAGCTATTTGAGCTCCAGTTAAACTATTTGTATGAATGGTTCCAGAAATTTGTGCAGTTTCAACATTATTTCCATATTCATCCAATCCACGCATTGAATCAAATAATGCAATCATTTCATCAATTTCATTGGAATCCGCTGCTTCCCAATAAAAACCAATTACACGAACACGAGAGCCAATTGGAATAGAAGATAAAATTGAACGCACATTAACTGCATTACTAACATTCTCAAGTCTTAATGAAGAAATATTTTCAAAAGATGGCATTATAAATTCTGTTATTGCAGACTGATTAACCAATGTTAAATTAGTCATAGTTCCAGGTAAATGTATCTTTTTAATAATACCACCTTGAGGTAATGTTAAACCTTGAATTGCAGTACCATCAAAATATATTTCTTCAATATTTGTACATCCAGAAATATCAACTGATTTTTGATTACCAGTTCCAAGAGCAATACAATTGCGAACATCTAATGTTTTTAATAACACATTATTTCCAAGAGAAAGAGTGTTACTTCCAACACCAAGATTTGGATTAGAATAATTAGGATCACTATCACCAATTTTTAAATTTTGAAGTCTAGTTGCCATAGATAAATCTGCAAAACCAACTTTAAGAGGTGATAAATCACCAATATCTGATAATTGAGATGCTGAATAAATATAAATTTCAGTATCATTGACATTATCAATTGGACATTCAAGAATTGTTGCCTAATTGCGATGACCTCTTTTTTGTACAAGATATGATCCATATTTAACAGTAGGATAAACATCTGCATAAGGGGTAACTGTAATATCAGCTTTAGCATATCCTCTTAATTGGATTAAATCAGATAAAGCATCTCCCGCGTTCCATTTAGAATCCATATATCTAAAACGATTATATAACCACCATTTTCTCTGTTCTGCCTTAGAGCCTTGCATCATTGGTAAATATATATCTGTTGGTGATTTTCCTGGATCAGGAGCTATAAGCGGATCAATATATTTAAACCATGCATCTTCATTAAATATAGCTTCAGACCATTTATCTTGATGAGTCTTAAAACGATTTTGTATCTCAGTATAAGATAAGATTCCAGCAGAACGAAGAGTTTTATACATATTTGTAATTTCTGTTTTAAATGCATCACGAAGATTACACCATAATACAGAATTTTGACCATTAAAAACATATGCTCCGCCAGTTAATGTATCTGTATCTTCAAGAGAATAATCAAATACTAAAGAACCTTCATTATTAGTTCCAATTGCAGTATCCATATCATATGGTTCTGCAACTGCTTTCCTATCAATAGTTAATCCAAGGCTTGGATTTGTATCTGAACCACTAAAACCAATAAATAAATTTTTTGCTCTTGAGTCAACCATTAAAAACAATTCAGTAAAAATATAATAAAAAATAAAAGAATCAATTTCTGCATAATTACTAAATTCAGCTTTAAATTTTGCTAATCTATAAGCTTCAGTATCTGATGAAAAAGTTTCTCCATTATATATAATTGGTGTAGAGAAAGTTTCATTAGTAGCTTTTGTACGATCAGTTGATACAATAAAAGATTGAAGTTCTTGTAATTTTGCATAATTTGTCCACTCATCTGACGGGAATCTAGCCTCATAATCATATCTCCATAATTCTTTACTATCTCCCGTTTCTGGATCAGTATACATTGTTTCATCAAAATAATCTGTTTTAAATAACATTAAATCAGAAGTATTATTTTGAAATTCCCAAGATTCCATATTACCACTATAGCCATATGGTTCAGGCGCGCGCTTAGGTAAATTAAAATTATATTTACCCATAAATTGCATAGTATCAGTTATTATATTATGCCAAAAAAGAACAATTGGAAAACCATCAATTCCTTGTCTTACTCTTGGATCCATTTTCATTTCACGAGTTTCAAATGGACAAGTATCACAATATAATCTTACTAATTCTACATTATTAGCTCCTTCAGAAGATGCTACATCTGCCTTAAGAACAAAACGATTAAATGGAACAACTGTATTTCTTAAAGCATAATTTTCTTTATGTCCATCCGCAAGTTCAAAACCGCCTTTAAATTGCATATCATAATTTTTACGAGCATATGGTGCTGAAGATGTACCTTGTACATTTATCTGACATTCAGTAAAAGTAAATGATTTAGAAGAATTAACTGGATCTACATAAGAACCAGTAACTATTTTTTTATCACCTTTATATTGAGGAAGTTCTGATGCTTCAATAATCATATATGGTAAATCTTTTGGTAATTGATCAATAACTATATTACCATAAGCATCAAAAACATTATTATGAAGAAATGTATCTATCATTTCTAAACCAATTTGTTTATCTGCTATCCAGTTTTCCAAAACTTGAAAACGATTTAAATCATTATCATAAACACGAATACAATAAATATCCATTGTACAATCATTACTACCAATTAATATATCAACAGGATTAGTCTGGGAGAAATCATCATCAGATGGATATTGAATAGCTCCAGATGCAACTCCATTAATATAAATTAATAAAAGACGATTTTCTGATCTCTTTTCAGTAACAAAAGTAACACGAACATGTTCGTCTTCTTTATATTGAGTACTAATTTCAGATTGTTCAGATTTAAGCATAGCCTTTTGAGCAGTAATATTTAATCCGCGTCCTCCAGACATACAAGACATAATAACCGCATCATAATTACGAACATCTCTTGTAGCAAATTCAATTTCAATTGTTTTACCTGTTCCGCGGAAATCGCTAGCAAAAGGCTTATAAGGAATTGTCACTCTAGCATCACCAGCAACACGAAGAACAGTAATACCATCAGTATCATTAATCCATCCATCAGATACCCAGTTAAAATTAGTTAAACTAGCAGAAATATTATTATATTTCCATAAAGAAGGATTTGCTTCATTATTACTTCTTCCTGCAGATGAAAGATGTAATACAAGATTTTCTGTCTCAGCTTTAACTGATATTGTTGAACTTTCTACTAAAATGTTAAATGTTTTAACAACATTATCACAAGTAATTGTTAATGTTAAATTACCCGCCTAAAGCGCTCTATAAGTATAAGATTGTTGAGTTCTATTAACAGTCTGTCTAGAAACAATAGAATTATTAATAGAAATTGTAATTTCTGATGTTAAAGATTTTGGCGTATATACTGTATATGGAATTACAATAGATGTATATTGATCAACTATTGAAGTATTAAAATCACTATAAATAATTGGTATATTAGAATTTTCATCTATAGATGCAAATTCATAATATAATTCATTAGAGGTAATTGTTTCGCTATTTATAACAGCTTCAAAATAAACTCTAAGATTATGCGCTCCATGAGATTGCATTGGAATTCTATAACTTAACTGTCGATTACTTACTGGTGTTTCTTGTGTCCCAATTAAAGTTCCATCAACATAAAAATAAACAGTTTTATCAACCGCACCAATAGGAGTGTATTGAAAAGTAATTGCTCCATTAAAGGGCATTGAATTATCAAAAGAAGAACTAATTGAAAAAGAAACCATTGTTACTGAAAAATTTATAGTTCTTGTTGAACCATAAACATCAGAAATAGAAACTCTAATATTATTCTTTTCTTGTGATAAAAATTTTGAAATATCAATCGTTACAATTCCCTGGGCAATATTCATAGTTGTTCTTACAATTCCATTAGTTGTAACTTTTAATGTTCCAGGACCAGTTGGCATGCCATCTTCTATAGATGACCATTCTAACATAATTGGACAGGGGGAACCTTTTGCAATAGTTTTAGAAAGCCATCCTGTTTGATTTGTAACAGTTAAAACAGCATTTGTAATACTACCCCCGCCTCCACTACCGCCACCAATACCAGTAATGGAAAACATAACAGTACCATTATTTGTAAAATAAGCAACTCCATCTTCAACATATGCCCCATCTACAAAATTAGATAAAATGGTATCATTATCATCAAGACGCTCATTAACTTCATTAATTAAAGATGAGACATCTAATATTTGCTATCTTACCGCATTACCCGCGGTGGATGAAATAGACCCATCAACTTTAACACGAATATCTTGTAATTCAGCATCACCTGTGGTAGAACCTTGAGTAAGTGAAACAAAATTATCAATTCTACCAGACTGCATCGTAATATTGGTAGTATTTGTTTCTATGGCAGATTGTGAATTTGAAATAGATGTATTAAGAGAATCTAAAACTTCGGTTAAAGTTAAATCATCTTCACAAATGACATTATCTGATAACACTTGAATTATTATATCATCAGAATAAGTACCATCATTTTGCTTAATACGAATACTTGTTAATTTATTCATTAAAGCTTTTTCCTTTCTAAAGATTTTTATATTACTATGATTAATTTTTTAAGTAAACCATATTTGAGTAATATCAAGATAACTAGAAGATTTTTCCATAGCCCACGCCCCAAAAGCTATATATTGATCCGTTGTTATACTCGCAACATTAATACTGAGAGTATCTTCTCTTGTTGGAGAAAGTGTAATAGCTGATTCTGTAAACACAGTTGCTTCTGCCTCAGAAAATTGAGTAGTTGGAAGCGCACTCCAAATTCCAAGAACAACAACTTTCCTACTACTTTGAGCAAGTGATGAATTACTATATTCTCCAATATTACCAGAAAAACGAATATTAATTGTATTTTTTCCATTCATCGTTGTCCTTGGAAGATAAATATATGCTCCACCATCTTGACCTTGATCACTTGGATTTGCAGGAATAAGATGGATTGATGATCCTGGATATGATATTGTTACTTGTTGACCATAATTACTTTCTCTTGGTGCTTGTCCTATAATACTCCATCCGCTACCCCAAGCGCCACGATTAAATGGTTGATTTGTAGTTGGAACATATCCTTCCCACGTTCCAGTAACAGCATATAAATTTCCATTACCATTTTTTACATATACTGTAACGCCTTTTTTTATATTTGCTGCCGTTAAATTTTGTTGAGAAATAGCTTTAATAGTTTGCGCTCCAGTAAGATATTGATTTGCCGCAATAGTTTGATCACTAGTAGATGGATAATAAGTTGCCGCTCCTTTTGTTGCAATACTTTGACTAACTGTACCAGTGCCATTATGATAACCTTTTGGGATAGTATATGTTCCATTCACTCCTAATGTTTGTGTTACTTTTCCAATATTTGGCATTGTGCCATTAACCACAGCATCATCAGAATCTGACGTAATTGTAGATGTTCCAGTTAAAACATTTTCTTTTTTTGCGGTAACATCAGATGATACAACTCCTCCTCCGCCACCACCAATAATATAACCAATAGCCATTTATTTACCTCCTTTTTACACAACACCACCAATAACAGAAAATGTTAAAGCTATTGTTGGTTTTGTAACTGCTGTAAAAGTAACTGTTTTATTTCCAACAGTTGGACGAGAAAATAAATAAGATAAATTTTTTTGTAATGTTTGTAAACCCGCTTTTGTTGCAGGATTCGGATTTTGTGGAATAAAAGTTAAAACATTATAATTATCAGTTGTTGCTTTATTACATGTTTTTTGAACAACAAACAAAGAACCACTTAATGCCCAATCTGCAACTGCAATTGTAATATTCTAAGGAATATTTTTTGTTTTTTGGGACTCTGATTCCTGCTAAATAATATTCTGTACATTTTCTTCAACTTCTTGTATTTTCTCTTCTATTTCTTCTGTTACTGTATTTTGTATATTTATAATTGCATTATTATGAATAGTATATTCTGCATCTAATCTCTATTTTATACTATTATAAGAAGAACCATCTATTCCAATCCTAGCATTTCGAATTTCATTATCATGAGTACTAAATTCAATAGCATTATTAATTTTAGTTTCTAAAGCATTTATTGTTGTTTGATTTGCTTTTGTATTTTTTAAATTATTAATTTGATCCTGTATGGAAACTGAAGTATCAACCTAACCTAAAATATCTGTTAAAGTTAATGTATTATTCCAATCTATATTCTAAGCCAAAGCGCAAATAGGAATAGCAGCTCCATAATTGCCATCTGCTTGTTTTATCTTTATTGCATATAATTTATTCATAAAAAAAGAAATCTCCTTTCTTTTTTATTTTTCATATTTATATAAAATAAAGAAGGGACTGATAAATAAAACAGTCCCTTCTTTATTAATTAAATATTGCCTAATTTTGTAAAAATTTTATTTGTTATATAAACAATTTCTTCTCCATAAGTAGAAATTAAATCAGCAACTAATTCTTCCTGTTCAAGAGAAAGATTAACATTATAAGAGAACATTGCGGCATGTGTAATTTCATGACATAAAACTTTCTTCAATAATTTTCCTTGAAGATTCTAATTAATATAAATTGTTCTTGTTAAATTATCACATGCTCCTATTGAATATTCTCCATTTAGCCTTTGTAGCAAAGGGAAATCTGGTGCTACAAAGGCTAATTTCCAATACACGTTATTAATTAAAAACATTAGGCTATTTTACTAGCAAGTGTCGTCATCTTCTGACGAAGAGTAGCTCTTTCTTCAGGAGATGCATCCTTAATCATTTCTGTTATGTCTGTAGAGAGTTCTTGTAAATATGCTTCTAACTCACGAAGTTGTGAATTAGGATCATTATGCATTTCTTTTCCTTCCATATACATGCGGCGTCTCATAGGACTCCTACCTTCGCGGGGATCGCGCCACATGTCGCCAGGCATCTCGGTATAATAATTCATACCACCGCGGTTTCCGCCTCCAGAACTCTGGCCTCTACCGCCAGTAGTATAATACATATATCCATTATTCCTCTCCATATCTCTATATGGATCAGTATACATCATTCTATTATAAGTCGTTGGAGTAGTATAATAATTTATATTAGTTTCGCCTTTATCTTCGCTACTTTTTTCCATTGACTCAGTAATAGTGCAATAATAAATAGCTTCTGCTAAATCTTTAATCATATCAACTGCTTCACCAAGTTCATGAGCATCAACTTTAGATATATCACCTAATTGCCCCTGAACACAGCTCATCAGTTGCTCTTTCATCATTTTTAAAGCTTCTGTTGCCATAATCCTTTATCCTCCTTATGCTATTCTATTAACTGATAATTCAGCATTACGTCTAACTTGAATAGACGGAGTAGGCGTGGTAGCTGCATCATCTTCAGTTCCATCTACATATGTAGCTGATACAGTTACACAGCATCCGCAAGGAACCGTAACAAAAGCTGTAGTATTAACATGCCAATATTCTCCCACAGCCGCAGGTGTTACTATAGCAACACTCTCTGGAATCACTGCTCCATTAAGAGTAATACCAACTGCAATTGGAGTCACAGCCCCGCCTGTAGGAATTTGAATATTTCCCTGAAGAGTAACTTCATATCTTGCAAAACGATTGGAGGTATTGCCATTTAAGTTAAGAATCCCAGGAACAAGGGGAATAACATTCCCCTTATTGCATGGAATAGAAACGCTGTTAAATGGAATAGTTCCATTTAATGCTACTAATGTATCTGTCGTTGTTACATAACTAGCCATAAGCGCCCTCCTTATCAGTTATAAAATGCGTTATTTCCGCATCCACAACCGCCATTATTGCAAGTAAAGATTGGAGTTCTACCATAAACAGGGGTAGTAGGAACTGGGCAAGTATTTAAACGATTGTAGAGTTGATCAACTTCATTAGTAAATCCTTGTTGAATGAAAGCATTCTGTGCAACCTGAGAAGCTGCAAGGTCTTTCATAGCTATCTCCTGACGAAGATTTGCAATAAGTTCATTCTTAGCATCTATCTTATCCTGGCAAAGCTGATCTTTAATAGACTGAATACCGCCATTAATAGTGTTAAGTAATGCCTGAGTATTAGCAACACCCTGTGCGGTTACGTCTCTAAGAGCACCTTCAACCGCAGCTCTATCAGCACATGCTTCAGTAGCTACAGTATACTTTAAATCAGAGACTGCTGCACGATTTTCGCAGCAACAATTCTGCTGATTCATAGCAATATTATTCAGTTGATTAGAAAGATTTGTTTGTAAGCCAAATAACTGATTCATATTAGCAAACTGACGTCCATTCTCAGCGATTTCTGCTTGAGCAAAGCCGTTTGCAACGCCCGCAAAACCCGAGCAAAGTGCGCTATTAACACCAGCAAAACCACCTGCAATTGCGCCACTTATATCGCCAAGGTCACTCATAATAGCTTGCTGATCGAAACCATGTTGAATTCCATTAGTATTAAGTGCATATGGAACGGCACCGCCGCCATTACCACCATTAGCCCAGCCGCCATTGTTCCAACCACCCATTAAAATTATAATGAACAAAAGAAGAACCCAAGCGCCGTCTCCGCCAAAACTACCAAAACCACCATTGTTTCCATTACCAGTAGCTGCTGCAATATCTGCTAAAGAATAACCATTATTATTATTAAACATTATAAAATCTCCTCTTACTTTCCAAAAGATAGTGATATTACAAGTTACATAAATTGATTCTTAAGATTTACCAATTCCTTATCAAAATCTAATCCCCTCTGAGCAGCAAGGTTACGTGCTAGTACTTCTAATCCAGACACGTTACCATTTTGAGCCATATTTATTGCATTATTGATAATAGGATTATTCTGACCTTGTTGTTGTAAAATATTCATTAAAAGTTGTTGTGGATTTTTTCCGCCTTTAATCATTTGAATTAATTGCATTGGATTTACATTCATAATAAATCTCCTTTAATTAAAATATTGGTGCTTTTGTTTCAGTATTATTTTGAACTTGCTATTGTGCGGGATGTATCGCTGCCGCCAATGTTTGAATCACTTTATTAAATTCTTCTTTTGTTACATATTCAGTAGAAGAATCATAAGGATTTTCATCTTTCACAAAAGCATAGGTCTTAAAGGCTGCTGTTCCATCATTATTAATTTGTTTAGTATAAATCTTGCCATTACCTATATCAGTAAACACCCAAAGGGAACCATCTAAATCAATTTGACATGCCCTAGCTTCATCTTTTGATGAAACAGGTCTGCATTTGATATATTGACGAGATAACAATTCTTGAGAATTAATTCTTTGATTTCCCATATAATTATCATATGGAACATTATTACCCAATAACATGTTATTGTTCCCATAAGGGGATTGCATTTGCGGCTGTTGCCATTGAGGCTGCTGCAAATTCAGATTAGGATTATTGTAATTTGCCATTACGTTTTCCTCCTGGTTGGTATACCAAAAAATATTTTAATAAATTACAACTAATATACGCGTATTGTAGAGATAATAATTTTATCCCTACATCTATATATTAAAAATACTAAAAATGAATTAATTAATCTTGACCTAAAAGTTTTCATCTTGACAACTATAAAAATTTTTGTTACAATTGGCGTAGAAAAGGAGATGAGAATTATGAAAATTTTATCATTAGATTTATCAACTAAAAGTACTGGTTGGTGTATAGGCTAGAATGAATTTATTATATCACATGGATATATAACCGCTAGTTCAAAAGATGTAATGAAACGTATTATAAAAATGAGAGATGAATTATCTAAAATAATTAAAGATAATAAAATATAGAAAATTATCATGTAGTAGGTGCGGCTATAGCTTAGTTCACATACTAGTAAAATATTAATGTGGTTACAAGGAATTATAACAATGGCAACATATGAAATCAATCCAAAGATAGAATGGGATTTTATTGGTCCTTCTACGTGGCGAGCAGCCCTTAAAATTAAACAAGGACCAGGTATAAAAAGAAATGACCTTAAATCGCAAGATATTTAGTATGTAAAAAATAAATATAATATTACAGTAAATGATGATGAAGCGGATGCCATATGTATATTTGATGCTTACAATGAAAAATTTAATAATGAGATAAATTGGGAATAAAAAAACAGGGATAGATTTTACTCTATCCCTGTTTCTTTCTTTTTCTGTTCTTGTTCTTTTTTTAACTATTCATTAATATAATTCATATAATCAATTTCAATTTGATTACTTATATCTTTTATCATATAATATATAATAACTGGTGGCAACTTATTTGAATTTAATAAATTAATAATTTCTTGTTTTATTTTTTCTGTTGTTAATGAAATATTTTCCATTTAGTTTTCTCCCATCATAGTATAATATTATTAATTTTCAAGAAATTAATTGTCGTCCTAATCTTCACCATCATCAATACTATCAATTTTTCTCTAAAGAGATTCCAACCATTGTCTTATTGACTTTGAACCTGGTAATAAAAAATCTTTTGCAAATACTTGCCCATTACCATTTAAAACAAAATCATAATCATCTGGACTATCACTTTCGCCTTCTCCATCACTACTAAACCACATCCACCATTCATCTGAATCTGTTAAATCTGAAGAAATTGCCATAGAGGGATCACTATCACTATTACCTAAAATATTTCTACCATAATTATCATTAATAATAAAATTACCTAATTTAATATCATTTTTTGTAATATTAAAAAAATTATTCCTTCCAATATTTATAGAAAAACTATCTCCATTATATCTTAAATAATTATTAGAAGAAGATGTAAAATCAAAATATCCATTTGAACCTAAAAAAGCCCCCGCGCTAGAATTTCCATAAGTATTTTTTCCAGTAGTATGTAATGAATCTGTTTCAATTGTCCATCCACCTATTGTACCAGCAGTAGCTTTTATATGACCATTAGAATATACTTTAAATAAATTATTAATATTAAATCTTAATGATTTATTATCCTATATATGACTTTCATCAGCATATAAAATACTTTTGTTATCATTACTTGATAATGAGTCTGAATTAATTTTCCATCCAGCTATAGTTGAAGTTCCACCTGGAATCAATTTTATTTGTCCCTATCCTGGTCTACCAAAAGTCGCAGAACCAGTATCTGCATCTAAATAAATACTAATAATACCTTGTGAAAACCCTAATAATCCATTATAAGTAACAGTATTAGCATTATTTTGTTTAACAGCCCCCATAATAACGCCAGTAAATCTATTATTATTATCTTTTACACCAGCTCCCATCTGAGGAGCTAAAATATATCCACCCTATTCATTTATTTGAATACTATTTCCATCCCAAGCATTAATGCTTGCTAAACCATAACGATTTAATAAAAAATGAATAGGAATACTTAACCTTCCAACTATAGTTCCATTTTGTGTATATATACAAGTAATTGCATTATTAACACATTCACCATCATATTTAGAATCCGGTTTATATCTCCATTGATTTTTATTTAATCCATTTCGATAAATATTATTATTTAATAACATTAATAACTATGAATTAACTAAATCTCCATTTCTATTTCTTTTTACATTCCCACAATAACTAGGTGTATAACTAATTGCATGACTACCCGCAACTAATGAAACATCTTCCCATACATTATTAATTTTTTCCTAACATATAAATTCAAAAGGATGAGAATTATCATATTGAGGAGAAGTACCATCTGGTGAATATATAACATATCTAAAGCCAGTATAATCAGCCAAAGAAACTCTAAAATTGCTATTATATGTCCATGCTGTTGTAATAGGAATAGTTCCATAATACGTTTTTCCTTCATATGTAATACTACATTTAATAATATTAGCTAAAGGAGTGTTTAGGGCTGTTGCTAAATGATCACCTAAATATTTAATATTTCCATTTGAAGCATTTGTTATTTCAAAAGCAGAGTTATCAGATATAGAACTATTATATTTATTAGCAAGAATCTCCCAATAAACAACATTAGGTTTAGTAATACCGTCTATCGCGGCAGTTGATGCATTAAAACCTTCCCAAACCAGTTCTCCGCTATGCCATAACTGAGCTTTAAATAATTGGTAGCCAGTAGATAATCCAATTGTAGTTTCTTTTGCTGTTGAATTTAAACCATAATTTAAAATATAATCAGTTCCAGCTTTTGTAACCATTGGAAAAGTTGGTGGATCACTCATTCTAGTATTAGGAATTAATTTAACTAAATATTCAGTACCATTAGTACCAGGTTCGCCTTGTTTAGCAAAAGTAAACTAAGTTTCCGCAGTTAAATTCATTCCTTTATAATCAACTGTTAATTTAATTTGATTAACTTGTTTCTTTATATCATATCTTTGAGCAATATTATAAATTAAATTAACAAGATTATCATAATATTTATAACTTTGTGTAGGATCAGTACCAGCACTTTGTCCATTATCCGCATCATCAACTAATAAAGTGTCTTTTATAGGAAATTGCCAACGAATTTTACAATCTCTTGAATTTCTTATTATATTATTATCAATAGCATTACCTAAATTATCATATATAGTAAAACTTAATGCTTGAATTTGTTGTTGTATATCAAGACTTCTATTATTAGGCGCAACACCATATTCATTATATTGAAATACTGCAGACCCATTATTTATAACAAGAGAATAGAGGTCTTCTCCATTTAAGGAATTAGTTAATGTAATTGCGGCAGTTCCTAAATAAATATTTTGATTATTATAAACAGAACATTTAAAAATAGCTAAATTAGTAATATTACTTATTTGTACGTCATAAATTTTATTACCTTTAACTCTTTGAATAAAATTAAATGCTTTTAATGCTTCTTCATAATTATTTAAATTATTAGCTTCAGCATTAGCAAATTTAGTCCCCGCGGCAATTGCATTTTTTAAATTATTATAATTATTATAAGCAGTATTATATGCAGCATTTTGTTCTGTTGTCTCTGATAAATTTTCAAAAATACCAGTATCAGACTATACCCCCCAATAATAATGATAATTACTAGGCTCACCACCATTAACTTTACAAGTTAAAGTTGGATGTCCTATATCATAATAAAATTTTATACCATCACTGGAATTTATTGTTATCTAAGGCGCACTTGCTGCCAAATTCTTAATATCTATTATTTTACTAACAACAGTTCCATCATATAAAATTGAAACTTTAAAACGATTATCTCTTGCTGTAGCTTCAGAAATTTTTACAATATAAGTATCTTTACCTGGTATCCAAGTATAAACTGGATCATTATCTGCATTTCCCTCAACTGTCAAATTACTTTCATTTAAACATTTCCAACCTCTACCAAGATATTTATTATAATATTGATTTTTTGGAGTAATTCCAACATTTTCATTTCCCCAATAGAAAGAAATATTTTGTGCGGCAGATGCTAATTTACCTTTTATTTTAACTTGGGCGGTTATTGTTTTATAACTATTTGCACTTGATTGGTCTGTGAAAAAAGTTCCTTGAGGTGTATAAAATGATATTGCTACACCATTTATCTCACTTTCTGTCATCCTAACTGCACCATTTAACTATATGGCAGAAATTTCTATATCACCACTTGATAATTTTGTACCAGTAGTTGTTTGAGTTGCTCCAGGAAAATCTTGATTAAAAATCTAAATTGATTCAACTCTAACAAAATTTGCACCATCAATATCAAAAATCTAATACTGTCTTGTGCCATATATTAATCTATATGGATTATCAATCATATTATCTTCATCAATAGTATACGACCTAATAACTTGTTGATTAGATGTATTATCTAAAAAACGAAGATTGAATGTAATTCCATAATGTCCTCTAAATTGTTTCTATGGAACAATATTTGTTTTAAATATTCCGCCAACAATCAAAGAAGAGGATTGCTTAATATATTCATTTAATGCGGTATTATCTAAAGTAATATCACCAGTATTATATCTATATATTGTATACTTATAATTTTTATTTTTAGTATCTAAATAAAAAGTATTATTAGAAGTTATACAATTATTACCAATAACATCATATGCCTAATCCCCCTCAGCTTGTGAAATATAATTAATACCAAGTTTTTTAGTAGTTCCAAGAATTGTTTTTTCTTTATTCATATCTCCGCTTGGAACTAGCACATAAACATATGCACCTTTGGTATATGTTATATCTGCGGTGCCCGCATACGCATATATAGTTGCATCTTGATAACGACATCTATATTTGCCTATTGTAGCATCTTCGCATGAAAGGATTTGAGCTTGAATAGTTCTATCATATCCTGCTTTTTTAACAGAACTATCTGCTAATAATTCAATAGCGTCTAAAATCTTATCTTGTACGCTCATTGGACATATACCCTCCTTGTGTCTCCTTTTTATATAAAATATAAAAATTTGATATGATAAATTATTTATTTTTGCCCATTAATTAAATTATAACATAAATTTTTAGAGTCTTCAAGTTTAATACTATTGATCTTCTGTTACTCCATCAAAATTATATCTTGTAATATCAAAAAATTCATCTTTATTAATTATTCCATTTTTAACCATCTTTATCATATCTTTTAAATCATAAACTCCAACTTTCCATTTATACTAAATTACACTTACACTTTCCATATTATCTCTCCTTTTTTAAAAATAAAGAAGAGGGGTTACCCCCTCTTCTTATCTACGCATTGCTCTTTGAGCTGCTAAATTAACTAAATCACTGAGTGCTTCTTCTATTTCTCTCTTGCTATTAACATTTGGGAATGAAGCATCAATATGAACATTTTGTTCCAAACCATCTTCATCAGTAGAAGTATTGTAGAATCCAGATTTAATATTATCTGCTCTTGCAAATAAACTACCATCAAGAGAACTCATCATAGACCTTAAAATTTCAACTGAATTTAAAAGATTTGTAGTATCACCTGGATTTAATACTAATTCTTTTTGATGTAAAATACCAATTCTTCCATCTACATCGGACCAAGAACCAGTATATCCTCCTGTAGCTAATCCTTTTACCCCCTGCTTTTTAAGCCAATCCATTAAATCTGGATTAATATTGTCATTTTTTAAACCAGGTGCATTAGTAAGAGTAGTATTTTTAAAAACATCATCATCGCTAATCTGACCTGATGTATCATCAAAAAGAAAAGTTGGCTTATCATTAATAAATGAAATAGTTTTTTCAGAACTCACTCCTGGACCGCGATTAGAAAAATCATCATACCAATTGTCATCATCTTCATCTAAATCATTTTCAATAGCATCTGCTCTTGTATCTTGAAGAGTTTCATGAATTGCGGAAGCCGCCCTCTTTGCAGCTTTATAAACATCATCATATTGTTCTTTTAAGCCACGAGCAGCATCTTTTAAACTTTCAATAGAAGTTAATTCTTGACTCATTCTATCAAGTAAATCATCATTTTTCTCAACTAAATTACCAAAAGAATCAGTTAAAACATCAACACCCTATTTAACATCATCTAAACTCATTCCTGCGACACGTGCCATATCATCAAGCTCGTCTTTGTAATCTTCTGTTGCCTCAGTGATATTTTCAAAAGCCTCTTCACAGGTTGGAATAAAGCCGCCCTATCCAGCAATTTTATCTGCCATTTGCTGAATTCCGCTCTACCAAGCAGGGACTAAATCACCCATTAAGATATTTTTCTCATTATCCGCCATCTGATTATAATTCTCAACATCTGTATCATATATGGCGGCAATATCTGCAAAAGCAGATTCCATCAGATTTGTTCTGACAACAAGATTCTCCGCAGTTTTATCATTAATATATTGACCATATTGTTCTCTTAATAAAGCAAGATTAGCAACTCGTTCTTCTTCTGATAAAGAAACATCTGTAACTATTTCCTTATATCGCTCTTGGAATTCTTGCCATGCAGAAAGCATATCATCTAAATTAGACTGGTATCTATCTTTATCAAAATTATAAAGGTCATTTTGTGCTGTGGCAAGCCCTTGCTCAGCTTCAGCAATATCTCCTTGGTCAGCAACGTATTCATATGAATAATTACCTTGAGAGTCTCTCTTTAACCGCATAGATGTTTTACTAGCTTGTGCATCTTCCAATGCTATTCTAGCCTGTTCAATTTGTAATAACTTTTCAGCTCTTTCAACATCATATTGAGTTAATTTTTCTTTAGTTCTTAAATTCTCAAGTTGTGCATCCATTAAAGTTTTAATAGCTTGCTGTGCTTTTAAATTTTTAGTATCATTAAGAGCATCATTAAATTTATTCTCTAAATCTTGTAAAGCAAAAGCAGAATTAATAGTGTCTAAATATTCATCTGCATTTTTTCTCATTAACTACCATTCAGCAGATAAATAATCAGTTCCTAATCCATTACTAATCTTTTTATCTAATGCATCAAATATTCCATCAATAGCATTAACATATTTATTTAGTAAGTTCTATGCGGATTCCTCAATTAATGAATTCAAATTACCAATAGTATCTTTATAATGTTCTTCAAATTTCTTAGCAGCTTCAGAATCTCCGCGGGCAACCGCTTCATCCCATTCTTGTTTCCAGAAATCTCTCTGTTGTTTTAATGAGTCAAGCTGTTGTAAATTATTATCACGCAATGTTGAATAATATTTATCCATTGCATCATAATTTTTATCTCCATAAAGTAAAGATAAAAGATCCATATCATGTTCAATAAGTTCGCCAATTAATTTATAATCATTAATCTGTTTATCAAATTGATCCATAATATCATCAATAGTATTAAGATAAGCTTCATCAATACTATCAATTAAACTTTCAACATCTTGCATTTGTTGCATTAATTCATTAAGATCTGTTTTAAGATCCTACATGGCTTGTTTTTTATTGTCCCCATAAATAGATGATTCTCCGCCACCATTAATCTCATCTAATTCATCTTGGGTTGCAAGAAGTTGATTAGTCAAAGCTTCTAAAGTTCCCATTTGACCATTAATATCAAAATAAGAAAGAACATCTTGATAATTTTGGGCGGCGTCCTTTAATAATTTATCAAAATCAGATTCTTTTAAGACGTCTGAATGATTAAGAACGTTTCTTCTAAAATTATTCCATTCTCTTTCAGCTTCACCCATTTCAAGATGTATTTCAATATCAGTTCTAAATTTTTTAATATTATTTTCAAATTGTTCTTGTCTTTTAGCTTCTCTTTCATCTTCATTTTCCTACATGTCATCCATGAGTTTATCATAGTCATCCATGCCCTTATGAAGATTTTTCAGTTTTTCCTATTCATGCTTAATTTTTTTATCTAATTCAGAAAGTTGTTGATTAAGTTCTTTCTTACGAGTTTCATCTGTAGTCTAATTATATTGTTTAATTAATTCATTATATTGTTTAATTAATTCATTAATTTCAGTCTACTTTATTTTAAGTAAATCCATATAATTAGCAATTTTACCATATTCATCAAAAACAACACCTAAATTTTTTAACTATTCTTGTTTTTGTGTTTGGTCTTGTTTTTGTAATTGATATTTTTCTTCTAACTTACCAATTTGTTTATCAAGAATACCATTTTGCTAATTAAGATTATTAATTAAATCTTTACCATATAATTTATCTTGTTTCTTTTTGGTATTTTCTAATTGCCTATTTAAATCACCAAGTTCAATATTAATATCATGATAAAGGTCTATCTATTCTTTTAAAGGTTCTTTAGTTTCTTTTTGGGAGGTATCAGGTTTGGATTCTTTTCCACCTCCGCCTCCACCACCTCCGCCGCCTTTTCCGCCAGAAGAACTTACTATTTCATCAGCCTTTTCATTACTACTAAAAGGCTAATATGTAATAATATGGGGATATTGCACAGTTGTAACTGAATCATTAGAAGATGTAATAGTTCCATTATCAAGTCTATGAAAATCTCCAGCTGAACCAGATCTTGTTTTAAAAGTAATGGTTTCATATTGAACTTTTGCTTTTGCTCCAATTGATCCTAAAATTTTATTACAATAATCTCTAGCTTTCTAAGAGCCTCTCATGAGACCATTTAATTTATTAATAAATTCTGGATCATATAAATAAGCATGAGTTTCAATATCTTTAGGTGTCATTTGAGCAATTTTATCATTAATTTCTTGAAGCAATTGTTGCTCCCAAGCATCTTCAAGACCAACATCAATCATTACTTTCATTTCATCTAAAGCAATTTTTTGTCTTAATCTTCCTAATGCGCCCTAAACACCTTCTGCTAACTATTTAATATTTGTTAAATATTCAGTTGCATTTTCTTTTGTTGGATCAATATAAATACCAGGTATATTATTAATTATTTCTAAAACCTAAGAATATGCTTTAATAAAGTCAGGTGAACTTTGATCTTCACTATTTAAATCATCTTTATAATTTTTAAAAGCTTTTTGTAATTTTTGTAGAGAATCTATTAATTTTAAATCATTTAATGCCATTTCCTAAAGAGACTCTTCAGATAAATTAATAGACTAATTAAACTAATCCACTCCATCAATTACTTGTTCTGTTTCTTTACTAATTTTATTTAATTGTTTTACATAATTTTGATAAGCAGAACCAGATACTTTTAAAGTTTTTAATTGATCTCTTATTACTTTATCTAATAAAGCATGATAATGAACTTCATCTTTTATTGTTCCTTTTTGATAAAGTTCATTTACTCTTTCTACTGTATTAGCATATTTTTCAATATCCTCAATCTATTCATCGGTAAAAGCTCTATTTTCTTGTTTTGCTTGTTCTGCTTTTAATTCAATTGTTTTTTGAAGAACTTTATCTAATGCCTGTTGATATTCTTCAGAACCAGCTAACCAAGTTTTTTGTAATAACTAAGCAGATTTTAATAAATCTTGGTCATTAATTTTTTGAGCAGATTCAATAACACTATTAAGATTATTTTGATATGCCTAATTTTCTTTTTTAGTTAAATTTTTACCAGATTGAAGTTTTTCACCGCTTTGAGAAATAACAGATAAAGAAGCTATATTATTTTGTTGCTATTGAACAACTTGCTGGTCAGCAATTACTTGTTTAATATATTCATCCCATTTACCAGTTTTTAAAGCAGCTTCATCAATTCCTTTAAGAATATTATCCCAACTAACTCCTTGAGTATCCATATGAAGAAGTTGATCAAATATTCCTTTTTGATTTTCTTTAGTTACATGACTAATATATTTACTAACATCATCAATAGTCGTAATAGCAGAATCACTAAGAGATTTTACAAACCCAGTTTTATCAAAATTTTGCTAACTTAAATTAGTTCCAAAATCAAAATTTAATAATGCACTTACAACATCTTTTTGGGCATTTTGTATTTTATTATCTTTTATTATTTTATTGAAAACATCTACAGCATAATTAACTCTCTACTGCTCTGTTTCAAAAGTCATTTGTTTGAATTTTTCACTCTCAGCTTTAATTTCAGACATTAATTCAGGAGAAGCTTTTATAATAGTTGTTAAATCTTTTGTAAATGTTTTACCCTAATCAAGATACTTATTCCAATCTTTAGCTTTTCCTTCTTTATTGCCTTCTGCCCAAGCAGCTAAAATAGCTTCAGCATTTTCAAAACCAGCTTTTTTTAAATCTTCATAAGATTGTTTATATTCATAGTCTTGAGTTAATGCTTGAACCAACATGGCTGGATTTCCATTGGCGGCTTCTTCTGCAGCTTCTTCTGCAGCTTTTAACCTTCCTCCAGCTTTTTCAAATTCATTTATATATGAATCAATAGAAGCAGATAATTCATCTGCATGACTTTTAGCTAATCTTTGTAAATTTTTGTTATTTGAATTAGTAAAAATATTTAAAAGTTTATTAAATGTTTGTACATCTATATCTGTTAAATCTTTAATATTTTTTTCACTAATATCTCTAAATTGCTAAATTTGTTTATGTAATTCTTTATCATTACTTGATAAACCTATATCAATAATAGAATTTATTGTATCACTCTTTAGATTTTTTATTGAGTCTTGACCTAAAGAAATATAATTTGCATTTTCTATTGCTAAATTTTTATCAGCATTTTTAGATTTTACTTTTACTGCTTCAATAGCTTTATCAAAATCATCACTATTAACAAACTCTTTTAATTCTAATTCATTTATTTTCTATAATTTTCCAATGGTTTCATCAAGTGCATCATTTTTTATTATAATTCTTTGATGCTGATCGTCATAAGCAGTAAGAATATCTGGATTAATATCAACAATTTTCTGTTTAATCTATTCCCATCTTTCTTTTTCTTTATTAGAAAGAGCATCAATATTTTGATCATACTTTCCAACTATATTAGATAAAGAATCATATTCTTCTTTTAATGCTTGTAAATCTTTAATTTCATTTTGAGTAGAAGAAATATTTTTTGTTAATTCAGCTTGTTTATTATTAAAATTAGATAAAGCTTGTTCAGCCTATTTGGCTGACATTGTAAATTTATCATATGCAACTGCTAAACCTATTATTGCAGCAGCCGCGATTGCAACTGGACTAATAGTTAATGCGGTATTAAGAAATTGAATTTGAATACCAGCTTTTGTTGCAGCCATGCTTAATCCACCCAAAGATACTGCATGGGCACTACTTGCAATAGTGGCACCAACTTGTGCAACTTCCTCTTTTGTTGTAGCTATAGTAACTAATCCTAAACTAGTTGTAACTGTTTTTAAACCAGATCCCAACATAGGAAGAGCGAAAGTTGCCCCAGTAATTATTTTAATAAACTTCTAACCACCAGATAAATCCTAATTTTTCCAAATACTTCCAAGATTTTGAACTTGTTGTATAGCTGAACCTAATCTAGTAATTCCACCAGCTAATTCAACCATATTTTGTATAGCAACATTTCTTTCCGCTCTTTCTTTCATTGCATTATAATCAGCTTCAAATTGTTTTTGAAGAGCATGTAAGCTTTCTAATTGTTGCTTATATTTCTAAATCTATCCTCCATCTGTAGTGGTACTAATTAACCTTTTTACTTTTTCAATTTCTTGAGAAATGGTATTATTTAATTCTGAAAAAATAGCATGAATTTGGTTATAAGCTTCTTTTGGATTACCAATTTTAGAAAAATCTAAAGTTTTTAATTTTTTTGATGTTTCTTCAACAGCTTTTTGAGCTTCTTTAGGTAAAATGCTAAATAATGTTGTGCCATCCTCTTCAACTTTTACATCTTTTAAAGTTACAATTAAATCTTGTAATTTATTCTTTAAATTATCAAAACTCTGTGGAGCATCTTTAGATCCTGTCTAAATATCAGTATAAAATTTTCTGAAAGCTTGTCTAACCTATTTTTGTTTTTCAACAACTGGTTCAAAACTTTTACTTAAATTTTGTAAAGCATCATTTATAATTTCAACCCCAGTTGCACTGCTCAACATTTCATCAAGAGTACCATACTATTCAGAAAATCTATAAATATAACCACCTAAAGAATCAAAATCATTTCCTAATGATAATATTTTTTCTTCTAAGATTTCTATATTACCAGAATTATCACTTAATTGTTTTAACTTCTATTGAAAAGCGTTAAAATCATTAACAGATAATTTACCACCAAGATTTAATAAAGACTATTGCTATTCAACTAAAAATTGAGTATAATCATTTCCCCGTCCTTGTTTTTGAATATCTTCAGCTTCTTTTATTGCATTTTTAAAATATTCAGCTTGATTTCTTGCTCTTTCAAGATTATTTATTGTAGTAGTTAACCCTGATGCAATTTGTTGACTAAATACAGTTAAACCAATAGCACCCAATGATTTTAATACATTAGCACCACCGCCAATTCCATCAACAAAATTAGCCACTAAATTAGCAGCAACGGTAAGACCATCTACTATACTATTAATACCATCTGTATCAGCTAAACTATCATATATATTTTCAATAGCAGCCTTTAAAGTTTGTAAATGGGCAGCAGTTGATTCCATATATATATCTTGCTGTTCTTGTAAAGTACCTGCCGCATTTTGGGCAGTATTTAATGCTTGATTATATTTTTCAAAATTATCAAATAAAGCAATTAAATTAGAATACTGTCTTTGACCAGCCATTGTTTGTGCAAGAGAAATCTGCTGTTCTCTGGTTAAATCTTGCCAACGACCACCAATCTCCTCCATAACTTCGCCCATATCACGAAGATTACCTGCAGCATCAAGAACATTAAATCCTAATTCTGCCATTTTACCAGAATAATTACCAAGAGTAACACCATCTTCATCAATACCAGCTTTAATATCAGAAATACGTGCATATACAGTTCTTAATGCAGTACCAACTGATTCTGGCGCTTGGCGGGTAACGGATATAATAGTTGATAATTGTGCAGCTAATTGGTCTTCACCAACCCCCATTGCGGCGGCCGCACTTGCAACCTTACTCATACCAGTACTTAATTCCTCAAGGTCTGATGCTGTTGTAGCAGCAACCGCAGCAAGTCTATCAATATAAAGCTCTGCTTCTTCCGCATTTACTTTATAACCATTCCAAACAGCAGTTAATTCCTCAGAAACATCTGATGTAGATTGCCCAGTAACATTAGCTGTCATTAAAGTAATTCTTGCTCTTTCTTCTATCTCTTGGTCAGAAAGACCCTGTTGAGCATAAATTAATGCAGCATTAGTATAATCTGTTGTAGTTTTGCCTAAACTTTGAGCAGCTTCATTTGCTTTTAACGCAAATTTATCCATTTCTTCAGCAGATTTACCAGTAACTATACGAATATTATTTAATGAAGTATCTAATGATTTAGTATATCCCCAAGCTTGTTCAACTGCACGAGACATGCTATTAACCGCACCAGAAGCAATATTCCATTTAATAGTATTAGCAAGAGTTGTTGCCATCTTATCAAGTAAAGCATGACTCTATCTTAATTGAATATTTGTACTTAATAATTGAGTAGATAAATTTCTAAAAGCTGCTTCACCTGTGGCTCCTGCTCTACTAAAAGATTGATAAATTGACTGTAAAGATAATCCAGACTTTGATAACTATGAATTAAAAGTTGAAATATTAACTGTATTTAATTTAGTATTAAATGCTTTATTTAATGCATTTTCAACTTTATCTGCATCTTGTTGGATAGATCTTAATGCATCTCTAGCAGAAGATATATCTGTATTATTAATCTTCATTATATCACTAAATTTTAACTTTTGAAGCTATTGTAATGAAGATTTTAATTTACTCAAGTCGCCTTGCTTTACATCAAAGCCAACTTGATACCTAATCTCATTTGCCATATCCTTTTATCTCCTTGATTTTTTGATATGATAAAAAATGTCCAGATAGATAATTTTTCTTTCTATCTGGACATTTATATTAATTTATTTTACATCGTCCATAATATCCACATAATGATAATTGTTAAAATTAAAATAATTATCATTCTGTTGGATCTTCTTCTGACTCTACGGATTCAGGAGCATCATGGACAAAACCTTCATGACGAAGTTCAAATCCTTCTTTGGTCATTAAAGCTACAGAGTCAGTTAAATGAGATGTATCTACAGCCTGACCTGCCTCTCTAAAAAATTCTTTTAAAGCTTCAGTTTCAGTTTCATATCCTTTTACAGAACTACCAAAGCTTCCATCAGTCCTATTAGTAAATCTGACAACAAAATAATTATACATAATTTAGTCTCCTTTTATGTTATAGATATGCTAATAATTTTAGCAAATGTTGTTGTAATAACGTAATTAAATTAACATTATCTTATAGCTGATATAATAAAAATATTTTTCATTATATCAAAATTCTTATTTATACACTTATAATAAAAAATTCCTTATTTTAATTATTTCTTCTCGACCATCTGAAAATTTCTTGATTATTTATTAAAAATTTGTTATAATATTTATAGAAAGATATGGAAAGAATATTTAGAACCTTAAAAATAATAAGGAGAAGATTTTTATGATGACAAATAATGCTATATTAGAATTATGTAATTTATATTATGATAAAGAAACTTTTGAACATACAAAAAGAGTCGCTGATAAAGCCAGAAAAATTACTAATTTTTTTAATTTACCTTATGAAACTTATTATTTTGTTTATCAGCTTGGTTTAGCACATGATTTATATGAAGATACAGATATAAAAAGAAACACATGGTTTGATGAAAAATTTGAAAAAAATCTTTCTCTTTTAACAAGAGAAGAAGATGAAGACTATAATAAATATATTGAAAAAATTCATTCAATGGCAAAGAATAATCCTGACTATATGCCCGCATATATTGTAAAACTTGCTGATATATACGACCATTTTGCACAAACTGAAACTCTTACAGAAAAACTAAAAGAAAAATATGTTGCGGCAATTGCTTACTTATTTTAAAAAAGGAGGGTTATTATGAAACATATTACATATGGAGGAATTAGTTTTTTTGATTTGCTTTTGATTGTAAATATTGTTTTAAAATTAACTGGAGTTATTAATTGGAGTTGGTGGGTTGTCTTGTGGCCTCTTTGGATTGGTATCATTGTATTAATCATATTTATTATTATTTTTATTAAAATTTTTAAAGAGGTATAAATAATGAGATTATGGCATAAAGATTTTATTTCAGTGCTTCCACGAGAACAGCTTGTTGCTCAATGGAGAGAATTATCAGCTATTGCAGGAGCTATTCAAAAAAATGGAACACCAAATAATATTTTAGTTAATTTTGTTCTAAATTATGATTATGATCATTTTATTAATTATGCGGGAGTGGTACGAACTGAAATGAATTTTCGTGGCTACCGCACAATGAATTCAGTATGGGAAAAAATTACCAGTCTTAAACCAGATTGGGACTATCTATCATATGATGAAATTTATAAAGAAAAAATGGATAATACATATTTAGATATTTGTTTTTATAATCTTTATGAAAAAATTTTATGTAGTGGAATTAAAGAATCAGATTCTAGTAATATCATAAAAACATATTGTGAAAAAAGAGGTATACCTAATGGATTTAGATAAAATTACTGATATAGAATTACTTCGTAATATGTTGAAAAACCATATGGTTTGCATTAAAGAAGATATAAAAACCCCAACACATCTTTATAAAAAAGGAGAATGGTATTTTTATGTACAAGATGATGATGGAGTATTTTTATATCTTAATGATTATACATGTGGATTGCAACTAACCTATGATGAAGCTAAAGAATTTTTAAAATAAAAAGGAAAAATAATGAGAGATATTAATAGACTTTATAAATTTTATGATGGACTCAGAGAAAACCATAAAAAACTTTATGATTGGAGATTCGGTCAGTTTATTTTAAATTTTATTTCTTGGTATTATACTAAATATTATACAGATATTTTCTATATTGAAGATACTGAAATGCTTTTAGCTATTGAAGAGTTTGTAGATAATTTTACAAATAATTAATATTATATTTTATACAAGGTAGTAATTTTTTGCTACCTTGTTTTTTTATTTATTTTTTGTTATAATATATATAGAAAAATTAAATAAAAAGAAAGGAAGTGTATTATTATGAGAAGAAAAAATGATGATTTTTCAGTTTCAAGAATGTTTTGTTGTAACTGTGGGCGTGAAGGTGTCCCCATTAGTCGAAAATCTGGACGTTATCGCGAAGCTGGTCATTTAAAAAAATTATATTGCATTTATTGCGGAAAAGATTGGAATCATGTGGAAATCCGTCCTATGTATACTGATTATAATTATGAAGATTTTAAATTAGAAATGGAATATCATAATTTTGATGAGAATGGAGAAAGAAAAGAACCTTATAGAATCTTTAGGGGTAATCTTAAAAAGAATGGAATTATTACTTAATTTTAATAATTGGACAAAATCAAATAATTTTCAAAGTATAATTTTAATATAATATACATAAATCAAAAACTTTTTGTTTTAAGGAACTAACAATTATGTTGGTTCCTTATTTTTTATTATTTAATAATATGGAGGTAGCTAAATGAATTTTAAAGTAAGATTTAAAAATCCTGTTTTTATTGTTCAAATTTTTCTTTCAGTTTTAGTTCCAATTTTAACATATGCCGGACTAACATTTCAAGATTTAACATCTTGGGCAATATTAGGAAAAGTCTTTGTTGAAGCAATTCAAAATCCTTACGTTTTAGGTTTAATTACCGTTTCAGTATGGAATGCACTTAATGACCCAACAACAGAAGGCTTAACTGATAGTAAATTAGCAATGACATATGATAAACCTAAACCTAAAAGTAAATAAAGGAGGTTTATATGTTAAAAGGTATTGATATTTCCTATCATCAAGGAAATATAGATTTTAAAAAAGTAAAAAATAGTAAAGAAGTAGATTTTATTGTTCTAAGATAGGGTTATAGAAAAGCAATAGATTCAAAATTTATTGAATATGTGAAAGAATGTAAAAATAATAATATTCCTATTATGGTATATCATTTTGTTTATACTAATGGAGCAACTATTAAAGAAAATGCAGAAGCAACATTTGATAATATTAAAAAAGCTGGTTTGAATCCAATAGATACATGGATTGCTGTAGACCTTGAATATGATACTTGGAAGAAAAATAAAGAAGTTTGTACAAGAGAAAAATGTACAGCATATACAAAATAGTATTTAGATGTATTAAAATCTCTTGGATGTAAAAAACTTTTTATTTATACTAATACTGATTATTATAAAAACTATTATGATTGGAATCAACTTTCAGAATATCCAATTTGGTTAGCAGATTATGCGGGTGCCCCCGATTATCCATGTGCCATGCAACAATATACTTCAACAGGAAGAATTAATGGCATTAATGGATATGTTGATATGAATTATTTATTTGACGAAACAATGTTAAATAATACAATAGCTAAACCATAGCCAGCTGTAATCGTAGATAATAAAAATGATAATACTGTTACCGCAGATGACGCTTTAAATATTTTTAGATCATGGATTGGTTTATCTCGTTCTGAAGGTACTCATAAAGTAATTATTGATACTTATAATAATTATACACCAAGAGCAAGAGGTTATAAAGTAACTTATAAAGATGCTTATTGCGATACCACTATTAGTGCGATTTTTATTAAATTAAATGCAGTAAATTTAATTGGTGGAACTGAATGTGGTGTTGAAAATCATATCGCATTATTTAAAAAAGCTGGTATCTGGGAAGAAGATGGTACAATAGTTCCAGAAAAAGGATATTTAATTACTTATAACTGGGATGATACAACTCAACCAAATAATGGATATGCAGATCATATTGGAATGGTTGAATCTGTATCCGGCAATAATATAACTGTTATTGAAGGTAACATGAATGGTGGAAAGGTTGGTCGTAGAACTATTCCAATTGGATATGGATATATTCGCGGTTATGCAAAACCTAAATATGGAACAAAACAATAGCAAAAAGAAACATCTACTATTGGAAATATTCCTACAACAATAAATCCACCTGCTGTTCCATCTACAATAAAAGTTGATTATGCTCAATCTTTTAATAAAAATATTGCTAAAACATATACTACAACAGCAAATTTAAGATTGCGGTCAGGGGCAAGTTTATCTAAACCAATTATTACAGTTATGCCAGATGGTAGTAAAGTTACCTGTTATGGCTATTATACTGGAGATTGGTATTATGTTGTATATGGTAAATATACTGGGTTCTGCTCTAAAAAATATTTAAGATAATTTTTTGTATAGGTAATTTAATAGCTAAAGCTATTAAATTACCTATTTTTTTTGTCTCTATTTGCAAAATAAAAATATTTATGATATAATTTATAATAAAATGAAATAGGAGTTTATTATATGTTATATATTTATATAGATGGTTCTTGTCGCGGTAATGGTAAATAGAATTCATAGGGCGGTTTTGGTATTGTAATTTTTGATAATAATAATCATTTAATTGATGCTTATTGTGAAAATTTTCACAATGTAACAAATAATCAAATGGAATTAAAAGCATTTCTAAAAGCATTTGAATTATTAAATACCAAATATAAAAATCAACAAGCAACTATTTATTCTGATTCTGCATATTGCGTTAATATCCTCAATTCTTGGATTTATTCTTGGAGTAAAAATAATTGGAAAAATAGTAAAAATGAAACAATAAAAAATTTAGATATAATTTTATCTTTATATGAATATTATAATATAAATTTTTTCATAAATCAAATATATATAATTAAAGTCGATGGTCATAAAGGTATGATAGGTAATGAACTTGCAGATGCACTTGCAACTATGAACAAGTCTAAATTTTCTGACATCATACTAAAGAATCATGTTGTCATAACTTGCTAAATTTAAAATTTTTTGGTATAATAAAAAGAAAAAGGAGAAATTAAAATTGGAAAAAGAAATTTATGATGCTAGATAGCTTGGTACTCCAAAAATGTTAACCTTGGGTTTTCAACATTTATTTGCAATGTTTGGAGCAACAGTATTAGTTCCTATCTTAGTGCAAAGTTATGGATTACCGCTAAGTATTCAAACAACTTTATTATTTGCGGGCTTGGGTACTTTACTTTTTCATGTATGTACTAAATTTTAGATACCCGCATTTCTAGGCTCTTCATTTGCATATCTTGGCGGTTTTCAGGCGGTTTCCGCATTAAATACAGGTAAATATGCAACAATGACTCCAGACGATAAACTTGCATATGCACTTGGTGGTATTGTAATTGCTGGTTTACTCTACTTAGTTTTAGCTCTATTGTTTAAAACACTTGGAACTAAAAAAGTAATGAAATATTTTCCACCTACTGTTACTGGTCCAATGATTATCATGATTGGATTAAATCTCGCAGGAAGTGCTGTTTCAAATGCGTCAACTAACTGGGGATTAGCAACTCTTGCTATTGTAGTAATTGTTATAGCTAACATTTGGGGCAAAGGAATGATTAAAATTGTTCCTATCTTACTTGGTATAGCTATAAGTTATCTTGCAGCTTTATGTTTAGGATTAGTTGATTTTAGTGCAGTACAAAATACAAGTATTATTGGATTACAAAAATTTACAATTGCAAAATTTGATTTTACTTCAATTATTATTATGGCTCCAATAGCAATCGCATCAATGATGGAACATATTGGTGATATTTCAGCAATTTCTTCTACAACAAAAAGAAATTTCATTTCAGACCCCGGACTTCATAGAACATTAATTGGTGACGGTCTTGCAACTTCATTCGCTGGATTATTTGGAGGACCCGCAAATACGACATATGGAGAAAATACTGGCGTATTAGCATTATCAAAAGTATATGACCCAAGAGTAGTAAGATTAGCAGCATATTTTGCAATTATTTTATCTTTCTCTCCAAAATTTGCGGCATTGATTAATTCTATCCCAACTGCAATTATAGGAGGAATTAGTTTTATTCTTTATGGTATGATTTCTGCTGTTGGCGTTAGAAATATGGTTGAGAACAATGTTGATTTAACCAAATCCCGCAATTTAATTGTTATTGCAACAATGTTTGTAAGTGGATTGGGATTTAGTTCTGTTGGCGGAGTTACATTTAATATTGGCCCTGCAACAATTACATTAACTGGTTTAGCTATTGCGGCAATTCTTGGTGTTGTGCTTAATGCAGTTCTACCAGAAAAAGATTATGAATTTAAAATTTAAAAATTATTAAAATTTTGAAAAGATTAAGAAGAGATTTTCTTCTTAATCTTTTTGATTTTTTTAATAATTTATGATATAATATATGTATATAAAAAATAAAAAGAGGAAAAACATATGAATGATAAACATTTATACACAGAAGATAGTATCGAAAGTCTCTCGCCCCTTGAATTTACCAGACTTCGTCCGCAAGTGTATGCAGGAGATTGTACATATTCAACTCAATTATTGATAGAAATTATTTCTAATGCTGTTGATGAATATAGACTTGGACATGGAAATAAAATTGATGTAAATATTGTTGATGATACAGTTTCTGTTAGGGATTATGGTCAAGGTTTTATTCCTAATTCATATAGAGAAGATGGTAAAACCATTCTTGAAGCTGCATTTAGTGTATTAAATACATCTGGTAAATATAGAGAAGATGGAACATATGAAGGAACCTCTCTTGGTTCTTTTGGTATTGGTTCAAAAATTACAACTTTTTTGTCCCATTGGCTTAGAGTAAAAACAATAAGAAATAGTGAATGGGAAGAAATCCTATTTAAAGAAGGTGTTTTTAAAACCCGTACTTCTGGTGCTGGTGGGATTGCAGGAACATTGGTCGAGTGGCAGCCTTCAGAAGAATTTTTTACACATACTGAAGTTGAAATTAACAAAATTAAAGATTTATTTAAAACTATTGTTTGTCTTTGCCCAGGATTAGAAATTAATCTTTATTTTACAACTTTAAATAAAGATGGAATGAAAATAGAAAATTATACTCGATATTATTCTGAAAAAGGTATTAATGATTTAGTGGATGAAGCTGTTAAAGATACAGAACTTATCACAAATCGTTTTTCTATGAATTTTTTAGAAGGTAAAAATAAACTTGATATGGTTTTTACATATACAAGTAATTATTCTTCAACTATTGTTCCATATGTAAACACTGGTCTTACTGATTCTGGTCCGCATATTACACAAATTAAAACAGTTATCACAAGAGAATTTAATAAATTTTTTAAAGAAAAAAAATGGTTAAAAGATAAAGATGCTAATTTAACTGGTGATGATATTCAAGAGGGAATGTATGTAGTATTTAATATTACAGCGCCTAATGTTGGATATGATGCACAGGTTAAAAGTAGAATTACAAAAATTGATATGTCACCTTTTACTTCTGCATTAACAACTAATCTTAATATTTGGTTCAATAATAATGAAAAAGAAGTAAAAAATATTTTTGAAAAAGCAACAGCTGCTCGTAAGGCAAGAGATGCAGCTAAAAAGGCAAGAGATAAAGCAAGAGAGCAGAATAAAAAGAAGCAAAAAGCTTTAAAGTTTGATAGTAAATTAGCGGATTGCTGGTCTAAAGACCGCATGAAATGTGAGATATATGTAACAGAGGGAGATTCAGCTTCAGGAAACTTAAAACTAGCTCGCAATAATGAATTTGTTGCGGTTATGCCTGTCCGCGGAAAAATTCTTAATGTTAGAAAAGCAACACTTGATAAAATTCAGAAAAATGCTGAAATTATGACAATGATTGACGCTTTTGGTCTTACTGTTGATATGAAAACAATGAAGTTGACATATAATAAAGAAGACCTTCGTTATGGGAAAATTATAATTGAGTCCGATGCTGACGTCAGTAACACGGCGTATGAAAGACTTTTCGCTTAATCAAGCGGGTAAAAATTTTTGGTCAACTTTATATTATGTGATATGTACATTTTTCATATAATATGAAGGAGAAAAGAATTTTTGCTAACGGGGAATCCTAAACCAAAATGGCATGGAAATCCCGTGGGAAACAAATATTAATTCATTCTCTTTCAATAATAATTGAGGAGAATAAAAAATGATAGGAATTTATAAAATTACAGAAAAAAACGATCCAACAAATTTTTATGTTGGACAATCAAATGATATAGATAGAAGATTTAAAGAACATATATATAAAACATCAAAACAATCACGTATTCCTTTTGATGATTAGATAACTAATAAAGGAAAAGATGCTTTTTTATTTGAAGTATTAGAAGTATGTTCTATAGATGAATTAAATGATAAAGAAAAATATTGGATAAATAAATTAAATGCTACAAAATCTGGTAATAAAAATGAAGGCGGATTAACAGATTTGATTGGAAGTCATAATCCTAATGTTAAATTAACAGAAAAGGATGTTATTAGAATTAGACAAGCATATGCCAATCATTAGCGCCAAAAAGATGTGTACAAAGAATTTGAAAATAAAATTTCTTTTGGTTATTTTCAAAATCTTTGGCAAGGCAGGTCTTGGTCGTATATTATGCCAGAAGTTTTTACAGAAGCAAATAAACAATATTATATTTATCAAAATTCACAAGGCGGAAATGGAGCTTCAGCTCAATTTACCAATGAAGAGGTTATTCAACTTCGACATAGATATGTAAATGAAACCGCCAAACAAATTTATGAAGATTATAAAAATCGAGTATCCTATCAAACATTTCAAGCTATGCTTTGGGGAAGAAGTTATTCAACACTTCCTATTTATAAAAAGAAAGAAAAGAAATGGATTAATATTTGAACCTGTATCGACTATTCCCATTGCCTTCTGGGCGGGGAAGTAGGGCTGCTATTGATACGCAGTTCGAAATGGTCTCCTTATCATGTTAATGATAAGTAAAAGATAGTCAGTGCTTATGGAAACATAAGAATAACACGCGATGGAAGTCATATTAAGAATTTATTCTATACCTTTATATGGACATTCTGTCCACAATTAATTTTAGATGGATATGTATATGCAGGAGTTCCGCCCCTTTATAAAATTACAGAAGGTAAAGATACTTATATTTATTTAAAAGATGATGCAGAACTTGAAAAATATAGAACTAGTCATAAGGGAAAGAAGTATCTTGTTAATCGACTTAAGGGACTCGGAGAAATGTCACCAGACGAAACTTCAATTCTTGTAGATCCAGATAAAAGAATTATTAAACAGGTAACTGTAGAAGACATTACAGCAGCAGATAAATTATTTGATGATTTAATGGGAACTCAAATTCTTCCAAGAAAAAGATTTATTCAACAACACTCACAGGAGGCTACTTATGGAAATTAATGTATTGAATGAAATATATGATGCATATAAAGGAGCGATAGAAGATGCATCCTCAATGTGGAAAAGTGAATATTGTTGTAGTAAAAAAGAAGCAGAACATAGAGATATGGAAGATAAAGAAGATTTAAAATATTTTGAATCATTACTTCAAAAAATAGACAGCAATTGGAGGCCAAATAATGCAGAATGATTTGATAGTATGGCGTGAATTTACCTGAGTAATATGAAAGAGAAGAAGTATGAACAAAAAAAATCAGATACTGGATCCCATAACAGGAGAGTCATTAAAATGGGAATTTGTAGACAGCACGGAGGCAACTTATGAAAATTGATGAATCTAAAATAATAAAAAATGCAATTTTAAAAACTTTAGAATATTTAAAAATACATGAACCCAAATGTATTTGTGAACAGTGTGAATTTGGATATAAATTTGATGAAAATTCAAAAAATAAATGTAAAGAATATAGTAAAAAAATGATGGAAGCACATAATATTTGGGAAACAAAAATATTATATTGGAAGGAAAAATTAAAAAATGCAGAGTGATTTAATAAAAGAATTAAGTACAAATTTCATTGAATATGCAGCCTCCTGTAATTCAGATAGAGCAATACCCAATGCCACTGACGGCCTTAAACCAGTAGCAAAAAGAATCTTATATGGAGCCTTTACAGGAGGAAGAACTAGTAATAAACCTCACGTAAAATGTGCAAAGATTGTCGGAGATGTAATGGGGTCTTATCATCCTCATGGTGACTCATCTATATATGGTGCATTGGTTCGTCTTGCACAAGATTGGGTAATGCGTTATCCTCTTATTGATTTTCATGGTAATGTAGGAAACCAGGCGGGAGATGGACCTGCAGCGCCGCGTTATACAGAAGCAAGATTGTCTAAATTAACAGAAGATGGAATGTTACAAGGATTAAAGAAAAATAATGTTGATTTTATCCCTAACTATGATGAAACAACAGAAGAACCTATAGAACTACCAAGTATCTTTCCAAATCTTCTTTGTAATCCTAATAGCGGAATTGGTGTAGCTATGGCTTGTTCATGGGCGCCCCATAATCTTGGAGAAGTTGCGGCAGCTATTAATCAATATTTAGCTGGTGAAGAACCTACTTTAATTGGTCCAGATTTTCCGACAGGCGGGATTATCATTAACTCTAAAGACATCCCCGCAATTATGAAAACAGGACATGGTAGTGTAAAAATTCGTAGTAAATATGAGATTGATAAACAGAAAATTATATTTACTGAAATTCCTTATGGAACTACTATTGAAGGGCTAATGACAGAAATTGGCGAAATTTCTGATAAAAAAGAAATTGAAGGAATTGATAACATTCGTGATGAATCTAATAAAAAAGGTGTTAGAATTGTTATTGAATGTGATAAGGGAATTAATCCTGCAAGTATTGTAAATAAATTATTTGCTAAAACAAATTTACAAAGTTCATTTAATTATAATCAAGTTGCTCTTGTTGATAAAGTGCCAACTGAATTAAATCTTAAAGATTGTATTAAAATTTATGTTGACCATAATATTGATTGTATAATAAGAGAAACTAAATTTGATTTGGATAAAGCTACTGATAGACTTGAAATTGTAAATGGTTTGCTGCGGGCATTAAATGTTATTGATGATATTATTCATTTAATTAAAATATCCGCTAACGCTATTGAAGCAAAAGAAAAGTTAATAAAAAGATATAATTTTACAGAAAATCAAGCTAAAGCAATTTTAGCTATGAGACTTTCTTCTCTTGCTAAACTTGAGAAAATTGAATTAGAACAAGAGGCAAAAGAACTTGAAAATAAAATTAAAGATTTAAAAGATATTCTTGCAAATGAAAATCGTCAAAAAGATATTCTTAAATCTCGTTTAGCAGATTTAGTTAAAAAATATGGAGATGCCCGCCGCACAGAATTAGCTCATATTGAAATTAAGCCAGAAGAAAAAATCATTGAGGAAGTTGTTCCAGAAGACTGCGTTGTAATTCTTTCTCAAAATGAAGATATTAAACGTATTCCTAAAAATAGTTTTAAAGTACAGCGAAAAAATGGTAAAGGTGTAAAAACAAAAGATGATGTAATTATGTCTACAATTTCTACTAATACTATTGATAATTTACTTTTATTTACTAAAAAAGGTAAAATGTTTAAGATTATTGTAGATGAAGTACCAGTTGGGACTAATGCATCAAAAGGCGTCCATGTTGGAACTTTAATTAATATGGAACATGATGATGAAGTAATAGCAATTACTTCTCTTGCTAGAAGTAATACTGCGAAATATGTAGTATTCTTTACAAAGCAAGGATTAATGAAAAAGACATTTCTTGAAGAATATACAAAAATAAAACGTAGTACAGGAATTGCGGCAATTAAAATTAATGAAGGCGATTCTATTGCCAATGTTGAATTTATTAATGAAGAAAATATTCTTGTTATTACTAAAAATGGAATGTCAATTCATTTTGAAAGTAAAAATGTTAATCCTATTGGTAGAATTGCAGCTGGTGTAAAAACTATTAAATTAGATGAAAACGATGAAGTCGTTGTAGGACTTCCAATTCATTCAGATAATGATAATATTGCTATATTTTCAACAAAAGGATATGGTAAAAAAACTTCTATTAAAGAATTTAATGTACAAGGTAGAGGTGGGAAAGGATTAGTAATTTATCGACCAAGTGCAATATATGGAAATATTGCAGGAGCAACAGTAATTTCAGATAATGACACAATTTTATTAACTGGTCAACCTAGTTCCATATGCATCGCTGCGACAGATTTACCTTTATTAACAAGAACAAGTTTTGGTAATATTATGGTTAAATCTAATATTTCTTCTATTGTAAAATTTTAAGTGAAGGATATTTATATCCTTCACTTGTTTTTTATAAAAAAATATATTATAATATATATAGAAAAATATATAGGAGATGATTTTATGAGTTATAGTTATAAACTTGAAATCGCCGCCATGATTCGTAAATTAAATGAAGCTACTGAACAATATGATGCGGGTCATCCTATTATGTCTGATAAAGAATGGGATGATTTATATTTTAAATTAAAAACAAGAGAAGAAGAAACTGGTATTATTTTTTCAAACTCACCAACTCAAAACATTCATTTTACAAAAGTTTCTGAATTAAAAAAAGTTAATCATAACCATTTAATGTTATCTCTTGATAAAACTAAAAATATAGAAGATATTGATAAATTTTTACAAAACTATGATTTTATTGCAATGGCAAAACTAGATGGATTAACTTGTTCTTTAAGATATTTAGATGGAGAATTAGTGTCTGCGGAAACCCGTGGAGATGGAAAAACTGGTGAAGATATTCTTCATAATGCTTTGGTTATTCCTTCAATTCCTAAAAAAATTAATTATTTTGAAGAATTAATTATAGATGGAGAAATTATTTGTACTTATTCCAATTTTGAAAAATTTAAAGATAAATATAAAAATCCAAGAAACTTTGCCTCTGGTAGTATTAGGTTATTAGATTCAAAAGAATGTTTTTCAAGAAAATTAACTTTTGTAGTTTGGGATGTTATTAAAGGTTTTAAAAATGATTATCTTCATAATAGATTACTCGAAGCAGAAAAACTTGGTTTTACTATTGTTCCATGGACTGGAGATAATCCTACAGCAGAAGCTGATATTGCAGAAATAAAAGAATTATCGGATAAAGAATCTTATCCAATTGATGGAGTAGTCTTTAAAATTGAAAGTCGAGAAATATCTAATGAATTAGGATATACCGCACATCATTTTAATAATGCAATAGCATATAAATTTTATGATGAGACTTATGGAACTTATTTAAAATATATCCAGTGGACAATGGGAAGAACTGGCGTTCTTACTCCAGTAGCAGTATTTGATCCTATTGATATTGATGGTTCAACAGTAGAAAGAGCATCTCTTCATAATGTAAGTGTTATGAGAGAAACTTTTGGTGATTGTGCTTATGTAGGTGAACCTCTTCAGGTTTATAAAGCAAATCAAATTATTCCTCAAATTGCGGAAGCTGGACCAAAATATGATTATGGTTATGTGATTGCTCATGGTGGAGCATCTGCTAACGATGTTATTGAAAGATGTCCTATATGCGGCGGTGATGTCGCATATATAACCAGTGATGATGGAGTAATTAACGCATATTGTGATAATCCTCTTTGTGAAGGTAAATTGATAAATAGACTTGAGCATTTTTGTGGTAAAAAAGGACTAGATATAAAGGGCATTTCTAAAGCTACATTTGAAAAACTTATTGATTGGGGATGGCTTGGAAATATAGAGGAGGTATTTTCACTTTCTAATTTTAGAGATGAATGGATTAAGAAACCTGGCTTTGGAATAAAATCAGTAGATAAAATGCTTCAAGCCATTGAAGATGCGAGACATACAACCCTTGATGCTTTTATATCTGCGATTGGTATCTCCCTTATAGGGCGGACCGCCGCAAAAGATTTAACTAATTATTTTGAAACCTATGAGGATTTTCGTAATGCTGTAGATGATAAGAATTATCATTTTTATGATTTAGATAATTTCGGCGAAGAAATGGATAGAAGTATTAAAAATTTTAATTATGCAGAAGCTGATAGAATTTCTAAACTTTTATTTATTGAAGCCCCAGTTGTAAACAAAAATCAAATAAATAATAGTCTTGCAGGAAAAACTATAGTTATTACGGGAAAACTTACAAATTTTAAAAATAGAGCTGAATTAAAAGCAGTCATTGAAAATCATGGGGGCAAGGTTGTTGATTCTATTTCTGCAAAAACTGATATACTTATTAACAATGATGTAAATAGCACATCATCTAAAAATAAGGCAGCAAAAGAACGCAATATACCGATTATGTCAGAACTAGATTTTATAAAGAATTATGTTGAAAATTAAAAAAATTTTTTATATAATATAATTGTAGATGATAAAAAATAATTCATCTGAAGAATATAATATTTTAAATATAAGGAGAAAAAATTTATGTTGAAAGAAAATAGTAAGATTGTTTATGATTTTGTAAAGGCACATGATGGAGAAGATTTTACCGCTCAGGATATTTCAGATGCAACTGGACTTGGTGTAAGAACAGTTAATGGTATTGTGACTTCTGCTTTCCAGCGTCATAAGGATAAGGATAAGAATGAAGTTCCTCTTATGGTTCGTGTCCCTGCAGAGATTGAGGATCCAGCAACAGGTCTCCATAAAGCAATTAAGTTCATTCAGCTCACCGATGCTGGTCGTGCGTTTGATCCTAACGCAGAGGACTAATTTAGCTATATAACAGGGGTTAGATAAAATATCTAATCCCTGTTTTGTATATGGGAGAAAAATAATGACATCATTAATATTAGCTTTTATTTTTCTAATATGTGGAATAATTCTTTTTTATAAAGCTAATCAAATTAAAATTAATAAAAATGAACAACAAGAATAGTATAGAGAACAATTACAAAAAGAATTAAATATTTTACAAATTAATATAAATAATTTAATTCATTCAGAAAATGAAAAGAAAAAAGAACTAAATAAAGAATTATTATAGTTTCAAGAGTCTCGTAAAAAAGAAATTGAAACATATTTAGAAAGTCAAGAATAGCTTGCAAAACAAGCTATTAATAAAACAAATCAATCTGCTCAAGAGCAAATTGAAAATATAAAATATAATGTACAATGTTTTCAAAATAATGCTGAAGTTGAAAAACAAAATATTCAAAATGAAATTAATAAATTAAAAGCTTCATTAAGTGCGGGTGTATAGGCACGTCTCCGCGAACAATAGAAGAAAGATAAAATAGGATTTTATAAATTATCTATCAATGATGCTGATTTATCTGATGTAAAAATGTTAGAAAATTTAAAAGCTTCTTTTCATAAACCTGTTGTTTTAAGTAAACTTATATGGACTCAATATTTTCAAAAACAAATGACAGAATTATGTGATAGAGTTTTAGGTAAAAAAACAGTTTGCGGAATTTATAAAATTACTAATTTATTAACTGAACAATGTTATATTGGACAAAGTGTTAATATTAGTGATAGATGGAAACAACATTGTAAATGCGGTTTGGGCATTGAAGCCTCCGCAACTAATAAACTATATAATTCTATGCAAAAAGATGGAGTATGGAATTTTAGTTTTGAATTATTAGAATAGTGTTCAAAAGATATGTTGAATGAAAAAGAAAAATTTTGGATATAGATGTATCAAAGCAATAAATTTGGATTAAATACAGTGAAAGGTAATAGTTAATATGATAAAAGTATTCACATTAAATAAAAATGGAAAAATTGAATTAACAAAAAAAGAATTAGAATAGCTTTTAAATGAAAGTTATTGGGAAGGTTATAGAAATAATAATAATTATTGGACTTATACTTCTCCTACCCCTTATAAATGGTGTTTAAACACTCCATATACTATTTCTACATGTTCATCATCTGATTCAATTACTATAAAATCAAATTTAGGAGAATAATATGAAATTTGAAAATACATATGTATCTAATTTTGAAGGCGCTTTCAGAGGAATGAGAAACCCTAAAAATAGTTGGAATAATAGTGATAGTTTTTTTGGAGTTGTTAATATTGATGAATACCCCCGTGAAAACGAGATTGCAGATAATTGGATTAATTTATCACATTCAAATCTTAACTGGCCTAATGAATACACCGAAGAAGGTGATAACCTTTGTGAGCAATATTCTGAAAAATTAATTAATAATGGTATATTAAAAATTAATGAACATGATAGTGTTGCCGAAGTAGCTTTTATTGGACCGAACGATATGAAGCTTGCTCAAACATTAATTAAAGCTGGTCCTGAACACCGCAAATTTTTACGTCAGATTTTTGTTTCTGTTGATATTACCGCCCCACTTTACTGGTGGAAAGAAATGGATACTTATAAAGTAGCAACAGTCGCCAATAGTACATCAACAATGCATAGACTCACCAGCAAATCTATCACTCTTGATTGTTTTGAAATAGATGATATGAATCCTGATTTGATATATTATAGTATCCCAGAATATACGGGTGGACCTGCTGAAAATGATATTAATATGTTCTCCGAACTTTTAATTGAACAACTTGAATTTCTTCGTCAAAAATATCTTGAAACAAAAGATAAAAGATATTGGAAAGAACTTGTACGGTGGTTACCTGAAAGTTGGCTTCAAACGAGAACTTGGACAGCTAATTATGAAACTATCCGCGCAATTTGTTCTCCTGGACAAAGACGCAATCATAAATTAAATGAGTGGAGCGGTAAAGATAATCCATCAAAAATTAATTTTATTGCTTGGGCGCGTGAGCTCCCATATGCTCAATATTTAATTTTTGATGATGAAAATATTCCTTTTCAAATTGAAAAATAAAAAATAAAATGTTATAATATAATTATAAGATAAAAATTATATTATAAATAAAAAGGAAAAAATCGCAAATGACTAAGAAAGAAACTTTTATTAAATTTATTGAGGTTGCAATTAAAATTGCTGAAGATGAGATAACTTATATGAATGATATAAGTGAAAAATATAATATTACAACAAATGATTATGATATTGCGATGGAGTTTTGGAAAGATTTTAAAGACGGAAAAGTAAAAGATTCAGGAGCAGCTATGACAGAGAATGGCAAGAAGCTACTTTCTTGGATGCAAGAAAATGTAGAAAAAATGTCTAATATTTTTACATCTAAGGAAGCAGCAGAAGCTCTTTTTACATCTGGTCGTTCTATTGCTGGTTCTATGCGAAAACTAATTGCAGATGGTTATGTTGAAAAAACAGGAAAGGATCCTGTTAAATATTCTCTTACTGAAGCTGGTAAGAGTTATCAACTTGAAAATTAAAAAATTTTTTGATATAATATAAATACAGAAATAAAGTTGATTTAATAAGGAGAAAATAATTTAATGAAAACAAACGCAAAATTTATTAACACAGAGAAAATTGAAGGATATGTTTATAGCACAGGTAGTAATTTTAATCAGCTTTCTGAAAGAGTAACTGGAGAAAATTCAAAAAACCCTGGTACGAAATATATTGCAGGTGACCTTGATATTGCAACAGATGAAAATGGTCTGAATGTTGTTACAGTTCATTATTCTTATGTAACACCTACATATGCAAAGAGCGGTCAGACCAATAATACATATGTTGCATTAAAGAAGATTATTGATAATCCAGATAAGACTTGGATTAATGGCGGTAAGGAAAATGCTTTTAAGGTTCAGTGTACTGGAACATCTATCGGTATTAATGATTTTATTGCGGCAGATGGTTCTAAGGTAGCTGCACCAAGAAATGAAAATGGTTTTTGCACTATTGTTGCTGAACTTGGTCCGGAAGCAGAAAGAAGTACTTTCTCCACTGACATGCTTATTACAAAAGTAACTCATGTTGATGCGGATCCTGATAAGAATATTACAGAAGATTTTGCAACAGTTAGTGGTGCAATTTTTGGTTATGGTCCAGTTCTTCTTCCTATATCTTTCGTTGTTCGTAATGCAATGGGAATGAGCTATTTCGAAGGACTTGATGCATCTCCTTCCAATCCCACTTTTACAAAAGTTTGGGGACGTATTAATTGCATGACAATTAAGACAGAAAAGAAGGAAGAATCTGCATTTGGTGAGGCAGCAGTTCAGACTTATGAAAGAAAGAGTCGTGAATATGTAATTACTGGTACAGCAAAAGTTCCTTATGATTTTGGTGATGAAGAAGTTCTTACTGCGGCAGATGTAAGTAAGATGGTTCAGGATCGTCAGATTAAGCTTGCTGAAGTTGAAAAGAGATTTAATGAGCGTCAGACAACTAAAGCAACAAATGGAGTAAATTTTGATGTTGCAGCTGCAACTAAGGCTGCCCAGAATACCGTTTCCGTAGGGGAGTTTAAATTTTAATAAAGGGAGAATTAATTTTCTCCCTTTCTTATAAAGAAAGGATATTATCATTATGGCAGATATTAATATTTTTAACATTTAGCCGCATCAGGTAAGCAGAAATCTCCGCGGATATTCAATTTTCTTTTATGGAGAACCAAAGTCTGGTAAAACAACAACAGCATCAAAATTTGAAAACAATCTTCTTTTAGCTTTTGAAAAAGGTTATAATGCTATTCCTGGTGTAATGGCACAGCCTATTAATAACTGGGCAGAATTTAGAAAAGTTCTCCGCCAGCTTAAAGACCCCAAAGCAAAAGAAAAATTCTATACTATTACTATTGATACTTGTGATATTGCTTATGATTATTGCACTAAATATATTTGTGACAATGCACTTCGTTCAGATGGTGGTTATGGTGTTGATAGTATTAGTGATATTCCTTTTGGTAAGGGATATGGACTTGTATCAAAAGAATTTGATGAATGTCTTAGATCTATTGTTATGATGGATTATGGTCTTATTCTTATTTCTCATGCAACAGATAAAGTTTTTAAAGATGAAGCTGGTGCAGAATATAATAAGATTGTTCCAACTCTTGATAAAAGAGCAAATAATATTGTAGCTAGAATGGCAGATATTATTGGATATTCCAGAATTGTTACAGATAAAGATGGCAATAATATAACTAAGCTTTTTATGCGTGGAACTCCAAGATATGAAGCTGGTTCTAGATTTAAATATACACCAGATTATATTGATTTTTCTTATGATAATCTTGTTAAAGCAATTTCTGATGCAATTGATAAGCAGGCACAAGAAGATGGGCAAGAATACTTCACAGATAAGAAAAATAATCTTTATACAGATACTACTAAAGACCTTAATTTTGATGAGTTAATGAAAAATTGTAATAATCTAATTAAGGGAATGATTGATAATAATTCTGAAGAAGTCTTTAGAGAATTTTATCAGCCTCGTATCGTTCAGATTACTGATCGGTATCTTGGTAAAGGTCAAAAAATGAGTCAGTGTTCAAGAGAACAGGTTGAGGCTTTATCTTTGATTTATGATGATCTCCTCTTACTTTCCAAAGAATCTCCTTCAGAATGATTATATATTTTTAAAGAAACTTGTCAAAGGTTTTATTACTTTGACAAGTTTTCTTTTTTTTGTTATAATATAAATAGAAAAATTTTTAAGGAGATTATATGGCTCATCATTATGTAAAATGTTTATATTGCGGTGAACAGTTTGATAGAGATAATGAACCAACAAAACAGGTCTCCGCTCGTAGATATGCTCATATTAAATGTTGGGAAGATCATCTATCCAACATGACTGAAGAAGAAAAAGATATAGAAGCTTTTTATAATTATGTAAAAATTTTATTTGGAGAAGATTATAATTATTTATTAACTAAAAAATTAGCAGAAAAATATGTAAAAGAAAATAATTATACATATAGTGGAATGTTAAAAACTCTTAAATGGTATTATGAAAAAGAAGGACATTCAGTTGACAAAAGTAATGGAAGTATTGGTATTATCCCCTATATATATAAACAAGCTTTAGAATATTATTATGCTCTTTATCAAGCGCAATTAATAAATCAAGAAAAGGATGTTTCAAATTTTATATTACCAAAAGAAAGAATAATAAATATTGAATCTCCACGAGTATATGTACGACCGCCGCGAATGTGGTTAGAAGGAGAAGATGAATGAATTCAAAATATTATGATGTATCAGCTTGTATGCAAGTTATTGGTGATGTATTCATAAATCCTTCTCTTTTGGATTTAGAAGAAAAATATAAATTTCATGAAGAAGATTTTGTTCAAGAATTTCATAGAATCTTATTTGGTTCAATTTATAATCTTCATCAACTTGGAGCAAAACAAATATCAATAGAAGATATAGAAAAATATTTAGAACAACGTCCTAAAAAATATGCTACTTACAAAGTAAATAAAGGTTCTGAATATTTAGAAAATATTAAAGATATGTGTCAATTGGCGGCATTTGATTATTATTATAATCGAATGAAAAAAATGACACTATTAAGAATGTATAATAAAAATGTTGGTATGGATTTATCTTGGCTATATGATCCAGATAACATTTTAGATGCTAAGAAAAAAGAAGCACAAGAAACATGGTTTGATAATACTCCTATTAATGAAATTGCAAACACCATTAATGATAAAATTGATGAAATAAAAGCAAAGTATATTGATAATTCAGAAGATGGAGTTATTCAGGCGGGAGACGGTGCTTTAGCACTTCTTGAAAGATTAAAAAATAATCCAGAAATTGGTTATCCATTATATGGAAGATTAGTTAATACAATTCATCGTGGAGCAAGATTAAAAAAGTTTTATTTGCGGTCTGCCGCCACAGGAGTTGGAAAAACTCGTTCTATGATTGCAGATGCCTGTGCTGTTGCTTGTAATAAAATTTATAATCTTGAAACTAGACAGTGGGAAGATAATGGAACCCGTGAACCTACTCAATTTATTACAACAGAACAGGAAGAAGATGAGATTCAAACTATGATGATTGCTTTCCTATCTGGAGTAAATGAAGATCATATTCTTGAAAATACATATACTGAAGGTGAGTGGGAGCGAGTAAGCGAAGCTGCCGCAATTCTTTCAAAAAGTCCTTTATATATTAAAAAACTTCCAGACTTTTCATTACAAGATATTGAAAATACAATTAAATTTGGTATTCGTCAATACGATGTAAGATATGTATTCATGGATTACATTCATTCAAGTATGAAAATTCTTAGTGAAATTAGTTCAAAAGCTGGAGTTAAAGGATTAAGAGAAGATAATATTCTTTTCATGATTAGTGTAAGAATTAAAGATTTATGTAATCAATATGGCGTTTTTGTAATGTCAGCTACGCAGTTAAATGCAGATTATGTATCAGCTCAACAGTATGATCAGAATTTATTGAGAGGCGCAAAAGCTATTGCTGATTGGACAAAGTTGATTAATGTTATATTGAATTTTTTTATTATAGATAGTGGAATAATTCCAAAATCTAATTTAAAGGAGTTCAATTATGAAAAAAATTATTTTTACACAATAGCAAATAAATAATATTATTAATGATTATGTAATTAATAATATTTCAACAAGATAGTTAGGAACTAAATATAATGTTTCTAAAACAGTAATAAGTAGAGTTTTAAAAGAAAATAATATTGAATTAAATCATACTAATAGAAAATATTTTGGAGATTACGATAAATTTTAGAAAATAGATTCTGCTGAAAAAGCATATTGGTTAGGGTTTTTGGCGGCAGATGGATGTAATTATTCAAGAGCTGAAAATGCTTCAGTTATAATAAATATACACCAAAAAGATATATAGCATTTATATAAATTTCAAAATTTTATGAATACAAATGCATAGGTAAAAACATTTATACAAAATCAAGGTTTTTCAAATAATACACCTATGTGTAAAATTATATTAAATAGTAAAAAGCTATCTAAGGATTTAAGCAATGTAGGAATAGTTCCTAAAAAAAGTTTAATTCTTTAGCCTCCAAAAATTGATTCAAAATTTTATTTACCTTTTATTTTAGGATATTTTGATGGAGATGGTTCTATTTTTAAAACTAATCAAAAATCTTTCGGAATATCAATAGAAGGTACAAAAGAAATATTAGAATGGATAAATTCGATATTAAATATATCATCACATTTAGAAAAAAGAAAGCAAGATAATTCTAATAATTATTTTATTCGATGTGGTGGAATTAACAAACCCTACTTAATTATGAAATAGCTTTATAATAGTGTAAATATTCATTTAGATAGAAAATATAACATTTTTAAAACTTTGGAAACAGTCGTCCTTAATGGAAACATTAAGTGATTATTATCCCGTGAATTGCTGGAAAACCCTTAGAGCTTTCTAAACTACAACATAGATATGAAATAAAATCAAGTGTGAATGTTTAAAAATTAGAAAGATTGGGCAATCAGCAACTAAGGTTCGAATAGAACAAAGTTCAACGACTATCCGGTGGCGCGGAGTACATCTAAAAGATGGAAGTGTGGGATACCTAAGTATTTTATAAAAAATATATGGTAAAGATATAGTCTACTCCCTTATGAAAGTAAGGGTAGCAAGGAAAATTGATTGTGGCATGATTATGCTTCAAACTAGTCAAGATGACAGAGAGTCTTTAAAAAATATTGTTAATTCAATGGGAATTGAAATGCCTGATATAAAAATTTCTGTTTATAAAAATAGACGCGGCCGTTATAAAGACATTTTGCTTTGGTGTAAATCTAATAGAGGTATTTGTAGAATTGATCCAATATTTGTTACTAATTATAATTATGAATTAATGGATATTGAAGATTTAAAAATTCATGTGACACCTAAAATAGAAGTGAGTGCTTTTTAAGGAGAAGAAATAAATGAAAATTATAAATACAAATGAATTTAAAAAATTAATGGAAGAATATCCAGATGGTGGCATTGTATTTGCAGAATACACTCCAGATATAATAAAAAGCGAAATTATGGTTACAGATGGTGATTTTGGAGCAACTTGTCTTGTGCCTTATCATGGAGAAGTTTTTGATTTTGATTGGAATATTAGAGAATATCAAGAAAAAGAATTATTTATAATTTTTGATAATAATGACATTTTACAAATGATTCAAACATTAACCGCAGGTTTAAAAATTGAATTAAAAGATTATTATGAATAATTTTAAATATAAAAAGTGAGAGGAAAAATAATGATTATTTGTGGTTTCCCTGGAGTTGGAAAAACTACCTTAGCAAAATTTTCTAATTGGGTAGATTTAGAAAGCACCCCATTTGAGAAAGATTGGGTTCGTTATGCAAAAGTAGCAAAACATATGAGTGATAACGGATATAATGTTATGGTATCTACTCATCCTCAATTATTAGAACAATTTGAACAAATGGAAGTAAGATATACTGTTGTAATTCCTCCTATTGATGATTTAAAAATTTATTTAAATAGATACAAAAGAAGAGAAAATGATGAATCTTTTATTGCATTATTAGAAAAAGAATGGGAAAATTGGTTAAGAGATATTATTACTTTTACATCAAGAAATAAAACTATAGTCATCCTTCCAGAAGGTGGTTGTTTACAAGCCTATATTGAAAGGTATAAAAACATATGATTATAATTCTTTTTATTCTAATTTGTTTATTTATAATTTTTACAGTATTATTAGCAGAAAATTTATATAAATGGGCAAAAGGATAGTAAAATGTATAAATATGATAAAAATACTCTTAAAGAAAACTTAACAATAGAAGAAGTATTTGATCTTGTTAGTGAATTGGGCGGTGAACCTATTATGGGAAATGGAATATTCACCGCCAGAACTATCTGTCATGGTGGTGACAGTCATAAACTTTATTATTACCCTAATACACATCTATTTCATTGTTATACAGGATGTGGAGATGCTTCATTTGATATATATGATTTAGTATTAAGAGTAAATAAAACTGCTGGTATTCAAAATTTTTCCTTATCTCGTGCGATTATTTTTGTTGCTAAATATTTTGGATACACAGCAGAAACTTTTAATTTTGAAGATAATCAAGAAGCAAATGAAGATTGGAAAATCATTAATAATTTTAAAAGGAACAAAGAAAAAACTCAACCACAAATTATAGAATTAAAAGTTTATGATAATAAAATATTAAGATATTTACCTCATCCCCGCATCATTCCCTGGGAAAAGGAAGATATAACTTTTAATGTTATGGAATCAAGAGGAATATGTTATGATCCTATTAATGAGGGCATTGTAATTCCACATTATGATATAGATGGAAATCTTATTGGAATTAGAGAAAGAACTCTTATAAAAGAAAACGAACAAACAAAAGGTAAATATCGTCCAGCAGTAATCAATGGTAAAATGTACAATCATCCGCTCGGTTTTTCACTCTATAATCTCAACAATAGTAAAAAAGCAATTTCTACATTTCAAAAAGCCATTGTTTTTGAAGGTGAAAAAAGTTGTCTTAAGTATGCTTCTTATTTTGGACAAGATAATGATATTAGCGTTGCATGTTGCGGTAGTAATTTAATTAATTATCAAGTTAAATTACTTTTATCTCTTGGTGTTAAAGAAATTATTATTGCTTTAGATAAACAATTTCAAAAAATTGGAGATAAAGAATGGGAAAAATGGACTACTAAATTAAAAACTTTATATAATAAATATGGTAATTATGTAAATATTTCATATATGTTTGATAAAGATAACTTATTAGAGTATAAGTCAAGTCCAATAGATGAAGGTAAAGATAAATTTATTCAACTATTTAAAAATAGAATAACCATAGAATGAAGAAAGAATTGACTTGACAATTCTTTCTTTTTTTGATATAATAAATATAAATATTAAAATAAAAGGAAGTAATCAAATGAAATATGAATTAATAAATAAACCAAATAAAAAATTTTCAGCAATTCAACAGGTTTTATATAATAGAGGGGTTGCGGAAAATGATATATTACACTATATAAATTTATCAGATAAAGATATTAATTCACCTTTGTTATTAGGATAGAAAAATTTAAAAGATGGATTAAAATTATTACTTAATACAATATCAAAAAATCAAAATGCTTTAATTGTTGTAGATTGTGATTGCGATGGATATACATCAGCCGCCCTTTTAATTAATTATTTATATTCAATATTCCCAACTTGGGTTAATAATCATTTAACATGGATAATGCATGATAGTAAACAGCATGGCTTATCTGATTGCATAAATAAAATATCTAATAATTATTCATTAGTAATTTGTCCAGATTCGAGTAGTAATGATTATGATTATCATTATCAACTATTTAAAAAAGGAATAGGGGTATTAGTATTAGACCACCATTTAGCAGATCATATTAGTGAATATGCAGTAATTATTAATAATCAATTATCTGATTATCCTAATAAAGAATTATCTGGTGTTGGTGTAGTCTGGCAATTTTGTCGATATATAGATAGTATATTAAATGTAAATTATGCTGATAATTTTATTGATTTAGTTGCTCTTGGACTAGACGCGGATATGATGAGTTTACGTTCATTTGAAACTCGCTATTTAATTACAAAAGGATTTAAAAAATAGAATATAAAAAATCCTTTTATTGATTACATGCTTGATAAAAACTCTTTTCCATTAACTAAACCAGACTATATTCCCTCTAATTCTGATATGAGTTGTACTTCTATCGGCGCCGCCTTTTTTATTGTTCCTTTTGTTAATGCTATTACCAGAAGTGGCACTATAGAATAGAAAAATTTATTATTTAATGCTATGCTAAATCATAAAGCATTTGAAGAAGTTATTTCAAATAAACGTGGACATAAATTAGGAGAGACAGAAAAATTAATTTTACAAGCAATTAGAACAGTTACAAATGTTAAAAATAGACAGACAAGAGCAGAAGATGCAGGTTTGGCTATGTTAGAGAAAATGATTGAAACCAATCATATGCTTGACCATAAAATTCTTTTATTTTTATTGGAACCTGGTCAGATTGATTCTGAAATTCGCGGTTTGATTGCAAATAAATTTATGGCAAAATATCAAAGACCATGTTGCTTATTAACACGAACTAACAGAAATGGAGAATAGGCATATGAAGGTTCTGGACGCGGATATACAAAAACTGGAATTAATAGTTTTAAAGAAATTCTTGAACAATGTCCCGAAGTAATTTATGTAGAAGGGCATGATAATGCACATGGTATTGGAATAAAAGGAAATCAAGTTAATAATTTTCTTTATCATATTGATCAACTATTAGAAGATGTATCTATTGAGCCTATTTACAGAATTGATTATGATTTTAAAGAAAACGAAAATAATAATCAAACAATATTAGATATTGCAAACATGAATGACTATTGGGGACAAGATATTGATAGAGCTTATGTAAATATTAATTTTAAAATTACAAATTCTAATTTTCAAATAATGAAAAGCAATACTTTAAAGTTTAATCTTAAAAATGGATTATCTATTATTAAGTTTAATGGAACTGAAGAAGAAATTAATCAATTTACTACTACAGGCTATCTTGAAGTAAATGCAATTTGTAAATGTAATAAAAATGAATGGAATGGACAAGTCTATCCACAACTTATTATGTAGAATTTTGAAATTATAGATTCTTCTAAATATTTCTTTTAATGGCTCGGCGCGTATATGACCACTAACATGGAAACAAAAAATGCGTTTGGATTTTTTCAAACGCATTTTCTTAATTTGATTTTTTTCTTATTTTTTGATATAATATATATAAGAGAAAATTATAGGGAGTAAATTAAATGATTTTAACAAAAAAACAAGCAGAAGGATTATTAATTTCAATAGATAGATATAACGCAGGTAAAAAGTATACAGTAATTAGTGGTTATGCGGGTAGTGGGAAAAGCACTCTAGTACGTTTTATTATTGAAGCTCTTGATGTTGATGAAGATGATGTTTGTTATTGTGCTTTCACTGGCAAAGCTGCAGAGGTTCTTCGCAAAAAAGGCAATAAAAATGCTTGCACTTTACATAAGCTTTTATACGAGTCTATTCCAAAACCTGACGGCAGTTTTTATAGAAAGCCTAAACCCTGTTTAGATTACAGTATTATTGTAGTCGATGAAGTAAGTATGGCTCCTAAAACATTAATAGATTTATTATTTTCTCATAATGTTTATGTAATTTGTTTAGGCGACCCAGGTCAATTACCACCAATAGATAAAAATGAAGATAATCATCTATTAGATCATCCTCATATTTTTCTTGATGAAATTATGCGGCAAGCACAAGAATCAGAGATTATTCGACTTACAATGAAAATTAGAAATAATGAACCTATTGATTACTATGATGGAAAAGAAGTAAAAATTATTCCATATTCTCAACTTAATACTGGAGCATTACAGTGGGCAGATCAGGTGCTAACTGCAACAAATGCAAAACGTGAAGCTATTAATAATCAAATGAGACAGTTATTAAACCATCCAGACTATCCAGTAGATGGAGATAAAATGATTTGTCTACGTAATTATTGGGATGACCTTAGTAATAATGGAGACCCGCTAATTAATGGTACTATTGGTATTCTTCAAAATAGTTTTCAAACCTGGAGACAACTTCCGCGGTTTGTAAAAAGTAACATTAAAAAATTTGATGTATTAATGGGAGATTTAGTTATTCCAGATATGGATGATGTGTATTTAATGACAGAAATGGATAGACAAATGATTATGTCTGGAGTTAAATGTTGTGATTGGAAGTTGTCTTATAAGCTTGGAAAACTGAAGCTTGGATATGGTGAAATAGTGCCGAAGGAATTTACTTATGCATATGCGATTACAATTTGGAAAGCTCAAGGTAGTGAATGGAATAAAGTGCTTGTATTAGAGGAAAATTTTCCTTATGATAAAGAAACTCATAGACGAGCAATGTATACAGCTGCAACGCGTGCCTCTAAGCGTCTTGTTTGGGTAAGGTAAAGATGAATAAAAAAGACTGTGATGGATATATTAGTAAAATTTGTATAAATGGAAAAACTTATAAATTACGATGTGAAATAGCTGAAATTTATCCCATTACTTGTCCAAAATGTAGTGGTAACGTTGAATTAAAATATGGTAGTGGAAAGTGCTTATATTGTAATACATATTATACAACCAAATTTAAACTAGTAGAACAGTAGTAAAATGAAAATAGCGACTTCTTATTTTTATCAAATTCGTAATTTTAAATCATGGATGATACCAGTTTCCACATGTTTATCTGATCCAAACTGGTACCGTCCACCAATAGGAAAAGAATATTATATAGATAAAAGAGGAATAATATGCGGGCTTCGTTATGAACCTCTTATAGTCCAGTCCCAAGGTACGCATTATTGTCCCTGCGAAGAAAAAGAAATATTAATAGGTAATTGTCCTACAATGCAAGAATATAAACAATTACTTGAAACTGTTGATTTTAATAAAATGATAAAAGCATTTGAATTTTGTTTAAATAAATTTAATAAAGATACTATAGTTTTAATGGTATACGAGGCTCCAAATAATCCATGTAGTGAAAGAAAATATTTACAAGAATATTTTTGTTCACATGGTATAAATTGCAAGGAATTAAATTATCCAATTTAAATAAAATTTGACAAAATAAAAAATTTTTGGTATAATATAATTATAGAAAATAAATATTATGAAAGAGAGGTATAGTCCAATGGGCAAGTAAGTTTTGCAATAATATAGTATTTGTAACTCGATACCCTGAAATAATTACAGGAGGTATACTCCAATGGACAACGTAAACTAATATTTATTTTGATTCGAGTCAAGCGGGGCAACTCGCTTGACTTTTTTATTAATTTATATTATAATATAAGTATAATAATTTATAAGGAAAAAAATATTATGAAGGTAAGAATATTATGGAGTCCACTTAGTTTACCTAAAGGGAGAAAGCCACCTTTTAATGGAGAATATCTAGATTTTGAAAGAGTTCCAAATAGACTTGAAACATTAACTTTTTCAAATACAACTTATGAAATAAAAAGAGTTGATACAGAAATTCGAGGGTTTCATTTTCTTTATACAGTATATGTAGATTATTATAATTATTAATTAATATAAAGGATAATATATGAAAAGATTCGAACCTCACTCTCATTCAGAGTTCTCAAATATAAGATTATTAGATTGTATTAATAAGATTCCAGCACTCATTGATAGAGCAATTGAAATTGGACTTAGTGGAATTGCTTTAACAGATCATGAATGTCTTTCTGGAGCACCACAAGCAAATTTTTATGCTCAAGATATTTTAAAAGAATATCCAGATTTTAAAGTTGCATTAGGTAATGAAATATACTTAACGCCTAATAGAGAAATGGGGCAAAAATATTATCATTTTATTTTGATTGCAAAAAATAAAACTGGTTTTAGAGCATTAAGAGAATTATCTTCAAGAGCATGGATGAATAGTTATTGGGACAGAGGTCTTGAAAGAGTTCCAACAATTTATGATGAACTTGAAGAAATTGTTAATAAGTATCCAAATAGTTTGATTGTAACAACTGCTTGTCTTGGCGGAGAACTATCTTCACAAGTTTTAAATCTTATTAAAGCTGAAAAACACAATGATACAAATAGCATTACTGAAATTCATAATGATATTGTAAGATTTATTTTATGGTGTAAAAAACTTTTTGGTGAAGATTTTTATATTGAATGTGCGCCGGGTCAATCAAACGAACAGATTGCGGTTAATAAACGTCTTAAATCTGTAGCTGCCGCATTTGGATGTAAAATGGTTCTTGGTTCAGATGCTCATTATCTTAAAAAAGAAGATAGATTTGTTCATAAAGCATATCTTAATTCAAAGGGTGGAGAGCGTGAAGTTGATGCATTCTATGAATATACATATCTTCAAGATGAAAATGATATAAAAGAAAATATTGTTCCATCTGAATTAGATTATGATGAATTAGTAAATAATTCATATGAAATTTATAATAAAATTGAAAATTATAGTATTGCACATAAACAAACTATCCCAAAAGTAGAAGTTAAAGATTATATTCCATATGAAGATAAAAGCTTATCTCAATATCCAAATTTATATAATATGAAAATATCTAAAGATAAATATGAACGATATTGGGTAAATGAATGTTTAATTAAACTTAAACAACTTAATAAAGATAATCATCAATATCTTTCTCGATTAGAAGAGGAAGCGGATATTAAAAAAACTATTAGTGAAAAACTTGAAACTAATATGTTTAGTTATCCAATTACTCTTCAGCATTATGTCGATCTCTTTTGGGAATGTGGAAGTACAGTTGGTGCGGGTAGAGGCTCATCTTGTTCAGGTTTAAATCATTATCTTTTAGGTATAACCCAGTTGGATCCAATTAAATGGGATCTTCCATTCTGGAGATATTTAAACAAAGAACGTGTTGAATTGGGCGATATAGATTTAGATCTCTGTCCATCAAAACGTCCTTTAATTCTTCAAAAAATAAAAGAAGAAAGAGGTCAAAATTTTAATGTAGACATTGATGATTTAAGTAGAAAAAATCTTGGTTGTACATTAATTGCGACCTTTGGTACGGAAGGAACTAAATCTGCTGTATTAACCGCTTGCCGCGGTTATCGTTCAGAAGATTTTCCAGACGGAATAGACGTAGATACAGCTCAATTTTTATCTTCATTAATCCCAAGTGAAAGAGGATTTCTCTGGCCGCTTAAAGATGTTGTATATGGGAATGTGGATAAAGATAGAAAACCTATTACTCCTTTTATTACAGAAATAAATCAATATCCTGGTCTTTTAGATATTGCAATGGCAATAGAAGGAATTATAAATAAACGTTCTAGTCATGCAAGTGGAGTTATCCTTTTTGATGAAGATCCATATGAATTTGGATGTTTTATGAAAACTCCAAAAGGTGAAATTATAACACAATGGGATCTTCATAAATGTGAAGCTTGCGGCATGACAAAGTATGATTTCTTGGTAACAGAAGTCCAAGATAAGTTTGTTGAAGGAATAAGGCTTCTTCAAAAATATAATAAAATTGATAGTAATTTAACTTTAAGAGAAGTTTATAATAAATATTTTCATCCAGAAGTTCTTCCACTTGATGATAAGAATATATGGAAAGCGTTGCAAGAAAATAGTGTATTAAATGTTTTTCAGTTTGATTCAGAAGTTGGTTCTCAAGCTGCTAAAAAAATTAAACCAACTAATATTCTTGAGATGTCTGATGCCAATGGATTAATGCGTCTTATGACTGCGGAAAAAGGTGCAGAAACTCCAATGGAAAAATATATTCGTTATAAGAATAATTTATCTTTATGGTATCAAGAAATGGATAAAGCTGGTTTAACAAAAGAAGAACAAAAAGCTGTTGAACCATATTTTAAGCAATCTTATGGAGTGCCACCTTCTCAGGAGCAGTTAATGCGAATGTTGATGGATGAAAAGATTTGTGGTTTTACGCTTAAAGAAGCAAATGCCGCAAGAAAAATTGTTGGTAAAAAACAAATGGCAAAAATTCCTGAATTACATCAACAAGTATTAAATAAAGCATCAAGCCCAGCACTTGGTAAATATATTTGGGAATGCGGTGTTGGTCCTCAGATGGGGTGAACGAAGAAACTTGCCCCTAAACACTTTTCCGTTTATCAGCGGGGTACTTAAAAATTTTTGGACAAAATTAATTAAGTGCTAACGGGGAATTTTAAAATAATAGTGAGGGATACATTTTGTAGCCTTACTGTTGTCATGAAAATCCCGTGGGAAACTTTAAAGGATATGATAACAGTAAAATAAATATAAAGGAGATTTAATTATGTATTATATTTACTGTTATACAAATAAAATTAATCAACATAAATATGTTGGACAAACGAATAATTATAAAAGAAGGATTAGATAGCATCGTTCCTGCGCTTTTAATCCAAAAGCCACTTCATATAATGATCTAATTCATAAAAAAATTAGAGAATATGGAGAAGAAAATTTTGAAATTTCTTTATTAGAAATTTTATATACAGATAATATAAATGAAGTAAATAAAAGAGAACAATATTGGATTAAAGAATTAAATACTTATTGTGGTAATGGAATCGGTTACAATATGGATTTAGGTGGCGGTCGCCGCGGATATAGTTCAATATTAAGTGATGATGAATTGAAAATGTTAAAAAATTGGATAAAACAAGGTATCTCTTATTATGAAATTGAAAAATATTTTTGTATTTCATCATCTTTTATTTCTTCAATAAATAATGGAATTTATTTTTATGATGAAAATGAAACTTATCCATTATATAAATATTATAAAAGTAATGATGATTATGATGATTTAATTGATTTATTATTAAATTCTGATTTATCATTAAAAAGAATATCATAGATATTAGGAATAGGATATTCAACAGTAAAAAAAATAAATGCAGGAACACTTAGAAAAGGTTTATATCCAACATATCCTATAAGAAAAAAATCTGCAAATGAATTTAGAGCAGATAAAATAAAAGAATTATTATTAACAACAAATAAAAGTAATAAAGAAATTGCAAAAATAGTTAATTCTTCTGAAGAAACTGTTAGAAGAATAAAAATTGGTGAAACTTTTAAAGATAATTCTTTATCATATCCTTTATCGAACCTGTAACGACTATCCCTCGGAAGGGGAGTACATCTTCTATTGATACGAAGATGGAAAAGGTGTTCTTTCTTATTAATAAGAAAGTAAAATATAGTCTATGCCATTGGAAACAATGGAACAACATGATAGTTTTTCAATTATTCATGCTCTTGCATATTCATTTATTGGATTTCAAACTCTTTATATTGCAACTCATTGGAATCCAATATATTGGAATACCGCTTGTTTAATTGTAAATAGTGGTTCATTAGAAGAAGAAAAAGAAACTGTTGAAATAGTTAGTTTATATGAAAAAGAAGACTATGAGCAATATGAATATGAAGATTTACCCGATAGAAGCGGAAAAAAGAAAATAGAAAAAACTACTGATTATTCTAAATTAGCAAAAGCTATTGGTGATATAACATCAAAAGGTATTAAAGTATCATTAATTGATATTAATAAGTCTGGATTTAGTTTTGAACCAGATGAAGAAAATAATGAAATCTTATTTGGATTAAAAGGAGTCAATAAAATTGGTGGACCAGTTATTGATCAAATTATTAGCGGTCGTCCTTATACAGGAATTGTTGATTTTATGAATAGGTGTCCATTAAATAAAACTCAAATGATTTCATTAATTAAATCTGGAGCATTTGATAAAGTTGATAATAAATGGGCTTCAAAAATTTGTAAAAATAATCCAAGATATGCTATTATGGCATATTATGTATCTTTAATATGTGATCCAAAGAAACGATTAACGCTACAAAACTTTAATGGTTTATTAAAATCTGGATTAATTCCAGAAATGTTAAATAAACAAAAACAAGTATTTGTATTTAATAAGTTTCTTAAAGATAATAAAAAAGTCGGTAAATATTATGTTTTTGATGAAGGCTCTTTAAATTTTTATTCTCAATATTTTGATTTAAATGAATTAGATGTAATAAATGGTATTACTTGTATTCTTCAAACAAAATGGGATAAAATTTATCAAAAGGAAATGGATGAGGCTAGAAACTGGTTAAAAGAAAATCAAGAAGAAATATTAAATCAATATAATAATTTATTGTTTAATGAAATATGGCATAAATATGCAATTGGTAATATTTCCGCATGGGAAATGGAAAGTTTATGTTTTTATTATCATGAACATGAATTAACCAATATTAATAAACATCAATATGGAATTGTTAATTTCTTTGATTTATCTTATGAACCAGAAGTAGATTATTTTATCAAAAGAACTGGAAGAGATATTCCAATCTTTAAATTGTATAAAATTGCAGGAACAATTATTAGTAAAGATAATACAAAAGCCTCTGTTACAGTTTTAACAACAGATGGAGTTGTAAATGTTAAATTTACTAAAGAATATTATGCAATGTATAATCGTCAAATCTCTGAAGTTCAATCAGATGGAACTAAAAAGGTATTAGAAAAAGGATGGTTTTCTCGTGGCACTAAGATTTTAGTAACAGGATATAGAAGAGAAGATACATTTGTAGCAAAAACATATAAAGCAACAGCAACACATCAACTATATAAAATTGTAAATGTTAATAATTCAAACATGACATTGGAACATGAAAGAATTTCAGCATAAAGGAGTAATTAATTATGATTAAAGATTCTGGTGAAAGAACTTCTTTTAATACTGGGGCGGTTAGAGATATGCATGAGGGGAAGGGAGATATGCTCTCTCTCCCTATGATGGCATTGCTTAGACTTTCTCGTCACTATGAAGAGGGAGCAAAAAAATATGGACGATTTAATTATTTAAAGGGCATTCCATTATCATCTTTCCTCGACTCAGCAGAAAGACATTTAGCTAAATATATTGCGGGATGGGATGATGAAGATCACCTAGCAGCCGCTGCATTTAATATTTTAGGAGCTTTACAGATGGAAGAAGAATGTCCAGAAATGTGTGATTTAGAATGGCGAAAAGGAAAAAAAGAATTTCATTATCCAAGAAATGAAAATGCTATTTCAAATACAACTGATATTAAACCAACAATTACCTTTAGAGAGGAAATTGGTCAAAGATAATAAATCTTATTAAAATAATTTTAAATAATATAGACAACTTTAGATCATTCTTGCTAAAACAGGAGGTTTTTTTATGATTACATTATATTCAACAAATTGTCCAAAATGTAATGTTCTAAAACAAAAACTTCAAAGTCTTAACATAGATTTTGAAATATCAAATAATATAGATGAACTTATTGAATTAGGATTTATGGAAGCTCCTATTTTAAAAGTTAATGACCAATATTTAAATTTTTCTAAAGCTGTAAATTGGATAAAGGAGCAAAAATAAATTGAATATTACAATTAGATTAAATAAAAATTTTACAACAGCATACAACAGATTGCAAGCTGAATATGGAACTGAGATTGCAAAAATTAATGGTTTTGCAGATGAACAGTTATCATATAATGATTTTATTAGTAATTTTATTAATGAAACAACAGTCGCAGATGCTAGTATTGATGGCAATTCAAATGTTTCACATAAGGATATTGTAACACTATTAAATGAAATGCCAAAATCTCATAGAAAACTTTTAGCATTTAATAAAATTCATTATGAAATGCAAAAGAAATATGGATTTAAGGCGGCAAATGAATGGTTAAAATTAGAATGGATTGGTGCATTATATATGCATGATTCTGATACATCTACATTTAAAAGTTATTGTTTTGCATATGATTTAAAAGAAGTTGCAGAAAGAGGATTATTCTTCTTAGGAAAGAATTTCAATGCAAAACCGCCGCAGCATTTAGGTACTTTTGTTGATTTTGTAAAAGAATTTATCTCATACAATAGTAATAGAACTTCCGGTGCGGTTGGCTTACCTAATTTAATTCCATATATGTATTATTTTTGGAAGAAAGATATTGATAATAAATATTGGGAAGGCGATCCAGAAAAATATGCAATTCAAAATTTCCAAAGATTTATTTATGCGGTAAATCAACCTTATGTAAGAGATGGATCTCAATCTGCATTTACTAATACATCTGTATTTGATAAACCATATTTTGAAGCATTATTTGGCGGTAGTACTTTTCCTGATGGGACTTTTATGATTGATTATGAAGATGAAATCATTGAGTTTCAAAAATTATATATGAAAACCATGTCAGATATTCGTTCTGAAAATATGATGACATTCCCAGTTAGCACAATATCTTTATTATATCAAAATAATGATTTTGTAGATAAAAATTTTGCAGAATGGGCAATTAAACATAATATGAAATGGTCTGATAGTAATTTATTCGTTGATGATAGTGTTAATAGTCTTTCTAATTGTTGTAGATTAAAAAGTAATGTTAGAGATCTCGGCTACTTTAACTCTATTGGCGGAACTGCACTAAAGGTTGGTTCTGTTAAAGTAAATACAATTAATTTAGCAAGATTAGCATTAGATACCAGTTCAGAAGAGGAATATCTTAAAGAACTTGAAAGAAGAATAATTGTTTGCTTACAAGCTCTTGATTGTGTTAGACATATTATTAAAAGAAATGTTGAAAAAGGATTGCTTCCTAACTATAGTTATAAGTTAATTGATTTTGAACATTTATATAATACAATTGGCTTTTTAGGTATTTATGAAACTATGAAAGCTTTTGGATATACAAAACAAGATGAATTTGGTAATGTTTTTTATACAGAAGAAGCTTCTAAATTTGGTGAAAAAATTTTTGATGTAATTCATTCAACAGCAGATGAGTTTATTGAAAAAATTGGTGCTGATTATAAAATTAATACTGAACAAATTCCAGGAGAGACTGCCGCAGATAAGTTGATGAAAAAAGATAAATTCTTTTATCCAAATGCTAATATATATGATTTACCACTTTATGGAAATCAATTTATTCCTCTTGGTATAAAAACAACTTTACAAGAAAGAATTAAGATTCAAGCTTTATTTGACCATTATTGTAATGGAGGTTCTATTTTACATGCAAATATAGATGCTCCATTCGATAGTTTTGATAAAGCTTGGAATATGGTAAAATATATCGCAGACCAAGGCGTTACATATTTTGCATTTAATACAAAAATTCAAAGTTGTGAAGATAATCATGCTTTCTATGGAACTACTTGTCCAGTTTGTGGAAAAGCAATAGCAACTGAATATACAAGAATTGTTGGTTTTTATACTCCAGTAAGAACATGGTCTACTCAAAGAAAACTAGAGTATAATATGAGAAGATGGGAAAAAGTAAATGATAATTAAAGGATTAATTGATGAAGATTTTATAAACTATAAAAAACCAGCTATGATAATTGAATTTCCTTATTGCACTTTTAAGTGTGATAAGGAATGTGGGCAATCAGTATGTCAAAATAGTACATTAGTTAATGAACCTAATATTGAAATAGATTATGATAAATTATTAACTAGATATATTAATAATCCTATTACAAAAGCAATAATTATGCAAGGATTAGAACCTTTTGATTCCCCTACTGACGTTATGAATTTAATATGTTGGCTTCGTATAATATATAAATGTTTAGATGATATAGTAATTTATACAGGATATACAAAAGAAGAAATTAATTGGCTTATAAAATATATTGAACAATATGAAAATATTATTATTAAATATGGAAGATACATTCCAAATCAAGAACCACATCTTGATTCAATATTAGGTGTAAAATTATCATCAGATAATCAATATGCAGAAAAAATTAGTTAAAGGAATTATATAATGGATAATAATGTTTCACTTGGAACCCTTTATGATTTTAATAAACAAATAATGTCAAAAGAAAATAAACTTAGTAAATCTAAAATTAATTCAATTAAACCAGAACTCGAAGAATGGTTTAATTGGCAAATAGACGGTTATGCGATGTTACTTTGCCGCGAAAGGCATGATTTTACAGTATTTCATTTATATGAAAAACAAAATTCTAATCCTTGCGAAATTGCAGTAACAGAACTTATTAATTTACTTAAAAATAGAGGAAATATTCTTTCTATTGAAAAAGACTCCAACACTATTAATAATGCTTGGGAAATTTGGCTAAATATTGATGGAGAGGCTTTTGCTTATTATTTATTTAATTGTGATGATTGGGTAATCCAATGTTAAAAAGGAGTTAATATTTTATGAAAAAAATTATTGGAATTATTCATCCTTTTGATATATATCAAACTTTTTATGTTTATTAGGATGGAAATAAACTTGAAATAGTTCAAACAAAAGTAAATGATATACCAGATACTATTTTTGAATTATCTCAAACTTATGATGTTTATCAAGTTGATTTATCTGGAGCGCAGCATTTTACAAAAGGATTAATTAGACAGATTCAAGAAAAAGAAATTACTAAATATAATGAAAATAAATTAATTATTAAGTGTATTTAAAAATAAAGGAGATAAAAGGATGTCAAAATATTTAGTTAGTACAGTAGAAACCTATAGAGTTGATACAGAAGCAGAAGCAACAAGAGCCATTGAAGAAGCCAAAACAGATAAGTCTTATGTTCTTGGCAAGTATACAAGTGAACATAAAGAGCAAAAATCAAAAGGCGAAGTTATTGATGAATATTGGAAACTTTCTTTAACCAAAATTTTTAATAATATTAAAGAACCAGATTCTACAGTAACCATTAATTATGAGGTAGACTAATGGCGGATATTAAAGTTAAAAAATTAAATGAATTTGCAAAACTTCCTACAAGAGGAAGTGAATATGCGGCGGGTTATGATCTATATGCGGCGACTGATTAGATTCTTGATATTGCACCTCATTCTACTATAAAAGTTGGAACAGGTCTTTCTTTTGAATTGCCGGAAGGAACTTTTGCAGCAATCTATGCGCGGTCAGGTATTGCCACTAAACGCGGTCTCCGCCCAGCAAATTGTACTGGTATCTGTGATTCAGATTATCGAGGAGAGTATATTGTAGCACTTCATAATGATACTGATGAAATGCAAAGCATTGAACCTGGTGAAAGAATTGCTCAAATGATTCTTCTTCCATATATTGAAATGAAATTTAATGAAGTAGATGAACTTTCTAATACCAATCGAGGAGATTCTGGTTTTGGTTCAACTGGAGCAAAATAAAATAATACAATGTGATATTTGTAAAAAAGAAATTATAAAAGAATAGTTATGGTTTGGATTAACTAAAAATAATAAATGGCAACCATTATGTTTAAAATGTTTTAATAAAATTTATAATGGTATGGATTAGAAATATAAAAAAATAAAGGGCAAATGATTAAATCATCTGCCCTCTTTTTTATTCACTCATTGGTAAATTTGTTTTAATATTTCTACCACCATTTGCATATGTGGCAAAATCAACAACTGCCTTAAATTGCTTTGGATCAAAATTTTCAACAATCTTAGCAGCAGCTTCCGCATTTGCAGGTAGGTCATCAATTAATTGACTAATTAATGCCCTCAATTGACTAATTGACGCTCCCGCACTCATTCTATGTGCAGAACTTGCTTCCTTAATAGCATTAAGTTGTGCAAAAAGTTCATTATATTCATCTTCATTTATTGCTTGGAAAAATGGTTCATAAAATCCATTGCTTTTTAACGTATCATATAATTTAAATTCATCTTCTCTTTGTTTTTCAGTAAATGAAATATTCGTATACATATAAACTAAATTTAATTCAAAATATAAATTTAGTTTAAATTCATTATAAGCACCATTCTCCATTGATTTCTGTAATGTTACCATTAACAAATCATACTTATCCTGCGCGGGAAGGTACTGAAGGACTTCTACCTTCTGCCCGCAAAAATCGAAAGTTTTCACAGAAGTATTAACTTTTAACTTCATATTTGCATAAGATACTTTCATATTTAATTCTCCTTTTAACTCTTATTATATATAATACAATAAAATTTTCATTAATCACAGGTTTTAACGATTAGCACTCATTGTTTCTATAATAGCATTTTTAACTGTTTCAGTTAAAGTTTTATCTATTTTGTTTCTTGTATGACCCTTCATCGCAAAATTAGATTTAATTTTTTCTAATTTCTCTTGATTAAAATTTTCATCATGTATAATTTGATAAGCAATTTTTATAATTTGCTTTAAACTTAAAGTAGATGCTCCCGCGGACTTAATTCCATATTCAATATTTCCATTAGTAACATCACCTTGTAATAATCCAGAAATATTATCAACTTGAGCAACTTCATTTAAAAATTGTTCAATATTAATTTCCATATCATTATTAAAACTAGGTTCTTTTCTATTTAAGATAACGATAGAAGCATAAGCTTCATTAATATCACCTTCAGCAGATATTTTCATAGCATGCCATTCATCATATGGATTTTGCCATAAAACAATTCTTTGATTAATTTGTCTACTACATCTATATCTATATAAAGTTTCTATGTAAGTTGCTTTTAAATTAGATAAATTAAAATTCCAATCTGCTGTTAATTGCAAACGTTTCATCGCATGATTAAGCGTATCAGAATCTCCACGATAACGAGCAACTAACGTATTAGAACTTGAATAATCATATTTCAAAACATCTTCAGATGTAATTTCATATAATTCAGGTTCACCCTATGCATTTTCAAATACAAATACCATAACAACTTTTTGTCCTAAAAAATTATTAAGTATTTGTTGAAAATTCATACTTTCTTCATATAATTTTTTGGGAATATTACTATTTAAAAATGCTTTAACTTGCTCTTTTCCTCTAATATATTCATCCATAGTATCAAAATTACTTTTATTTGTTCTTCGTAATCCCTGTTGATGACGTAATAAAGTTTCAAATTCTAAAACATTTTTATTTAAATTTTCCACAACAGAAATATAATGAGTAGCCGCCATTTTAAGAGCAATTAGATTACCTTTTATTTCATCAGAAACAGGTCTATCAATATTATTAAACAATGTCTTATTGGCTTCCTCAAGAGTAGAAGGATCTGTTTCAACTGTATCAGTAGTAATTGTCATACTCATTGGCATATATAAAAATCTCCTTAATAAAAAAATGGGAGGATTATATAATAACCCTCCCTATTTTATTTTAATTAATCATCAACCCTCAGTTGGGGTATCGCTTTCATACTCGTCGCCAGCACCATCAACAGAATCACCATATCTAGTTACAGTACCATCAACTTCAGTCTTTGGAATAGATTCTTCAATCATAAAGCCAGATGGATGTGGGAACAGAGGTTTAGCTTCATACTTAGCTTCTGTTGCATCGTCAACAACCTGGATAGCACAAAGAACTTTATTGGTCTTATTGAAGTATGTATATCCAGGGAATACGTCCATGGTAAATGTAAAGGTACTTGGATCACCAGTGGAAGCCATAGAGAAAGTAAAGTTAGACTGAATCTTAACATTCGGGAATGTAAGGTTAGCAGGTAAATCTTTACCATCTTGCTGACGTCTAAATAGAGTATCTGCTTCTACATAGTAGTATCCACCAAAGTGTTCTGCATCGATTTGAAGTTCGGAAACAGTTCCTTCTTTCTTAAGTACATAATAGTCAACCATAACTGCGCCAGAAAGACCAGCAACATTACCATGAGTTAATTTCTTACCACTATTGTCAACACTCCATCCTGTAAGAACTTCTCCAGTTAAGTCACCATAAGAATCAAGCTTCATGATATAAATTGGAGCAGTTGGACAAATTTTTTCAGTAGACTCTAAGGCGTCTGTTAAATCAATTTCAAGTCCACCATTTAAAGCTGCACCAATAACAGCATTAGTTGTCTGATGGAAGTGAACTTCTTTAGTGGAATCAGCAGCACCTTTAATAACTCCAGCACCAGATAACATAGCAAAACTAATAGGAGAAAGAAGAGCATCTTCAACTGTGAAAGTTAAAGTTTTCTCACCTTCCCAAGCAATTAAACGAGTATTACCACGACCACCAGTAGCATAGACAGTGGTTGCAGCACCTTCCATAGAAGATGTTTTTGCGGTATCCAGATAAAAAACTGGCTGACCTTTTGCGAAAGTCTGGTTACCAATTCTTTGTTCATTTTTGGCTCTGAACACTACATTAGCAATTTCACGTACACCAAATTTCATTTGGATTTCCTCCTTATATTTTGTACAAAATATTTATTGTTTCAATTTAATTTTTTACTCATGGATGTCTTTTAACCAATCTTCAGGATCTTCCATACCAGTCGCTCCTGCAATTCTATATCTTTCCCAAGCATCATAATGCATTTTTAACATATATCGGTTAAATTCATCCATTAATTGATAAACAGTATAATTCATTAAAATATTTATATCTTTTTGTTCTCCAACAGCAAGAATAGATACATACCTACTTAAAATAGAAATTTTAGCTTGCGGCGCCAGCTTCGCCTTTTTCTATCTCCCTCTTTTAAGCTGATTTGCAATCTTCTTAGCTAAAGCACCATCTGGATTATACTATTTATTTTCCTTGCTAGTAAGACAAAACATATTAATTACAATTTCTTTAAAACTTTCAAAATTTTTTTCATTAATTTCTTTAATTTCATTAGTCTAATAATTTTGTAATTGAATTGTCTTATTATTCAACAAAATTTTATCTGTTGGAAATAATAATGCAAGAAGAGATACAAGGTTTAATTGAGCCTGTTGAGATTCCAAACTTTTTTCTTGTATCATCATCATTATTATATTAAAATTTGACTTATTTAATAATTCAATTTTGTCCTAATCTGGTAAAATTTCTTTATCAAATTTTAATAATTCGCATGCAGACCAAAAATGCCCTTCAGTAATATAAGCTATTTCTTTTATACGCGGTTGATGAATTGTTAATCTTGCTTCTAAAAAAGGAAGATCGTTACCAGATAACAAAAGCAAATCATCAATATTTTTCATCTTTCTATCCAGTCATGAGAACTTGGTAACACATCATCTGTTCCATGAATTGCGGAATATGATAATGTATACCCAGACAATGTTTCATCAAGTACTAATTCATTACACCCCACAAATTGAAAAGTTCCTATTCCAGATAGTCTAGCTTTATTCAAAATACCATCAATATAACCTGCAATTTTTAAAGGTCTAATTCTAAAATTACCAAGATCCCAACAATCTGTATGACACAATATATCAATATAAACATTGCAATCTCGAAATTCTGGATTATTTTGATTAGTAATAAAATTATCAAAAGAAAAAATCAAATAACTTTTAATTTCTTCATGTTCAGGCATTTTTACTTTAGGTTCAAATTTAATATAACCCTAATCCCGCAATTTTGCTAAACTCATATTTTTTATTGCATTTTTATATACTTCACTTGTTTTATTATCTAAACAATCTTTTGTATTAATTACCAATAATTTTTTCAACTCATCACTATATGGTTGACTCTCTATAAAAAGTCTTCGTAAAATTTCTTCTAAATCTTTTTCACAAGATAAAAATGATGAAGTAAAATCAACTGGTCTTAAAGCTAAATCTTTTTTCATATGTTTTGTCTACTCCTTTTATCTCTTATATAGCAATGACTTTTACATCTAATGTAATATCATCCTATCCATCAACTCTATATATTAAAGTAAAAGTTCCCACCTTATCAATAGTAATACTCAATGGAATAATTTTTAAAGAACTCTTTAAATCCTGTTCTTTATTGTCCCATTTTAAATACCAATGTCCATTTTCAGCATTATGAATTTCATAATATGCTTTACTGTATCTCTAAACAGTAGTAGGTCCATCAATGTAGGCGGCTGTCGCATCTATAGGATCTTGTTCACTAGTATTTGTAGAATTTTCAACCTAAACCGCATCAGCTATTGAATTTTCAAAATATTCATCTAAAAATACTTGAATAATTCCATCACCATAATATGGATCTACGCCAACAACTTGCCAAGTTTTTTCTGTATTATATCTTGGGTCTAAAACTTTTACTGTTTTAAATCTTTCAAAATAATTATTAGTATTTTCATCAGCAGTAATATACATAATTAATGAATAATTTAAAGTATTCCATTCAATGCCAGATTTTTGAGTCCATTCAATAGATGTTTCGACAGGACCGCGAATGTAAACCCAATAAGAATTATCTCCAATTTTTATTTCCTGGTCACATCTACGAATTTCTGACCTAAAATAAGCATCTTCTTCTATATACTATAAATATACTAACCAATGTGTATTTGTCTATTTCCAAGTAAAAACATCACCTGTTTTTATATTTATATCAATTTCGCCCTATGAAGTTTTTCCAACTCTTGGAGCATTTAAACAAATGTCCTTATATGGAATGGAAATAATTTTATTATCATAAGCAGGTTTATTTTTATCTGGATTAATTAAACATCTAAATTCTTTTCCATCTGATAGGATTGCGGTGGCGGCTTGATAAGAATATAATAAAGCTCTCTTTAAGCTTCTTAATTTATCATTGATAAATCTTTGTTCTTGGTTGCCGCCTTGATACCACAGTCTTTTATTTAATAATTCTAAGGACATTTTAATCTCCTTTACAAATTATTATAACAATATATTTTTTTGTAACTAATTCATTAATCCTAAACATTCAAAAATTGTTCTTCTATAACAAGAAAAATCTTCTTCATCAATTAATGAATAAAGTCCCTCTAATTTACTTAATAATGGGAAAAAGATTTCTGAATAATTATTATTCATTAATCTTTGCATTCCTGCTAATTCCTCTAATATTGTCTATAAAGGCTTTTCCCAATCTTCTTTTTCTTCTCTGATTGGTAAAAGCTTATATACTTGATTAATTAAATTTTGAAGTCTATAAGAAATATCTTTATCAAGTATATTTATATTATATTTTAAAATCATACTTTATACCTTCCAGAAAATATAAATTATAAAGTTAATTCAAGACTTACAAATAATTCTTTATAAAAATAAATTCCAATATTTGCCCCTTTATACCGTTTCTTTATATTGTGGAATTAATATTTGTAATTTCATTTTTAAACTCCTTTTTTAAACAGATACAAAACGTTGAGAAAACCATGACCATGTAGTTGAAGTTTTATATGAATTATATAAACTTGCGGGAACATATATACTTCCAAATACTCCTTCGGTATAATCCGTATATCCCGCTATTGGAGTAGAGGTAAATACAGTTGAAGCATTTATTTTTGCAACTGAAGATCCCAATAAATACAAAGATAATAAACGATAACAACGAGCAAATGCATTAGAATACCAAAATGATGCAAGCTATGAAAAACTTGCTATTGATAAATTTGTACATAACTAAAAAGCATTAGAATAAATATTTTTTACTTTTGGTAAATTTATTGATTCAAGATTTGAACAATTATAAAATGCACCTAAACTAACTGTGGTAACATTAGGGAAACTAATATTTTTTAAATATCTACAATTAGAAAAAGTCTGTTGTCCAATTACAGTTACATTAGAAAAATATGCATTTGTTAAAGAAGTGCATCCCATAAAAGCATAGGCAATATTTGAAACAAGTGAAAAATTTACTTCAAATAAATTTTTACAATCACGAAATGCATACATTCCAAGAGTTTCCACCTTTGGAAAATTTATAGAAAATAAAGAAGTACATCCTGAGAAAGCTCCATGATCTATACTTATTGCTTCCGGAAAACTTACCTAAGATAAAGATGTACATCCTGCAAAAGCCCCTTGACCTATAGATGTAACATTTGGAAAATTTATCTAAGATAAAGAGGCACAACTACTAAATGCATTACTAGAAATAGATACAGCTTTTGGAAAATCTGCTCTAACCAAATGATTGCATCTTCTAAATGCATACCAATCAATAAAAGTAGCTTCTGAAAAATTTACCGAAAATAAAGAAGTACAGTCTTCAAATGTACTTGTATTAATTGAAACAACTTTTGGAAAACTTATAGAAAATAAAGAAGTACAATTTTTAAATGCATTAGAACCTATACTTGTTGTTTCCGGAAAACTTACCTAAGATAAAGATGTACATCCTATAAAAGCCCCTTGACCTATAGATGTAACATTTGGAAAATTTACTTCTGTAATTTGAGTATAGCTTTGAAATGCATAACTTAAAATAGAACTTATATTACCACTAATAGATCCACTAATATTTTTTTGTGCAATATTATCTATAGTAATACTCCCTCCAGTTGGAATCGCATTAACTGCAGAAACAAATCCAGAAGGAAAGGACAACTGGGCGGATGTACCGCCCTTAGTCCTTATCGCATTAGCAACAGATGTTAAATCTGCATCAAGTTGAGCGCTATCTACTAATTTATCAACCGCCATCAGTAATTTCCTCCTTGCCATGTACTCATAGACTGTGCCACCCAAGCCGTGCCATTATAAACAAGAAAATCTCCAGAATTTGCAGATGATGGAGCAGCAATTGCCCCAACATCTTCTGCATCTGAAGGAATAGTGCCGTTGAAATTAAGCGTCAGCGCCCCATTACTATACGATGAGGACATATTTGTTCCAGCAACAATTTTCGTATAGCTCTCACGAACCGTAACAGTCCATCCCGCATTTTTATCTAATTTATAAACATACACCTGATCGCCCTGCTGTGTTGCACTGTGAGCATTAACAGAACGGTAATATTGGAATTCAACATTAGTGGGATTTGTCTCATTGTTGACATAAGCCATAAATGCCATTCTGGTCTGTGAACCACTTGCGGGGTTAGCTGCAGAAGAGGCGCGGCAATACACAACATGCTTTGCAGTGTATGCTGTAAGGAAGTCCGCCCATGTACTCTTACCGTAAGCTAAAATTGTCATTCCTGACATAAAATCAGAATCATTTGTAAGATCACTTGTTTTAGTTGGAATAGTGGTAGTATCTGAAAGTGCTCCAACCTCAGAAGCAGTATAAGATGGTTTATTCTATGCTTTAGCCCACATGGGAACAGCAGAATCTTTTAAATTATATTCATTACCATTTGGTAATATAATCTTGGAAATATCAGCCATGTGATACCCCCTTTATTTAATTTACAGTAATATTTGCCTAAGTTCCGGTAAATGTTGGCTGAGAAATAGTACCTGTTGCTGTTGTAGTACCAGAAAGTTGAGCCTTTGTACCAGTAAAAGTAGGCTGAGAAACAGTACCATTTGGAGTACCAGAAGTAGAAACCTCACCCTCAGTTCCAGTAAATGTTGCAGTATAAGTATTTGGTACAGCAATATTACTTGTTACAAGTCTTGCTCCAGTTCCAGTAAAAGTTGGCGCCGTAGCCTAGTATATAGCATCGCCTGTTTTTACTGTGGCATTAGTTGTTGTAATTGAATCTCCAGTTGTATATCCTAATTGATATAAACTTAAAGTTTCATTAGTGACACTATAATATGTTAATGAATTATCAGGCGCAGTTGCCCCAGGAGCAGCAGCAACTACAGTTTTTGCTACAGTAACACTTGAAGGATTATAAATTGTTGTTGTACTACCTGCTGTTTTTACACTAATTGTGGGTGCGGTAACATTCCCTTCAGGTGTATAAGTAGCTTCTCCGGAAGCAGCTTTACTAACTATTGCTGTTTTATTAGTAGTTCCATTTGTTGTTACTGTAACAGTTCCTTCTGGAGTAAAAGAACCTGAAAAGGTTGAATTTGAACCTGTAAAATTTGGTGTACTAACAGTGCCTTTTGGCTGATAATTTCCATTAGTATTATCTGCCGCAGTAATGGTTACTGTTGCACTAGAACCAGTGAAAGTAGGTTGAGAAATAGTCCCTCCAGGTGTATAAGTTCCAGTAGCAGAATTTTTATAAGCCAAGTCTCCTAAAGAATCTAAACTACCTAATCCATGCCAAGTTCCATCTGGTCCCCAAACAAACTATTCTGTTCCATAAAAAAATAATTGACCAGTGGCGGGGGTAATAGTTTCTCCTCCTACAGTGGGAACTTCACTTCCTCCATCTGTAATTTCTGTCGTAGAAACACCCATAAATACAACTGCATCTCCACCAACTAAAGCTTGTATTTGAGATCTTGCTTCTGCATCTTTTATAAAATAAGTTTGACCACTTGGTAACGTGATCTTCGAAATCTAAGGTGTTGGCATTATTGTAATCTCCTTAATATCTATTTAAAATAAGAGTCTAAGATTCTGTTGTTGGCTATATTAAATTTAATTTATTATTCCAAAATTTTCTATCTTCAATACTAATATGAATAACATTATTATTTATATGATCTAATATCTATTCATCTAAAGTATCTGTATTTAAAAAAGGAAGGTCAATTAAAAAAGCCTTACCATCTCCTAATTTAATACCGGGTAAAAAAATTTCATTATCTTCTTCATCTTTAATAACTTTATAATTACTATATATATATAAAGTACCTTTCTAAGAAATTAAATCTCTATCATTATTCCAATCTTCAACAGTTCTAGACTCATAAACAAGAGTGTTATCTAACTTTATATTTTTTATTTTACTCCATAAAAAGGCAGTACCCTATGAATCTAAATATTTTTTCATAAAATAACCCCCTTATGAAGATAAAATTTCATCAAGTTCTTCATGACTAATACTTGATAAACCAAGATCATCAAAGGTTTTATCACCAACTAATTCATGAGACTCAATTTTTGGCTTATTGATTAATTCTTCATAATCAATAGTATTTCTATTTCTATATAATTTATCTTCTAACTCTTCAGCAGAATAATCAATTGGTTGCATAATTTTCCCAAAAGTAGAGCGCATAACCCCTCTAGCATCTGGAATTCTTCTTTTATATAAACGTTGAAGATGAAATCCTTCTCTTTCATAATCCTTTTTCATTTGCAAAAGTTTTTGCATATGATTTGCTTGAGAAGTAAATTTAAAATCAGAACCACTATACTTCATTCGAGTATTTTCAACACTTGCTAACTGTTGACTTAACCATTCTACAATCATATAAACAGCAAGAATATTGATTTCCTCATGTGTAAGAGCAGTATTAAAATGACCCTAATTATATATTATAGCTACAACATCTTGATTGTTGCTCTACACTCCATTATAAGTAGTTTCATCTATTACTTCAAAAAATTCATAATTCCATAAATTTACTCTTGGAAATTCAAATTTTTCAATAGCAGAAAGTAATAATTGCTATAACATTCTAAAAGTATCTAATTCTGTTAATTCTAAATACATATCATCTGTAATTTTTGAAAGAAAGGAGTCATATACAAGTGAAAATGAAGTTGTATTCATTTATATACCCCCTAATAAAAATTAATCATTTTTAGTAATTGGTTTATATCTACGTCCAGATGGGGCGGCGGATGCTGTATTATCAGAATTTATTGGATTAGTTCTTCGTCTAGAAGATGTATTTTGAATTTTTTCACTCTCTTCTTCTGTTTCACCATCATATTTTGTATTTTGAATTTCAATTGCTTTAGTAACATCAAAACCTAATTTTTCTTTAATAGCTTGACGTTTATTCATATCATTAAGAGGCAGTTTAATTGCCAAATCTTTAATCATATCTTTAATTACATCAGGAGCAAAATCTAAACAATCCAAAAACTGATCCAGTGTGCCAATCGTTAATAACCTCTTTACATCTTCTTCCGAATAATGATATTCAGGTTCTGGTTTTTGATTAAATAAAGCCATAACAACTTCTTCGTCTGTAATTTCAAGATAATCTTTTAAAATAACATCTCCACCTGGAACAAAAGATAATCTTTCTAGTTCTTCAAAACTAATATCTTTATTTTCTTTAGGATAAAAATTTCTATGTATATTCATTTCAGGTATGGTATAACCAACCGTGCCATTAAATTTATTTACAACTTTTATCATTTTATCTTTATTAATCATAATATTTTAAACTCCTTTTATCTCCATTATTATATAAAAAAAATTGGGGAGGAGAATAAAATTTATTCATCCTCCCCAAGTAATTTTTATTTAGTTATTAGGGCTTAACTCCAATAAATTTCTTGAGAGTTGTATTCTGATATACACAAATACCAGGATTAATCATGTAAGTAGCCACACCAAGTTTTTGATAAGTCTGAATTTCTGTAGACCAATCACGATTATCAAAAGATTTAACCTGAGCAGCACCTTCAAAAGCAACCTTTACAGGCTTCTCAGAACCTGTTGGAATAATATAAGCAAGAGAAGGATCAATAACCTTGTCTGCATACGTTGCAGTCTTACCAATATTATCTTCAAAAGATTGAGGAAGAATAATTACGCGATGTCCTTTATAAGTAGCAAAATATCCATTATTCCAAATCTCATCCTTCATAGCATCGGACCAATTGGCGGATGATGCAGGAAGCATAGTAGCGGCAAATTCAAAAGTGCAATAAATTGTACTCTTTCCACCATATGCGTCTGCAATCTGAAGAAGCTTATCCATTTCAGTCTCACTAAAAGTAGTCTGAACAGTCTTCTGAAGATTAGGAACATTATTAATTAATGCTTCAAGTGCTTTTGCAATCTCTTTATAAACAGCTTCATCCATTCCTTCAAGAACAAGGCTGTAATAATCATTCATGGTCATGCGACCATCAAGAAGCTCTTCCCACTCAATACGAGCAGCCCCGCCATAAGCAGCTGTAGGAACTTCAAGTGAATATCCATCAAGCTTAAAGACTTCATATCTACCAGCAAGACCGACTCTTGTAACAAACTGCTTAGCACGTTTCTTAGAAGCCTCACTAATTCTCACCTTATAAACAGGTTTCACACCCTGTGCAAAAGTACGAACATCAGCAAACTGTCCATAAGCCTGCATCACCTTTTGTGGAAGAACTTCGGTAAGACCGACTTCCATTAATGTATAAATAAGATTTTTATTTTCTCTAAAATCTTGAGGAGTAGAACCAAGTTCATTTAACTCCTTAATAAATGTTTTATTCAGAGCTTCCGCAGAAAGCTTTTCGCCGCCAAAAGAATAAGCAACAGAAGGATTTAATGAAGCTTTCGCATTGGCTCTAGCTAACTCAATAAGTTGATCTCTTGTTAATGCCATTTTTTCTTTCCTCCTTATTACTGTACTCTTTGAATCTTAACACCAGGTTGACCATCTGGCATTGTATAAACTTTAACAATTTTCCATGCCATACCGCTTTCAGGCTTACTAGCACTAATTGTTAAAATACCAGAGGCATTTGGAGCAACATAAGCTCCTACCACTAAAGTTGCATCTGTACCAATAGTAACTTCAGCTTCGTTACCAGTGGTATTAGCAGCGCCAATCATATTAGTTGTAAAAATATCACCAATATAAGTTCTAATTAAACGAGGAAACATTTTTCCATCTGTAAAATCTGCTGCCTTATATACAAAATCTTTATGAGATTGTTTTCTTTCATCATAAAGCTTTTCTTCATTATAAACAAGCATAAATTCGCCTTCACCAGCAAAATTTACTTCACCAGCTGCATAATCATATTTTGCAAATTGACCCTGTTCAAGTTGCACCATCGGTGTCTTTGTAGCTGATGCTCCACTTCCTGTTGTAGTAATAGCAGGTAACTGAGCATAAATTTGACCAGTGACAATACCAGAAAGGTGATTAGGCTCAACTTGTCCATAACCTTTTCTCTTAATATCTGCCATTTTTAGCATCCTCCTAAAAATTAAAATTAACCAAGTTTTTCTTGTTCTTTAACAGCTTTCACCCAATCTGGTAGGCTGTTGTTTTCATTATCATTTATTGTATAAGTAACAATTTCTTCTTCCTTGTTATCAGCATTTTCTTTAGAAAAACTGACTTTCTTATCAAAACAAGTTACAGAAAGTTTTGCTTTAATTTCTTCTAAAGTATACTTCTCTTTATTCTGAATAACATCTGCCTTATCATCATCAGAAAGCATATAAAATTCAGCAATAAGAGCATCCTTTTTCTGATTATCAATTTCTCTCTTAAAATTCACAAGTTCTTGATATTGACTTTGAAGTGCGCTATAAGAATTTTTTAAATTATTTAATTCTTCTTCAAGTAATTCATACTTTTTAGCTTTTTCTTTATCATCGTCCTCATCATCACCCTTGTCTTCTTCGGACTCAGATTCAGATTCATTAGAATCATCAGATTCTTCTTCCTCTTTTTTCTCATCCTCTTTTACATAATCAGCAGGAGCAGAAGTATCCTCTATATTTTCATTAACCTCTGAAACTGTTTCAGAAGTTACTTCATCAACCTGAGTAAAATCAGAAACAGGTGTGACAGTTTCTTCTTCAACAGAGACAGTGTTTTCAAGATTATCCATCTGTTGTCCTCCTCCGTTTAGGGCATTCTTTAAATCTTGCATCATACTATAAAGTGTGTGCTTAAAATTATCGTCTAATGTAAATTTTGTACTTACATCTGGAGCCGTTACAGAAGCGCCTTCGAAGCAAGGCTCAACATCGTCTCCTAATATGCAAATTTTTTGAATAATTGCATCATTTATAATAAAGAAGTCCATTCCATTATCATAATTAGTTTCCCAATGTCCTTGTACAGATTCATTTTGAAGTTCCATTGATTGCGGACGACCTTCTTCCACAGGTAAGCTGGATTCTGGGAATTGACCCGTCCAGAGATAACCAGTAGTCATAAGATATTTATGAACTACTGAATTTCCCATTCCATCATGGTCTTCAAAATTTTGAAACCAAACTTTAGCATCTGGTGCCACAAATCCATAAGGAATAGTTTGACATTCGAATTTGACTCCTTCATCATCAATAATTACTTTTTCTCCATGATCTCTAAAATCTTCTTTACTCTATTTATAATAGCCAACAATAGGAGCTCCACGAAGAGTTTTACCAATCTCAGCCGCGACCTATTCGCTAATAAAAGTATGGTTTCTATTGGCTCCTACATAAAGAACTTTAATCTCACATTTTGACATTAAAGGATTTATATCAAGAGGTTGAAGATTTAAAAATTCTGGAGAATCAATTGTCGCAACTGATTGATGCATAAGTAAAAATTCTCCTTTCATCCCTCATATATATAATAAAAATTTAACTTTTTTCTTTAATAACTTTTGTCCAAAAATTTTTTAAAAATTTTTAACTTAATGATTCTTGATTTTGCAATGTTTTAGTAGACTTTTCATCATCAGATTTTTCAGGTCTACCTGCCCCTTCTCCATTATTATTTTTATTACGATTTAATACTTCCGCATTCATTGTACTAGACATCAATGGTGGAATAAATACATTAACCAAATCAAGAATATCATTTTCAAAATATGCTGTAGCTAATACTGCACTTTGAGATTGTCCTAAAGCAATTTGCGGCAACATTTTTGAATACCCTAATTGAGTATGTTCTTTATATTGTTTAGCCAATTCCTTATAATTATAAATTGTAGTAGGAAGAATTTGCGCCCTATAATTTACTTTTTTAGGACTTTTATTATAAGGCATTAATAAAATATTTAAAAATGTTTCAAATTGTTGAATTAAATTCCACATTGAAGCTTCATCATTTAAAATAGACTTCTCAAGAGCAATGTTACCATCTGTATTAAATAACATCTGTGAAACACTTGCTTCATTATAAACAGTGCGTTCAACTTTTTCTAAATCATCTGTAGTTGTTGATGTTTTATTATCTGCCATATCTGCAACTTGTACATCTGCAAAAGTGGTTAAAACATCAATACCAATAGCCTTTGACAACATTTGAACTGCATTATTATGAAGTTGTTGTGCTTCATCTACATCAAATACCAAATCTCCATTTTTATCAATAGGCATTTTCTGAATAATGATTTTTAATAATTGCTGTTGCATCTTGCGACGATCAAGATCTTGAGCTGCATCCAAATCAATAATTGCAGGAATAACCGCAATAAAAGGTGGAAAATCTTCCCCATTTAAATTAAATTTAATAACAGAACCAACTTCAAGTAAATACCAACCAGATTCATCGCCAGGAAATTCAGGTTTTAATTTTCCTTGTTTATATAATTTATATCCTTTTTCAAATTCTGGTGGAAATATTTTTAACATTCTTGCTCTCTGTTCTGTATCCATGAACATATCATTAAAATATTTCATGTTAAATTCAACAGCTGGTTGTCCATTTACAATAAGACGTGATCTACAATATTTTGGTGGCAACTCTTGAACAACAATAGTTCCATTACGAGCAATTAAATAACCATAATAACAGCCATTTCTAATTACTTTTAAAGCAACCTAACCAAAAAATTTTTTTGCCTAAAATTTATCCAAATATGCTAAAACTTTATTAAACCCATCAAGTATTTTATTAGGTTTAATTGAATCAGTATCATAATAAGGAGTTACAAGCCAATCATATCTATACATATATGCCATATAACGACACAACCTTTGATAAATACCACTAATTTTATAAAAATAATTAGATATATCTCTCATTTTATCAAGGTCACCATAATGAATCGCTTTTAAAACTTGTACCTTATCTGCTAATTGTGGATTTATTTTACGAAAATCACCTAATTTAAGAATTGCATCTGAAACAGATTTTACTCCAACTCGAATTTTTGCAAAATCAACAGGTATATAAGAATCATTAGCCTAATTAGGAATTTGGTAATCTTCAGTGCCAATCATGTTGAAGCCTTTCTTTTTTATCTAAGCCATTCGATTAATCAACTTTAGATACCTCTCCTTCTTTAATAGCCCGCCGCATTAAGAATATAATCATAAGTTACTATTGCTTCATCCCAATAAGGAATAATAACTAAATTAATTCCATGATCTCGACAATACTATCTTTTCTTCATATCATTATATTGTTGTTTTCTTAATCCATTATAGCCACCAAATTTTTCTTTAGCTTCATAATGTTGAATACCTTGAAATTCAATAAGAAAATCAATATTATGCTAATCATCAAAAACCGCAAAATCAAATCTTAATGGACGACCCATATTACTTACTAAATCTGGAAAAGAGTATTCTTCTGCGAACTCTAATCCAGACTATTTTAGAATTTCTTCTATTTTTATTTCTCCTCTAGATGCTCGCATATTTTTTCTCCTTCACTATTATTATAAAATTTTCTCTATAACATTAATAAAATTTGACCTTAACTTGGAGTAAAAAATAAAAAATCAGAAATATTACGTTTTCTTTTCTTCTTATTTAATTCTTCTTCATATCTAATATAATAAAGTCCATAAATAAAAGCAGAAAATTTATCTTTCTTGATACTTCTATTACTTTGTTTAAGAATAATATTAACTCCTTCATTTTCTTCTACTAAGTTTAACATTTGTTCTTTTAAAATAGAGGTTAAAATAAAAGGTCTTAAATATTCGTTTCTTTCATCAATGTTCATATTTTGACCTTGTTTAGTAGACATTAATTTAGTTTTTGCTAATCCTTCATCAATTAAAAATCTAATTTTACCACTAAACATTTGAGTTTGTGCATAACTATATGCTTCAGTATTAATAGGGGCATTTGCTTTTATTAAAAATAAAATATCTCGTACTGTATCTGGAGTTATAAATTTTTTATATTCAGGATATTCATCTGTATTATAAACTCCAAAAGGAGCAAGATACTAACCATCTTCTGTATCTTGTGTTTTTACTAAATAATCTATCAATCCTACACCCAAACCATTGGCATCTATTGCAATTCTTCGAGGTCTATATTTTGCATATAAATGTTTTATATGAATACATTGAGTTTCAAAATGTTCTGCATCATAAGTATAAATGTTAACAAGAGTCTTATGAGCTGCCCCTTGAATTTGCGGCGTAACCTTAAAAACACAAATCTCTGTTGTACATCCGACTCGTCCAACGTCTATTCCAAATACATAATAAGCATTTTTTGCTGACCGCCCGCTATATTCATACTATGGTTGTAATAATACTCTATATTTATCAAATTTTTCAGAAGAGAAAAATGCATTTTCTACATCACCAGACCAAATACTACGATACTATCTATTAAATGATTCATCATTGAAAGTACCTTGCAATCTTAATTGCTATACGAAGTCTTCATCTAATAAACCAGAAATAACAGGAGTCTAATAAGTCCCTCCCATAATCATATATTCATTTGGATCAAGAATTGAATTAATCAAAATCTATATCAGTTTATGATACATTTTATTAAATTAAAATCGGACTATTTCTTAATCTAAATATTTCCAGACATATCCATATGCTGTTTGTTGATTGTTTTTATGTTTTAAAGCATTGTCAATATTTACACGACTTTTACCAAAATATTGACCTGCCGCAACAACAGAATTAAAGGTTTGTATTAAATTATTATTTTTATCAAACATACCTACTTTTCTATTATCTGTTATTTTTTTATTTAAAACATTAACTCTATGATTAGAATTTTCTTTTGCAGTAACCCATTCTAAATTATCTACGTTATTATTATGTTTATTTCCATCTTTATGATTAACTTCTTTTTTATTATCAAAGTTTTCTAACCAATATTGAGCAACTAATCTATGAATATACTTGTTCATAAATTTATTTTTATCATCAATCTTTAAGCAAACTTGCAAATAACCATTCATTGTCTCTCTTCCTTTTAATATATAGGAAGTAGTTTTATTTCTAACTAATCCAGTATTAGAAATCTAATAATTACTTGCAAAATCAATTACCTTCCATTTTTCTTCCATTATATTTATCTCCTTTTTAATTATTTTATTCTATAATAGATAAAAAATTCGCTTATAAAGTTAATTGATTTTGTCCAAAAATTTTTAAATTCCATGCGCTTCGGAAAAAGCTCTTCCTCTTTTTCCTACTCTACTCACTTCCATTTTATAAATAAAATGTGTTTTCGATAGTCTCTGAACCTTCTGCATTAAGCAGCTTGGCATAGCGTTACTTTAAAAAAGCTTTCACTATTAGCAATCTTATTAAGATCACACCCTCATTTTGAGGTTCACATGGTTTTACTTCGCCTATCATAACTCCTTTGAGTTTAGCGAAACTGTTTTTCCATCCGGCAGTAGTTATATAAATTTGTGATTTATTAACATTTTCTTCTTTATGACGAGTACCATCAGATAAACGTCTATCAACGTTTGTTGTAGGGATAATAACTTCATTTAAAATATCACCATCAATTAAAACACACTCCTCCATCAAACCACCAGTTCTACGCTGACCTCTTGAAGATTGTCTTGCCGCTAATATATCAATAGTAGAACCATTTTTAAATACATATTTAACATTATCTTTTGATCTAGTCGATACACCACGATCCCAGTTAATTTCATTATTTAAACCAGGTATCAGTTTACATATTTCCTAAATCTTAGCAATCGTGATACTAGCTGCTTGCTCTTTGCCACCCGTGGTTACAAACAAATGTGAATTGGGATATAAAATGCATCTTATCATCAACGCCATCATTGACAAAAAAGACTTCGAATAAGCGCGCGGAAAAGTCGCATACACATAACGATGCCGCATAACAATTCTAAGAAACACTCTTTGATAAAATAAAAAATTAAATGTACTATCTTTTCCTTTTATAAAATCAACAAAAATATCAGGATACTATCTAAAATAAGCAATTAATTTTCTTAATCCAGTAATATCTTTTAATAATCGCTATTCTGATATTCCTTGCTTTTTATATTCTCTGTCAGAAGATAATTTTAATAACTCTTTTAAATTCATTCGTGTTGAACCCTCCTGTTTATATATTCTTCCTAAATTAATTCATCATTTAAATCTTTATCATGAGATTTCATATGATTTAAGGAATTTTTATAATCAGTAAAATCATCATCTTCAAGTTCAACATTTTCCAAACCTTTTGCTCTTGCATCTTTTTTATCTTTTTTCATTTCTTCTGAAATTCGTTTATCTTGTAAATATTTTTCAATTTCTTGAGCCAAAGATTTATCTTCATAAATTAAACTCTTATTATAAGCTTTTAAATCAGCAATAATTTGATCTACAATATCTTGTGGCTCTTTACATTCATAACGTGGAATTTCACCAGTATGAGCCTCAACAAAATCAACAATAGCAGATGCAGAATCAATAGCATCTCCATCTTTATCTTTATTTTGTGCTTCTGTAAATTTTGCGGATTTCATCATAGAATCGTATACACGAGATAATTTTTGATAAGAATCAATGTCGCCGCAATCAATTGCTTCATTCATCTTTAAAGAAGTTTTACAAATCATTTTTAATGTATCTATACGCGCCGCACCTTGAATATCAAAAGAATCCATAAATTCATTATATAATTGTTCAAGAGCAACCCACTGACTAGGCTTATAAAGCCTTCCCCATTTAACTGCAAGATACATTTTATCTTCTTTATCTAAATCCGCGCCAGGATCTATTATATCACTTTCAGACATAAAATTTTGTTCTTGAAAAGGATTTTTTGCTTGCTTTAATGCTTCCTCATAAGATTGCGGTTGACCATTAGTCTAAAATATTTGACCTAAATGCTAACCAGTGATTACATCCCCCCAACGTAGTAACTCTTTATTTTGAGTTTCTGTGCTAACAAGAGTCTGATATTGTGCGGGAGATATTTTTCCCTAACTTAATTTTACTTTAAGTTCAGCTTCATATCGCGCCTTTTCGTCAGCTTCTGCTTTTTCTTTTTTAGCCTTTTCAGCTTCCATTTCTTCTTGAATCTTTTTTGTATCAGCGTATCCATATTTACTCCACTGTTTTAGTTTCATTTTTGCAAGATACTTACCAATAACAGACATTCCATTCATTTTATATGGATCTTTAGCAAAAGCTTTATCTCTTAATACATTCCATTCAGTTGGTATGTAAGGAACATCCATTTTTTCAAGAATCCATTCAAAAGTAGTAGGATCAAAATTATCAATACGAGCTGTCAGACAAGGTTTACAAATTTCACACTTACTGCCATCTTTATATGTATAAAAATTTATTTGACCAATGCGTTTACCGCATCTCTAACATTGACATTTTCCATTCGCGTCTTCTTGTTGTCCTTTTAATTTTTTTGTTGCCATAATATCTCCTTCTTTCTTATTTATATAATATAAAAAAAATTTATATAAATTAAATATTTTTGTCCTTTTAATTTATTTTAATTTTCTTCTTATTTCTGCAACATTTACACATACTATACCAACCGTCTTTTGCAGTTTTATTTTTTGTAAAAAAATAAGGATGAGCAAGCTTAATCTAATGACAACGAGAACATTTTTTCCATTTTCCCTTTTCTTCAAAAGTATAATGCCAAATAATCCATTCTTCTTTTGCTTTCTCAGAAATTATTTTAGGAATTTTTTGTCGCCATACCGCAGATAGATATGTAATAGAATAAGTAATTCCATAATCCTATTTTATTTTTTCTTGAATTTCTTTATTTTGTAAACCATCAATTTTATAAATCATAATATCATATAAAATAGGATAATCATTTTTTAATGCTCTTTCCGAAAGATTATCAAAATCTTCCATTAAATACCACCAATCATTATCAAAATGTCCCCAGCAATCCTCCTTTAATTTAGAGTAATTACATAATAAACAACAAACATGATAAGGATTAAATAAAGATACTAAAGAATTACTTATAGGTTCACCATTCTAATCAATTGTTATATGTTCATCTAAATTAATTTGATTTAAATTTTTAGTTACTTTCATTAAAGTAATTGGCGGTTTATAAATACTTTTTAAAACATATTGGTCTTGCCGCATTTCAATTAACTGTTTAGTTAATAAAAATTTTTGCTTACCCCTTGCCGCATTTTGTCTTATTTCTATTTTTTTAATTTCTTCTCTAAGTTCTTTTAACCCTGGTATTGTTTCTATGTCATTTTCCGTAATCTAAATTTTTGGAACTAATAAAATATTTTTATCACCATCAGTTATAAAATTATATATACCATCTTCACCATTTTCTAATTTTGAAACAAGACCTTCATACGAAATTTCTCTTTTATTTACAGTTACCATTCTATTGTCAGTTAATATTTTCTTTTCTTTTTTATTCTATGGTGTTTCAGTTAAATATTTTGTAAGTTCCTCTAAATAATAAGGAGTTAGTTTCTATACAGGAACAGAATTAATAATTTCATGGACTTTTTTATTTCTTTCTTGAATATCTATAATAGTATAATCTAATTTAGGATAAGGTCTTTTATCATCCTATTTATTAGATATTATAATGTTTTCTTTTTCCATGAAAATATATCCTTTCTACTAATCTCATAATTACATTATACCAAAAAAATTTTTATTTGTCAAATCTAATTCTATAGAACTTTTATTTGATTTTTATAAAAAAATATATTATAATATTATTAAGAATTAAGAAAGGAAAAAAAACATATGATAATTGGCATTACTGGACATCGACCTTAGCGGTTAAAGGGTCAATAGAAGCTAATAAAAGAATGGTCTAAACAACAACTCATTAATTTAAAACCTTCTTTATTATATACTGGAATGGCAGAAGGAACAGATAGAATTATAGCTATTGCCGCAAAAGAATTAAATATACCAATTATTTGTTGCTATCCTTTTCCCAAAAAATATTATTCGCCAATAGAAGAATGGATAATAGAAAATAATCAAATAGTGTATATTTCTCCTGTATATATAAAAAATAGTTATTTTTTAAGAGACCGTTTTATAGTAGACCAATCAGATATTATTTTATGTGTTTGGGATGGAAAAGGTGGCGGAGGGACTTTTTTCACAAGAAATTATGCTTTACAGAAAAATAAAAAAATTATAGATTATAAAGGATTAATGATATGATTAAAGAAAATATAGCAATAGCAAGATATAATATGAGTTTTGATTTTGGATCTTTTAAAAAGGGTCAGAGTTATAAATACAAATATGATAATAATAAAATTCTTGTAACAACAGAAGAAAATAAAGAACAAGATTTTTATTTTTCTGAATTTAATGCTTTATTTTATTTTGAAAAAAAATGAAAGGAGGCGTAGTAACAGGTTAGTGACCGTCATATACCTGCGAAACCGCATTGAAAATATATTTTAATACAGTAAAAAAAGAGTTTAAAATTGATAAGGAAAAAAGAACTATTGTATGTATTTTAACAACTCATGAAGATTTTTCTACTAGATTAAATAAGTATGGATTATTTTTAGGCTGGGAAGATGATTATCATCCATTTAATGACCGCGTTTATAAGGGAATTGCAAAATGCTCTCCTAATGATGAATGGGATGAAACTTATGGTAAACATTTAGCCGAATACCGCGCCGAAAAAATGAGACAAGTAGATATTAATAATCAAATTAAAAATTATATTAATAAAACCGCAAAAAAGTTGGATAATCTTTATGATTATGGTATGTTAAAGGAGCCGCGTAAGCCAAAAGAAAATGAAAGATAAATATGTTAATATAAATGCGGTTTATGATACTTTAATTGAACACTATACTTGGTTTGATACAGCAACCGCAAAAATAATTCTTGAAGAAATATTAGATAAAGTGCCTCCCGCAGATGTGGTTGCGGTTGTCAGATGTAAAAATTGTAAATCATGGGATAAATTTCCTAATTGTGATTTATCTACACAATTTCATGCTTGCCGCAATCATTCTGCAATAATTGCAACAACTGAAAATGATTTTTGTAGTAATGGAGAAGAAGAATGAGATTAATTGATGCGGATGAATTAAAAAAAGCATTAGGTATCACAAGTGAAGATTGTAATAAATGCGGTTGGGGGAGTTATGAATCCTGCGGCCGCGGCTATGATTTTGAAGATGCTTGTGTTGCTATTGATAATGCTGTAACAATAAACGCTGTCCCGGTGGTAAGGTGCAAGGACTGCTTACATAATCGTGCTTGTGAAATCCAATACCATGCACAGGCGGGGGATTTGTTTTTCTGCGGAGCGGCAGAACGGAAGGACGGTGACAATGGGAAGGCTGATTGACGCTGACACGGTCGTGCATTGGCAATCTTATGATGACGAACATGAAACCTTCCTGGATCCGTGGGAAGGAGAAAAGGATGTCTAATATAATTATATTTATTATTTGGATTTTTTGCGGTGTTTCAACTATTATTTGCGGCATACGGGATGAATATCAGGTTTCTATTGTATCTTATTTTGTATGTTGGACAATGTTAATGTTGCAGTTATTTGAAAAGCTTATTTAAAAATTGATTTGGAGAGGGAAATGTAAAAAGAGATGAATTTCGTTTTTTCGATTTAAAAATTAATTTGGAGAGGAGAATATAGTAAATTTCGTTTTTTCGATTTAAAAATTGATTTGGAGATGGAAATGTCGAGACCAAACCATTTTCACAAATTCCAAAAATTTTCTTCCCAAAATATACCCCCCGGTATATTAACTACCTTGATGTTTTCCAGTGAGCCTTGAGTCAACATATAGGCGGGAGGTCCCTAGAAAAAATAAATACCGCGTAATAAACAAAAGATAAGCGCAAGCTTAATCAGCTACAACATAAAGATAATGAATTACAATTAAAACTTGTTTCATTATCTTTTTTTAATATAATAAAAAAATATTTCTTTAATTATAATATCATTTGCATTAGTTCTCGGGCGGCGAGCGATTGCTCAAGCCCGCTGTTCTGTCAAGTAGTAATATTGCACAATTTTTTGCTGGATTTTTTGTGCATTCTGCCGACTTGACAAATCCCGAATTTTATGCTTATTCGTCAAAATGCACAAAAAAATTTTTTATTTTTGTGCATTTTGCCTATTGACAGCTATTGGCGAGTTTGTCAATAGACAAAATGCACAAACTTGAGCTGTGTCTTTTGTGCATTTTGACAATAAATCACAAGAAAATTAAAATGTCAAGAAAAAAATTGCACAAAAAACTCAATAAAAACTTGTGCAATTTGTATGTTGACAAGATGATGAAGATGTGATACAATAGAGACAGAAAGGAAGAGAAAGGAGCGATAAAGAGATGACTGAATACTTAATCATGATAGAGATAAACTATACTAAAACAATCTATAAAAAGACAAACAATCCGAGGCTGGCTCAGCAGTTCGTTAAAAGAATAACAGACAAATGTAACGTAACTAATGTTAGATGGATTAAACTGAGTAAGAGAAATACCGAACACACATTCGAAGAGTGATAGAAATCTTCTATCACTCTATCTATTGACAAAGTAAATATTATTTGTTATAATAGTATTATCAAAAGAAAGGAAGTAATTAAGATGAAGAGAAGAACTATCAGAAAAATTAAAGAATTTTTTACACAGGTATTTGTGGCAATTTTATTCCTTACTATCTTTTGTGTATGCTCATGGTATGAAACACATTACGCTAAGACAGCGATGGTTATTTCAGTCTATAAAAACATTGTTACAGTCAAAGACACATTCGAAGACGAATGGGAGTTCGAGGATGACGAAAGACAGTATCACAAAGGTGATGTTGTTAAACTCACAATGAACTCATTAGGAACAATAGATAATATCTATGATGATAAAATTGAAAATGTAAAAAAAATACTTGACAAATAATAAGTCATCTGCTATACTATAATCAGAAAGAGGAAAGAAACAAACAAAAGAAAGGAAGGAAAAAACAATGAAGGAACTGAAAGCTTACATGACAATCTTCCATGCGGATGGAACGAGAGAAAAGGCGGTTTGGTCACTTAAGGAAGCTAAGAGCAAGCTGAAAGCAAAAGACTTCGAAAAGCTTTGCACAGAAATGGGATTGAACGACAAAAAGATGAGAGGTTATGTTGCTTACTAAAGAGAAGCTGAAAAGCTTCTCTTTTTCTTTTGCTGTGATAGTAGCAAGATTGTTAAAAAAATAACAAACGCCTGCGGTCGGCAGGCTCCGAAAAATTTTACCACACTATGATGCAGTTTGTCAAGACTAAATTTGTGACAATTTTGCACAAAAATCCAATCCTAAAATTGTGTACTTTTTTACTTGACAAATAACTAAGCTTTTGTTATACTATAATCAGAAAGAGACAGGAGGATAAAAAAATGACAGAACTTGAAATGATGGTTATCTCTGGAGCAAGCTTCGAGGACCTTCTCAGAGAAGCAGGAATTACTCCTGAGGAATGGGAAGAGGGTTAAAAACCCTCTTCCAAAATAAAAAAGTTCTTGACAAATTAAAAGCCATCTGATATAATAAATACAGAAAGCAAGAGAGAGAGAGGAAATAAAATGACACAGGATGAAATGATGAAATATGACCAGATGGTAGAATGGAATGTTGCAACCACTGAAGAGCTGAATCTTGCAAGAAATCTGATGGATGGAAGTTGGAATGAAGTTCTGGATGCGGTCTGCTATGTAAGAACTGGATATAGAACATGGGAAAGCTTCATTGAAAATGAGATGGAAGAAGAGGATTGAAAAATCCTCTTTTTTCGTCGCGCCGAGGGCGCACGGGCTCTGCCCGAACCTCAATTACACCATACCTTCGCAGATTTGTCAATAGGCAATTTGTACAAAGATTCTGCTCAAAATTTTCCCAAAATTGTGCAATATTTTTTAAAAAAATAGTTGACAGCCGCCCGCCCATGTGATATACTATATACAGAAAGGAACAAGAGAGGAGAAAAAATGAGAAAAACGAAATTTGAGCCTTTTATGAGTCTTCCTATTAGATTCGTGCTTTTGCTGATTGTGCTGATTCTGGCATGGCACGCATATGGCATTTATAACTATAACCACGGATTTTGCAGAAAATGCGGTCACTTATATGTAACTAACCAGTGGGTTTATAATGGAAATTCCTTTACTGATTATCATTGTAACAACTGTGGAAATCATGGTGTTGTTTTAGATATGTTAAAATAAAGAAAGGATATAAATAAAATGATTACAAAATGGATTGATAATGATACTCTTGAATATGTTATCACATCGACTTATACAGAAGGAAAAAGTTATATTTTTAACAGTTTTTTTGGATGGAGAAAGACAAGAGAAGGTAAAGCAAAATTTGTGTTAAGTAAAAGAGACTGGGAAAAAATTGACGTTATGATAAGATATTATAATAGATTTGTAAAAAAGACTGAATAAGTCTTTTTTATTTTTTCTATTGACAAATAAAATAAAAAATGATATAATATATTTACAAAAGGAAAGGAGAAAAAATCAATGGCACTTGATAAAGCAATAGAACATGGGAAAGAACATAGAAAACCCTATACGGGCGGAAAAGCCATTGATAAGACCTGCAGAAATCATGGCGGATGTCCCTGGTGTGAAGAAAATCGAAAGTATAAAAATATAAAAAGATTAAAAAAAGCACTTGACAAATTGAAAGAGATGGGATATAATTAAGATACAGAAAAGGAAAGGGGAAAACGAAAATGACAGCAACAATCTTCTTCGATATGGACGGAACAATCGCTGACCTCTATGGAGTAGAAAACTGGTTAGATTATCTCATCGCTTCTGATACTCTTCCTTATGCAGTTGCTAAACCGCTTCTGAAGCTTAACTCTCTTGCAAGAGTTCTCAATAGACTCCAGAGAGAAGGATACCGTATCGGTGTTATCTCTTGGCTCTCTAAGAGCGGAACTGAGGAATACAACAACGCTGTTACAGAAGTAAAAAAGAATTGGCTTAAAAAGCATCTGGCAAGCGTTCACTTCGATGAAATCAACATCGTGAAATACGGAACTCCCAAACAGGTGTTCGCCAGAACTGAGAATGACATCCTCTTTGATGATGAGGAAAAGAACCGTAACAACTGGACAGGAAAAGCATTTGATGTAAATGCAATCCTTGAAATTCTCAAGGGGATGTAAAAATCCCCTTGACAAATCTAAAAACATCTGATATAATAAAATCATCAAGAGAGAAAGGAAAATTAAAAAATGAGATTAGTAAATTATGAAGTGATGCGGAAAGACGGTTCTAAGTTCGTTACCACCAGTTACGCTGAAGCAAGAAGCTCCGCTTATTCTCACATTACCCGCACTTTTCTCACTGAGTTTGATGAGGATGCGGAGAAGGATGTCGAGAGGCTGAGAAAGCACAGAGAAAAGGTCTGGGCAAAACTTAGAAATAAATAATTAAAATCCCTTCTGATTTTTAGAAGGGATTTTTAAATTTAAAAATTGAAATTTCCCTCTTGACTTTTTATTTTATTTTTGATATAATTAAATTACAAAAAAGAAAGGAAAAATAAAAAATGAAATATTGGAAAGTTACTTGCTCTAATGGTTTTTGCGGATGTAATGAAGAGTTTTATTTTGAAGAAGAAAATGAAGATAAAGCAAATCTTATAGGACAGGATTTTCTTGAAGATGAGTACAGTTTTTATGACCCCGATGGAAGATTTGTAGATCTTGAAGACGAGGAAGAAGTAGAAGATTATTATGATAATTTAGAATATTGGGTTGATGAAATTTCAAAAGAAGAATATGATGAGGCTACAGCTGATTATCTTTAATCAGCTGTTTTCTGCGGCGCGCCAGCGTTCCTCTGGCGCCGAAATTTCCATTATACCATGCCGCACAGATTTTGTCAAGTGATTTTTACTCGGCAAATTGTACAAATTTTTTCCTAATATTTTGTGCAACATTACCACTTGTATTTTTGATATAATCTGCTATAATTATAATTGTCAAGGGGCGGTGACGACCATCGCAAGAAAACTTGTCGGGAGCCTTGAAACATAGGTACGTATATTACCAACGCACAGGTAGGTAATAGGAGAGGACACCGAAAGAATTTTTTCAAAAACTTTTGAAAACCCCTTGACAAACTTCTAAAAATCTGCTATAATAAAGTTACAGAAGTCAAGAGGATGACAGAGATGAAGTCCTTGAAAGTGAGAAATGTGTATCCGCGGTAAACACAACTTCCACTTCCCCAACAAATAAAAATCTTGAAAAAAACTCTTGACAAACAATTAAATATAGTATATAATAAAAGTACAAAAACAAAAGAAAACCAAAAAAGAAAGGAAGTATGAATTATGACTAAGAGAGAGATGTTCGCAGAAATCCGTAAGGCAGTTATTAACAACGCAGAGATGGTTGCTTTTATTGACCATGAGGTGGAACTCCTCGACAACAAGCGCAGTGCTTCTAAGAAGCCTACCAAGACTCAGATTCAGAATGAGGGCTTCAAGGCTACTCTGATGGCGTACTTCACTGCGGTGGATGCTCCTAAGAGCATCAAGGAGATTCAGGCTGAGGTGCCTGAGATGGCAGAACTCACGAATCAGCGCATTACCCACCTGCTGACCGATTTGGTCAAGGCAGAGGTTGTGGTCAAGGAGTATGTAAAGAAGGTTCCCTACTTCTCCATTGCGGCTTGACCTGTACTCCTTAGTGGGGCGGCTATCTTTGGATAGTCTGCCCCAACTGAAAAAAGTTCTTGACAAATTAAAAAGTACCTGTTATAATTAAGATACAAGGTGAGGGAAGGAAGCAAGGGAAAAGAAGTTCCAAGGCGCAGAGTTGCCGCAGTAAGTCTTCCTGACAAAGTCCCACCACCGCAAGCCGAAGTCCTACTTTGCGGTATATAAATGTGGTGGCAACATGAGGGGAAGCTCTGGAACCCCCAGGCTGGTAGGATGGAGCTAATCATTAAAGAGCCGATAAGGCTCTTTTTTGTTTGTCGGCGCGCGATGGTTCGCCTCGCGCCGAACTTCAATTATAACATACCTCACCCATTTTTGTCAATAGGAAATTTGCACAAATTTTTAATGTTTTTAATCCCAAAATTTATACTTGACAAACAAATATTTATTTGTTATACTATAATTGTTCAAAGGAAAGATGTTCTCAGGTGAGATGACACTCAGAAAGACCTATAATACCGTTCGACTCGGTTCTCTCTTTCATTTTTAGACCTTGGTTGGTAATCGGAACGGGTGTAAAAGTGGTTCGACTCCACGCTAAAAAACTTTGAATTTTTAAAAAAACTTCTTGACAAATCATTATAAAAGTGCTATACTATAATCAAGAAAGGAGAGATAAACATGGATAAAGAAAAACTCATCGCAAGAATTATGAAAGAATGTGAACAGGATGGAGAGCCTGTCACAAGAGAAGAAGCTGAAGAGATGGCGGAAATGGAAATTAAAGCAGGCGGTATCAAGCGTTATGAAACCTCTGATAAACCGCGCAAACCCGCCAAAAAAGAACGTAAGGTTGATGAAAAAAAGAGACATCTTCTCTACTGTTGCAAGGTTCTGTTTGAAGGAATGGGAGCAAAAATCCTCGGAATCAAGACAGAAACCGAACTCACGTTCTTCCTTGATGGCGAGGAATACAGTCTGAAACTTATTAAGCATCGTAAAAAAGATAAATAAAGGGTTGACAAAATCAACCCTTTATGTTATACTTAAATCATCAAAGGAAAGGAAAATAAAAAATGACAGTTGAAGTTACATTCCGAGGCGGAGTTGAGTTAACTATGGAAGTTTCTGATAAATATAAAATTTTAAGCGAAATGATGTATTCAGACAAGCGTTTTACTGACCGTAGTTATGATAATCAGTATTGTGACCTTGTAAATCAGTGTATCGAAGAAATCTATAATAATTACAAAACCAACTTTTCTAAATTTTTAAAAATTCCAGATACTTGTGTTACAGCAATCATTGATAAAAATACAGATGAAGAAATGATGGTTGATGACTGGGATTAAAAAATACTTGACAAATCAAATCTAATCTGATATAATTAAATCATCAAAGAAAAAGGAGAAAATAAGATGCTGGTTGAAGTGTGGTATAAGAATGAGGATGAACTGGTTGAATTAAACGAAGATTTAGTAGAAGAAATGCAGAACAAAATTGATACAGAATATACTGCTACATGGGCTAATTACATTCTTTCTTGCGAATGGGTTGAAGGTCATCTTCGGTTCTATGCTGATGGTCCGTGGGAGTGCTAAAAAATTAAAAATGGGGGTTGACAAATCTCAATCACCATGATATAATTAAATCATCAAAGAGAGAAAGGAAGAAAATAAAATGAAGAAAATTGCTATCGAAGTCCGTTGCCCGTTCTGTGGTCATGTTTCCATTATCGGTGTTAATGAGGAAGATTACATCACCTGGAGTTCTGATGAACTTGCTCAGAACTGCTTCCCCTACCTTGATGCTTCCGAGCGTGAGATTCTCATCTCTGGTCTCTGCCTCAAGTGTCAAGACGAAGTTTTCGGGTCTGATGATGATGAGGACGAAGACTATGAACCTGCGAACATTGATGATGACTGCGGTTTTGACCCCTATCTTGGTTGCTTTACGGATGATTGCTAATCATCCGTTTTTTTTGTCGCCGCGCTGACCATCGGCTCAGCGCGAAATTTCCATTATACCACATCCCGCACATTTTGTCAAGTGAAATCTGCAAAAAAAATTACACAAACATTTATCCCAAAATTAGTGCAAAATGCCATCTTGATTTTTTAAAAAAACTTTGCTATAATGTATTTACAAGGTAAGGAAAAAAGAAAAAAGTAAGGTGGTTAGCAGAGCTTCGCGCCTTCTGGTCATCTGAAAAAAACTTTTAAAAAAGCCTTGACAAACAAAAAAACCTATGATATAATAAAGATACAAAAGAAAGGAAGGAAAATAAAATGACTATCAATGAAATCAAGGAATCTCTTGAATGTCTTTCTGATGATGAGTTAAATTCTTTAATAAATGTAATCCGTGAGCAGAGTAACAAAAGAAAAAATGAACGCGTTAAAATAGCTTTTGAAGATTTTAAAAATGCCGCCCTTAAGCTCGATGAACTGTTAGACATAGATTACAACATTGAGGGAGAAGGTTATACCATGTATGGTATTATTTGCTCCGTTGGAGATGCAATTAAAGAAGAAGGCTATCCTCTTTAAAAAAACTCTTGACAACTTAAATAAAAAATGATATAATAAAGATACAAAAGAAAAGAAAGGAAAAATAAAAATAATGCGATTTAAGAAACAAGCGCCATAGGTCGTGATGTAAGGCGCGATGACATAAATTCTATCGGCGGTGGGGTAATGGCGCCTAATCCCCGAAAATAAAAATAAAAAAGTTCTTGACAAAAACAAAAAAATATAATATAATAAACTTACAGAAAACAAAAAAATAATTTTAAGAAAGAGGTGTATACCATGACGAAGAGAGAGATGTTTACCGCTATCCGTACTGTTGTTGCTGACAATGCTGATATGGTCGCTTTCATCGACCGTGAGATTGAGCTTCTGGACAAGAAGCGGTCTGCAAGTCGCAAGCCGACCAAGACCCAGCTTGATAACGAGAATTTCAAGGCTGACATTCTCGTTGCTCTGGGCGAGGCTGATGAGCCTGTGACCATCAAGGGTCTGATGGAGATTTGCCCCTCCATCGCAGGTCTGACCAATCAGCGTGTAACTCACATGCTGACCGACCTTCGCAAGAATGGCGAGGTCAAGCGCACTTACGTTAAGAAGGTCGCTTACTTCTCCCTCGGCTCTGAGGACGCTGAGGAGTAAGATAAAAGGGTTTGCGGTCATCCCTTAAAACCGCTCCTTTTTGGGGGTGCTGTGGCAAGGATGAGCCACCGCCGAAGCGGCTTGCCGATTATAGCGTAGGATTTGACAAAACCGATTGCGGGTTCGATTCCCGTCACCTCCACTCTACTGACAATATTCGTTCCTCCTTTCTTGGGCATCCCCTTCGGGGGATGCTTTTTTGTCGGGGCGTTTTTGCGCGCAAAAACGCCGAAATTCCATTATACCACACCGCCGCACTTTTTGTCAAGAAAAAATTTGCACAAATTTTAAACAAAAAAAATCCCAAAATTTGTGCAACATTCCGATATTGCAAATCCCTTTCCCATCTGCTATAATTATAATTGTCAAGGGAACAGAGAGAGCAAAAAAAACTTCAAAAAAAAATAAAAAAAACTCTTGACAAACTCTGAAGTATCTGTTATAATAAAGACATAGAAAACAAGAAAAGAGGAAAACTCCAATGGACAAGAGAAGAAGATACTATATGGGTCTGGATACTGAAACATGCAATGGTATTGTCACAAAAGATGACAAGCTTGACTTGTCACAGTCGCTTGTATATGACATCGGATGGGCAATTTGTGACAAGCGTGGTAATGTATACAAAACTCGTTCCTTCGTCCTTTATGAAACTTTCGTAGGGATGAAAGATGTTATGACATCCGCATATTATGCGGAAAAGATTCCTAACTACTGGAATGAGATTCAGTCTGGACAAAGAAAGCTTGTAAGCATCTGGACAGCATGGAAAGCTTTTAAGGATGACTTAAAAGAGTTTGGAATCAAAAATGTATTCGCTCACAATGCGGGATTTGATGTAAGAGCATTGAATAACACTATCAGATATATCAGTGATTCAAAGTTTCGCTTCTTCTTTCCGCGGTCTATTGAAATTTGGGATACGCTGAAAATGAGCAGACAGGTCATTGGTAAACAGAAATCATATATCCGCTTCTGTAACGAAAATGGTTACATGACAAAGCATAAAACTCCTCAGTGCAGACTGACAGCGGAAATTCTTTACAGATATATTTCAGGTATTGAAGATTTCGATGAGTCGCATACAGGTCTGGAAGATGTATTGATTGAAACTGTAATTTTTGCTCACTGTCTGAGACAGCACAAGAAAATGGAAAAGAGACTGTACACTTAAAAATGTACAGTCTCCACCAAAAAACTTCTTGACATTTTAAAAAAAATTTGATATAATTTATATACAAGGTAAGGAAAGTCAAAGAAGTCAACCACAAAAAAACTTTTAAAAAAGTTAAAAAAGTTCTTGACAAAACAAAAGCCTTGTGATATAATAAATATGTAAGATAAAAAAAACAAAACAAACAAAAGAAAGAGGCGCTAAGTATGACTAAGAGAGAGATGTTCACTGCTATCCGTTCCATCGTTGCTGATAACGCTGATATGGTTGCTTTCATTGATAAGGAAATTGCCCTTCTGGATAAGAAGCGCACTTCCGCAAAGAAGCCGACTCAGACTCAGATTGACAATGAAGGCTTCAAGGCTGACATTGTCGCCTTCCTCACCAGTGCGGATGCCCCGAAGTGCATCAAGGAACTGCAGGCGGAAATCCCGTCTATCAGTGGTCTGACCAACCAGCGCATCACGCATCTGCTCACTGACCTTGTGAAGGGTGAAACCCTTGTCAAGGAATACGTGAAGAAGGTTCCTTACTTCTCCATCAAGGCATGACCTTAAAAAAGAGGGGAAGAAAATTTTCTTCCCCTCTTGACAAAAAACAGGGGATGTGATATAATTAAACCATCAAAAGAAAAGAGGTAAAACACATGACTTACAATCTGAACGGAAAAAATATTCGCATCCCCGACTCTGACATTAAGGAATACATGGAATCACTCAGCCTTCCTAAGGATGAAGCAATCAAGGTTTGGCTTGAAGATGAAGGGTATCTTGAAAATGAAATCGTGGAAGAGCTTACTAAAAAGGCAAAGGAAAATAAAATCAACCACGAAGCCAAATCAGACAAGCCCCGAAAAACTGTCAAAAAAGAGCGGAAACCCGATGAAGAAAAGGAAAAACTCATCGAAATTCTCGCAAATTGTCTGAAAACTGAAGGTTTTGAAACGGAAATTACCAACAAAAGCAAGATTATTGAATTTAATGTTGGCGGAAACCACTATAAACTGGATTTAATCAAACAGAGACCGCCGAAAAAGTGAATAGTCTGACAACTTTTCAAATGGTTTTTTGTCAAAAAACATGACAAAAAACCATTTTTTTTGTGCAATTTTACTATTGACAACCCTAAATTTTTATGGTATAATGGGCGGCCCGCGCACAACCAGCGCGGGCCCTAGTTCCAAGTCAATATGTATTCTGCACAAATTTTCAACAGATTTTTGTTTAATTTTCCTTGTTGACATTTTCCCAAAAATATATTATAATTTTTATAGAAAGAAAGAGGGGAAACAATATGAAAGGTAAAAGAAAATTCAGAAACGTAATTGCTAAAATCCTTGAAAACTTCAATGTAAGAGTGGTTTTAGGTGAGGATTTTTCTTATGACCCCGAAACCCGCACAGTTTATTTTACACCTTTTACCTGTTCTGTTGATGAATTTCACAGACAGTGGATTTTAGATATTTTCCATTTTACAGTTACAGAAAAAGAATATTTTCTGTTTTCTCTTCTCCATGAAATTGGACATCACTATACAATGGAGAGTTTAACAGATGAAGAATTAGACTATGAAGCTTTTTGCCGTCAAGCTTTAAAGTTTTCTGAAGAATCTGACAATAGAAAAAATGAAGCTTATTTTTCTCTTCCTTCAGAAATTATCGCTACTCAGTGGGCAATAGATTTCATGAAAGATTATCCGCACTGGTGTAAAAAAATGACCAAAAGAATCTACAAAGCACTAGATAAATTTGGTGATATTAACGGATGGGAAATGTATTGACAAATACTTTCCCATCTGATATAATTAAATCATCAAAAGAAAGGAAGAAAAAAAATGAAAAAGACAGTGCTTCAGTTAAAAGTAGATTTCTTCAAAATGATGATGCAATATGTTATTGATACAAATAATAAACAGCTTTTGGCAGATTGGCTTGACTTTCTTGAAATTTCCAATGAAAATATTTCTGATGAAGAAATTAAAAATATTGTGAAAGTAGACTGGAAATGGGAAGGCATGTGTGAGGCTTTTGGTGAACTTACTGAGGAGGATTAAAAATGTATAAACTTTATTCAAGACTTTCCGACAAAGAAACCATTCTTGAACTTTGGGGCGCATCTACTAAACATCCCGATAGTGTTTTCTTTTTCTCTCAATTTGAATTATCAGACTGGTTTGAAGCTAAAGACCAGATTATCCCTTGGATTTTTGAATGTGCGGGAAAGCTGAATATTCCTCTTCATTCTTACTTTTTAGCAAAATGGGCATGTAATTTTTTTGAAGAAATCTATTGACATTTCATTCTTAATCTGGTATAATTAAATCATCAAAAGAAGAAAGGAAAATAAAAATATGAAAATGTGGGAATCAAGAGCAAAGTACGTTGAGCAGGTTTTTGGCGGTTATGTAGATTGGGAAGAACGGTTCTATGAATGCCCAGAATGCCATGATGCTATTTATGAGTGTGATTGGGATGAAAAATTACTCTCCGCTATGATTTGTCCTATCTGCGGATTTCATGATGAGGAAGGGGAAGAAGATTTTTAAAATCTTCTTCCAAACCTCTTGACAAAATAATAAAACCTGTGGTATAATGGCGGCTGGTGAGTGGCCGCACCAGCCCGTGATTTTTGTCAAGATGTATTTTACACAAATTTCAATCAGAATTTTGTGTAAAATTAACTGTTGACATTTTCCCAAAAATCAGCTATAATTGAGTTACAAAAAGAAAGGGGGAAATAAAATGCAGAAAATCATAAAAATGCTTGGTATCCTTAGTATGAAAATCACTGGTAGGTTTACAGCTTCCTTTTTTTCAATAACTTACTTATTTAGAAAAAAAGAAATCAGAATTCAGCGTGATGATTTTATTACTCTTCTACTCACTTGGGATGAACTTTCTCCCGAGCAGAAAGCAACTTGGAAAAAGATTATGTATCATCATTTTTATGAAAATCCCTATTGACAAATCCTTTTAAATCAGTTATAATTAAGATATGAAAAGAAAGGGGAAATAAAATGGAAGATAAAGTAAAAGCTTGGATTGAAAATGAATATCAATTTCAGTTAAGATATGGTGATAATTGCAGTGCTTCTCATGCTATTGACAGATGCTATGGCGTTATCATGTTTGCCATTAATAACTTTTTTGCTGAATTCAATGATGACCTGGGAAAATGGTGGGATGATGAAATGCTTCCTAAATTCAGAGATTTGGAAGAATATGATTGACAAATAAAGTAAAATCTGATATAATTAAACTATCAAAAGAAAAGGAGATAAACAAATGAAAAGAATCTATTGTCCTGTTAATGGTTGGGATTGCCCTTATTATGATGCTAATGGCTGTTGTATGATGTATCCCGATACAGATCCTATTGATGAGTGCGATGACTTCGCAATGTTCTGGGAAAAAGGTGATGATTATATTGCAGATGATGAAGAGGAGTAAAAATGAAAAATCCTACTAAAGAATGGTTGACAGAAGAAATTAAAAAAGCTCTTGAATGGTCAGTCCTTGATGATATTATTGATTACATGAGTGAGTATAGAGAAGATTTCAGTTATTTAGAAATTGCTGAAATTTTTTCTCAGACCGTTGATAAAATGGCAAAAAAAGTCGCAGAAGAAATGCGAGAAAATGATGAGGCGTGGAATGACTGAAAGAGAAATGTTTTTAAACATGCTTGCCAGAGTTACTGGAGAAGAGGGAGAAAATAATTTTTATCGAACAGAAGGGAATGATATTATAATCTCAAATGATAGTTTAATAGAAACGACTTTTGAGTTTAATGACATGGGTGAATTAGTTTGGTATCGTTAAAAGAGGATGAATAATCCTTTTTTTATTTTTAAAAATCTATTGACAAAACATTGCGGGTTGTGGTATAATAAAGGGTTATAGGCTCTAATTTTTGTCGGGCCGCGGGCCACCGCCCAGGCCCGCTTCACCCATTCGCGTCCTATATGGGCTTTTTTTCCAGAACCTTGGCTTTTTCGAACCCATTCTCCAGATTCCCAAAATTCATCGAGGCGGCAGCGGCACCAGTCTCCTCTTTTATATGGCCGCTGCCGCCCGATCCTTCCGCTTGACAAATTAAAAAATTTATGGTATAATATAAAAAAAACCTATCTTACTGACCGCCTCCACTTGAAAACTTAAAAAATTTTTGTTATAATATATATAGAAAATAACAAAGGAGAAAATCATATGGATTTATATGAGGCACTAAAGACTGGTACTGAACCAGATGAACTAGAACGCAAATTTAAGGAAGAGCTAGCAGCAGCAGTTAAAAAGTTTAATGATGAAGAGGATTTAAATGACATCCGCGAAGAACTCGCTGCGGAGATTATTGATTATCTTGCTCTTGTTCTTGGTGAGGGGTTTGTAAAGTACTTCTCTGTAAAAGACATTGTTGAGACACTTAAATCAATGTAGAAGGATCTTAAGACTAGCTATACCGCTCTTAAGGAACTAAATAAGAATATGAAAGCTTCTGGTTCTCTTTCTATTGACAAGAGTGATGAAGATATTATTAATGCTTTTCTTAAGGGACTAAATTAATAAATTATTAAAATTAAATATAGGATAATAGCCAGGGAGAAATTCCTGGCTTATTAGAGTGCGTAAACGGTCGCTTTATCGAATTACGGTAGCACATAGGTACTGGTCCCGCGCCTAGTACCTTTCATGATTTTCATTAAACCTTACTTGATTTTCATGATTTTCATCAACTTTAATAATATATAATATGATATAATATAATATATAATATACAATAGCAACCAATATATATACATATATTAACATTATATCATAAAAACTCTTTTCTTACTCTCCCCCTTCCCCTTTTATTATATATCCTATCCCTTGTTAAAAATTTGTTCATTTTTCACATATTTTTTAGTAATTTTGTACAAATTTTCAACCATCATCATTCTAACTATCCTCTTCCCACCAATCCCTCAACCATCTTATCCAATATCTAATAATAATCCATAATAAATTAATCCCCCATACAATCCCAGCAATCCAAAAGACAGCTCCCTGCGGTCGCAAAAAACAAATCATCTCTTCCAATTTCTCCACCAATCAATAATTATATAAATAACCAATAGAACACAAACCGCATAAAACATTATCACCCATCTCAACACTTCCCTAACCGCTTCAATAATCATACTCCTTATACTCCCCTTTTATCTCCTCAATAGAATCAATAACATCAAACTCTTTCTTCAGTTCCTCAATATTCTTATATCTCACATAAACGCGGTTACCCACATAGCTAGTCAAATCCAACAATATATCATCTTCCTCAATTATTATATTATCAATAGCATAAGGTAAATTGTTGCGGGTTCCTAATTTATTATTAATATTTTTTGCTTGTAAAAATTGCATGATTTTCTCTCCAAATTTTAAAATGAATTTTCAAAATTTTCATTTCATTTTTTTATAGTTACCTTTTGATGCGGTTATCTACCCTTCCTTATTTTTATCCAACCCCATTTTTCAAATCATTTGTTTAAAATATGTGGGAATTTAATTACCTTTCCCCATCTCCCCATACGCCTGTTCCTTATTTTTAATTACAATTATTTTATTGGCGATTTTCGTTTGATTTTTCATTTCGATTTTCGCCTTGCCCTCTTTCCCCCACATATCGCAAAATCCGTCCGTTTGGTTGGGCGAAGCCCAACCAAATCAACTCTATCTTTATATTTTTCATATGAAAAATATCTAAAATTGTCTAAATTTATTAAATTTTAGATGAACTCTTAACGATTATATAATATATATAATCGTTAAGAGTTTAATTAAAAATTGGCATATTTAGACAATTCTAATAAAAATGCTTAGATTATTTTAATCATTCCACCAAGCAGTTAAATCAATATTACTTCCTTTACAATAACAATAACTACCCGCTCTAGTAATTTTAAAAATATCACTTTCTTGTAATAATTGTATCGCATCTCTTATTTGATAATTAGATAAATCAGTTAATTTTCCAATATCATTATTTGTAAAAGGTTGATGCTAAAAACAAATTTGAACAGCTAACCAAACTTTAATTAATTGAGGAACTTTATCAGTAGTTTTATTATGTTTTCTTACAATTTCGCGACATTGTTTAACCATTTTAGAACCAAGTTTCATTTCTTCTTCAATTTTTTCTCTAATATAAACAATTATATGTTTACCATCCTCATGAAAAGCAATATATTCTTTATTCATTAAACTTAAAAATGCTTCATCTAATGCTTCTAAATTCTTTTTATTTTTCTTAATACTTATATATTTAAGAAATTCCTCTCTAGTACCTCTAAAAACACCCCAAGGCGTCATAACAATTCCAAGAAAGACGGTAAACTAAAAATTTTCAAATTTCAAAATTTTTTTACTAATTTTCACTTTCCTCTCTTCCCCTTCATCATAAATAGTATTGGCTCTTCCATCAGTTATCTAATAAAAAAGATTCCCATTTTCATCTTTTCCTCTAGTTAAAATAATATTATATTTCTTTTTAATAGTTGCGGCAGTTCTATTAAAATTACTTATAATACTACTTTTAGAATAACCAAATCTTCCACTTATATCTTCAACAGTCATATAATTTTTATTTTGTCGCATTTGCAACAACTCCTTTCAAATAATATAAAAATTATTTGAAATCACTTATTTATTCTTGTCCAATGGGTAAAATTTTAAATATTTACCCAACAAACATATAATTTTGCCCAAAAATTTTACCCTTCAATGTAGCGGGGACCACAGGTATAAAAATCCCTTTGACGAATCCCGCCGCCTTTAAAATCAAAAATTACATCATGCGAAAACTTTTCATTTTTAATATCCCCAACCTTATCCATTACCTTTTGAGCTTGAGAAATCCAATTTTGTAGAACTTCTATTGTACTTTTGCAACTTTCAACAGAAAAAAGCTAAATATTATCAGGTAACATTAATACAGAAACCTCTTTAGGCAAAACCGCCGTAATATTTTTAAAAAATTGTTGCACTTCATCTAAACCAATAAACTAATTAGCTTTAAAATAAAATATCAACACATCGCCATATCCGCAATTTATCTTCTATACTCGCTCTATAATTCTTTTATCTTCTTTATTAATCATTATAAATTTCATCCTCAGAATTATCAAAAACCGCAATATCACCATTATTCAATGTTTCATCATTATATACATAACTTCCTAAAACCTCTGCACTCCGCGATTTACTTCTTTCAAGATT